TGCTTTATAGATGACGTGTATAGTGCCACATCGTGGCAACTACTGTACTTCTCCTGCCGTGCATAGGTACGCTCGATGGCGTACGTGCACTTCACATGCCCTCTCCTGTTTGACAGGAGGGGCTAGATGCCCGGTGAGCGTACAGCGAGCGGGCAGTCCTGCGAGAGCAGGCATGCTTTTCCATATGTGTAACAAGCATGCACGACATGTACTGCTCTACTGCTATGGCCAGTCATCGCCAGCACCTTTACGTCTACGCAGAGTGCGGAGAAGTAAAGCAAACTCCCCTATGGACGTCATCTTATGAGCGTTAGGCGAGTAAGTGATGGACAGGCAGACTTAACATGACGAGCAGTCAGCGAGTTCAGGTTACAGGATGCACCTACATATCTATTGAATTATACTGGACAGGTATAATGAGAAAGAGAGGGAGGAGGGGGTTTGCTCGAGGGTTCGTCTGCGGAAACGGGTCAAAATCAGTTAAAATGACATTATATATCAATTTTTAATTACTTTAAGTCCTTCTTGTATCTTTTATAAGCAAAACTGATATAGTTATCGAAGAAAGGTTGTTAAAAACATAGGGTAGCAAAGCATGAAGGATAAGAATGAAAACTTTTCAGACTATATTGATAGTTTGTTACAAAATGATAGTGAGGATGTTGAAGACATCTTGGATATTATCAGAGAAGGCTCTGATAGTGACGAGGAAACTACCGAATTGGAGTATATTCAACCGATGAGGCTTAATCATGGTAGAGGTCTTAAAACTGATTTGGATATACATAATACAGAAACTGATAGCATTATTACTAAGACGGCTCATGAAGAAAGTCCTAAGATTTTTAATCAAGATGAGTTACTCTATAAGGTTGAGGAAATTGGTAGTAAGACATTGGTTGGAGATAAAGGTGATTTAGTTGTTAATTCTTCTGGTCTTACTCTATCTGAATATTTTAAACATAAAAGAGCCAAGAGAGAACGTAACAGTTTAAGTAAGATTGTTAAGTCAGTTAAGGATAATGAGGTAATTGATACTGACAATATCTATCGTAAAGGATATCAAGAGCAATTGGTTAAATTAAAAGGCCTTGGTAAAGAGCAGGTTAGAGAAGGAACTGTTAAAGAGAATACTAGAGATTTTTTAAGAAGATATAACAAGACTGGTGTGTATGAAAAGAATATATTACACTTCCTTGGTATTGATAAAAAAGTTCTTGAAGAGTTGTTAAGCCCTGATAGTAATTTATCTGAAAAAGAAAAGGCTAAGTTATTAAGTGTTGGTTATTATACAGGTAAGAGAAGTGTTAATGAGGATAAAGGAAGAAAGCGTAAGAGTTATATTTCCTTTGGTGATTTAGATGTTCTATACTTTATTGACTTGGTTAAATTGGCTAGTTTAAATAATTTGATGTATGCTACTGGGCGTACTAAAAGTAGTATATACCAGCAGTTGTTAAAGTTACAGAGAATGGGTATAACAAGATGTTTACAAGTGTTCAATTCACCTGGTGTATGGATATTAACTAACCTTGGTAGAGCGTTGATTGGAAGTAATCGCAGAACTGTAAATAGAGAACAGGCAGGGCTTAGCAGTCTTGCAGAACGTATCTATGTAAACCATGTTGTTGCTTGCTTATATAGTGGTTGTTTAAATATTTTAAATCTTCCAGAATACCCCGTATATAATCGTTGTGACCCTGTTTCAGGTGAGATGATTAAGGGTGAATACATTATTCCGGAAATGGATATTATGAGTAGTTATTACTCTAAGATATATGATGTTAAGGGTGGTTTATTTGTTAAAGATAACTATAAAGGTGAAACATCACGCATTATGAGGAATATGTGGGAAACGGCTTGGCGTACTTGGGAAAATAGTGGCAGAAAGGCTGATAGCCCGGAGTTTGAAATTGGTAATGAGTATATGTATCTGTTAATGTATGACGGTATCGGTCAAGAGTATTTACTGCCTGATATTGTGGTTAGACGTGGCAGAAATAAAGATGGTAGTCCTAATTCTATTGCGATTGAAGTCGAGAAATCAATTAAGACAGAAGAGGAATATATACGTAAACTAAGTATGTATAAGACTGATAACATGGTTTATGGTAAAGTAATTTACATAACAAGTGATAAAGCCATTGTTGAGCGTATTAAGAAATGTGCAGAACAGATTAACTTTACAAATTATGATATTGTGCCAATGATTAACAAAGACGGTCTTGTTGATGGAAATGAAAATAAATGGAGAATATAATGTATGCCTTTTAAGAGAAATGAAGAATTATTTAATCTAAAATTAGAATTTAGTGAGTGCCCGTTTTATGATGACGAGTTAGGTAACGATTATTCTTTAAGTGGATGGATTGGTAATTTTAATTTAGATTTAGTGTTAAGTTATGGACTGGTTATTGGTGCTAGTGATACGCATATTATACCTGACCATGATATTGCGTACTCTGTATTAGGGGATATTGTTAAGTGTAAGGATTTCCCCGCGGTTAACGGTGAGATTACTGAAATGCTTGTGGTTAGTATTTTAACTCATGAGAACAGGGGCTACTATGCAAGGGATTTTGAATATGACGGTAGTTATATTATTCAGCGTGGTCCTTTTAAAGGTAGAAGATTTAGAGTGAATATGGGTAGAACGTTCGGTTTTACACAAATGACATTTAGAGCAATTAATGATAAGATTCTTACTCTTGAAGAGGCAGATGTTGACAGTGAGTTAAGAGGCTATTTTGATAACGGTGCTGGTGTTATTCTAGTGTGTGGAGCAACCGGCTCTGGTAAGACAAGCACGTTGGCAGCCATTATTCAGGATATATTAATGACGAGTCGTAAGAAGATTGTTACGATTGAGAAACCGATTGAATATATATTTTCTGATGATGGTTTAGGAACGATTGTTCAGAGAGATGTGCCAAATGATAGTAGAAGTTTTGGTAGTGGCTTAACCAGTTCAATGCGTAGTGCGTTGAATATTATAATGATTGGTGAGGTTCGTAATCGTGATGAAGTTGATGAGTTGTTAAGAGCATCTGAAACAGGACATTTAGCAGTATCAACAATTCATACAGTTAATAATGTGGTTACATTAAATCGTATTAGAAATCTGTATGAAGGTAATGAACAGTTGAGAGTGTTAAGTACTCTAGGTGATAATTTAAGATGTATTATTAATCAGGTACTGGTTAAAAATAAAGAAGGAACCAAGCGTTTTCCTGTTAGGGAAATATTACCGATTACCTATGAGATTAGAAAACTTATTCAAGAAGATAAAATTGGCGAAGTGCGTAAAATGCAAGAAGATAATCAAGAAACAATGGAGCATAAACTAATTGCTTTATATCGTAATGACTTGATAACCTACGAAGAGGCTCGTAGTCATGCCCCAGACCAATCTTATTTTGATTATCTGTTGAATAAAGGAACTAGATGATTTTTGTCTAGTTTTTTATTTTTTTATTAACTTATATGACCGGTGTTCTGGTGTGGAGATATTCTTGTATAATATAAATATAGGGGTAAAACTGATATATTGTGCGTAAATAGAAAATATTTATGGGTAGTATAGATTACCCTAATTACAGAAAGGAAAGATTATGAATTTTAAAAATTTAAGTAAAAAGATTACGGCTTTTGCACTATCTGCATTTACAGTATTAACCCTTGCAGGTGGTGTATTACAGTCAGTATCAGCGAACGGTGGTTCAGGCTCAGGTGGTTCTGGTGGTGGCCAAGTAACGGGCGACAATCCAGGCTACACAGTATGGTTTGACCAGTGGGGTGCTGATGGAGAACCTGCTCAAGGTTGGGGCGAAGCGTCTATGAACAACATGCAGGCTCGTATTGAAGGCATGCTTGGTAAGACAATGAATCCTAATGCTTATGGTGGAACACGCCCGTATTTAGAGATTTATCAACAGGCTGCACGTGAAGCACTTGCAGATGCACAAGCCCGTTCCGCTACAGGCCGTGCAAGAATTGTCGGCGTCACAAGTATTTATTGGGACGGTGGCGACAATATGCAGGCCGCTTATGACTCAAAAGCAAATGTTATGCGTCTTGCAGGAACACGTCCTGGTACAGTAGATGAACTACCTGATAACACAGGTTGGTCTACTACTTATAACAATGGTGATGGTGCTAACGGTACTAACTGGAGAGATTGGTTAGAGCAGTATGGTGTTGCCAAGGCAGCAGATACTAACCTAACTATGATTGTATGGGCAGTTGCTGAAGGTGAGCCAACTATTCCTAATATTGATTTAAGTGTTAAGAAGGTTAGTACATTACCTGACGTTGTAAAGGGAAATGAGTGCTATGCACAGGATTTGAGTGGCGCTGAATATGGGGTTCACCGCAAGGCTGACCTATCAGATACACCTTTATATACATTGGTGACTGATGCAACTGGTAACGTTAAGGCTCCAGAACAGATTCCATTTGATTCTGCTAATCCTTATTTATATGTAAAAGAAACTAAGGCTCCTAAGGGTTATAAGTTAGACCCTGAGGTACATGTTGTTTCTCCTTATAAGAAAGATAGTTGGTTAGTCACTTCTTATGAAGAACCTATGAATGACCCTGTTGCTATTAAATTAACTAAGATTTCAGAAGATTTGGTTGAAAACCCTGCATCACTTGAGGGTGCTGAATTTACAGTTAAGTTCTACGCAGGTCAGTACACTAAGGAGACTCTTCCTGAGACACCTACTCGTACTTGGGTTATCAAGACAGTTAAGAATGCTAGTGGTAAGTACATTACTGGTTTACGTGATGAGTGGAAAGTATCAGGAGATGACTTCTATTTGACACAAGCAGGATTCCCTACTTTACCTTTAGGTACAGTTACAGTTGAGGAAACTAAGGCTCCTAAGGGTTATACTTTAAAGAACAAGACTTTAAACACAACAGATGGAACAGAGATTTCTGACGGCGTTGCTCTATTTAACATTTCAGAAAACTTCGAGCATATACCAGGTGTTGTTGGTGGTAATGAGTATACAATTAGTGAAGGCGTTAAGCGTAGTGGTTTTGAAATCAAGAAGATTGACGAAGAGACTAACGAACCTATCGGCGTTGCTGAATTTAAGATTTTAAATACTAACGACTTCGATGTTAAGTATATTCATAAGGATGGTACTTCTGAAATTATCAAGGCAGGCGAAGAATCTGCGGAAACTATTGTTACAGATAGTTTAGGTCAGTACACTTCTGCTGTGGATGCTTTACAGTCAGGTAAGTATAAGTTGGTTGAGGTTAAGGCTCCAGAAGGATACTTGATTAACCAGTATACAGATTTTGAGATTTCAGATGAAACAGAAATCAACACTATTGGTGCGACAATCACAGTTAATGAAGTGAAGATGCATACAAAGGCAGTTGAGAAAGAAACTCAAAAGAATGTTCTTGATGGTAGTAAGACAGAACAAACAATCGTTGATACTGTTAAGTACAAGCACTTAGTAGTTGGTAAAGAATACACAGTGACTGGTGAACTGGCAATTAAACCAATCGGTAAGACTGTTGAAGAACTAATTGCAACTCCTTCAGAATTGTTTGAACGTGTAAAGAATGATAATGGAGATGTAATTACCTCAAGCGTTGCATTTACACCAACAACTCCAGACGGAGAAGTTCAGGTAGAATTTAAGATTAACCCATCTAAGTATGCAGGTCAAAAGATTGTTGCATTTGAAAAGATGGAACAAGGTGACTTATTAGTAGGACACCATGCAAAAATCTTAGATACTGAACAGACTGTAACAGTTAGTATGGACTTAGAAGTGTCTATTGTAAAGGCTGATAAAGACAATACAAATAAGGTACTTAAGGGTGCAGAAATTACAGTGTTTAACGCAGATGGTACAGTTGCTAAGGATAAGAATGGTAAGGATGCTGTTGGAATCACTGATGAAAACGGTAAGGTTACTTTCAAACTCGCATATGACCAAGATAATGAAATGTATGTAATGGAAACTAAGGCTCCTGAAGGATATACATTATCTACTGAAAAATATCCAGTTAAGAGAACAGGCAATGACAAGTTAGGTGTAGACCAGATTTATATTACAGTTCTTGATGACAAAGTTCCGCCTACTGGTATTCAGTCTAATATGTTAGTGTATGCCGGCGTATTGATTGTCGCAGGTATTGCATTAAGTGTTGTATTACTTAAAAAGAACAAAAACAAGTAACAAATGTTAAAGGGATAGAGTAAAATCTATCCTTTTTTATTTATTTTTTTAAAATAGTAAAAATTTCAATAAAAACACTTGACTTTTATTTTTTATGTAGTATAATGAATATGTAAATAAAATACGGAGGGCATATTGCTATGTTAAAAAATATTTTAAACCATAAGAAAAAGTTAATCGTTGTAGTATTATTACTTGTACTAGTCGGTGTATTTGCATACGTTTTATCAAATAAGAAGTCTGCTGTTAAGACAACTACTGAAAAGACTTCTGAGGTTTCCACTAAGGAAGACAAGAAGAATGAAGTAAAAAACGATAAAAATACCGATAAAAAGAACGAAACTAAGACTTCTGATAAGAAGGAAGATGTAAAGGCTGATGACAAGAAGGCTGAAACTAAGACAGAAGAAATACCTACATCTACTGAAAACACAACTTCTGTTGCTCCTAAGAATGATACTCCTACAAATAGTCAGTCTACTACAGCAACAAATCCGGCACCTACTCCATGTGTTCCTACATATACAACAGTTACTCACCCAGCAGTAGGTCATTACGAACAGCGTGAAATTATGCCCGCATACAACAAACCTATCTATGCAGAAAAGTTGGTAGGGGGTAAGACTGGTCGAGTGTATAATACATTAGATGAGTTTTATAACCAGGATGAAGACACAAATTATGCCGTACAGCGAGTACAGGTAGATACTGAATATGTTCCCGCTGAATATGATAACGTATGGGTAGAGGACCAGCCAGCATATACAACAACTGAAGCGTCTGGTTGCTAATAACCAAAAAGAAAAGAACTAGATTAGTTTCTAGTTCTTATTTTTTTATTTTTTAACACAATAATGGAAATACCTACGACTGTGATAGTAACTAATATACCGGCAACTGTTAATAGTTGTTGGTTTTTCTTTTCTGCTTCTGCTCTCGTCTGTTCTTCTTGAGCCGTCTTTTCTGCTTGTTGCTCTTCCCATTGCTTGTCTTTTTCGACTTGCTCTGTGATTGTGTTCTTTAACAAATTCTTCATATCTTCTTCTGTTTCGATGTTATTAAATGTAATTCCCTTTTCTGCATGGCCAGGCACGATGAATGGAATATATAGGTTACTTGTTCCTTCAGGAATCTTATCTGCCAACTCTTTTGAGTGTAACAATTCTTGTGAGTTTTTAACAACTGCTTTTACATAATCGTCTTTTTTGCTTGCGATTTGGTTATATAAATCTTCATTTGTTCCGTCGATTGATAAGTATTTGGACTTGAATGTATCTTCTGTAAAGTTCTTTCTGTCAATAGTTGTATCTAAGTAGTTAAGCATTTTATTCATAAATGCTACGCCGTGTGCAGGGTCAACCTCATTAATTGCTAATTGATAACCTGCATATTGTGCAGAGTACGATTCTTCGGATTGACCGATAAACGCTGTGGGTGTGTAACGAACGACTTTGCCCTCTGTTAATGTGTCTGTGTATGAGTCTGTCAATTCTGTGTCGATGTATTGACATGAACCACATGCTCCGTCGTAGTACCAGTCAATAACCATTTTCCCGTTTACTTCTTCATCTGAAATGATTTGTTGGGTATCTGTTGATACGTAGAATGATGTTTTTAGTGTAGGCTCTTCTACAGGTGCCTCTTTGACTGATGGCTTAGAGCAACCGACTAAACAGGCAGCAATAGCCACTGTTGTAAATAATTTCTTCATTTTTTAAAATTATACCTTTCTTATTTGTGCTAATGATTATATCAGATTTGTCTTGCTTTTGCAAGTGTCTTATGATAATATAATTCCTACGGGGTGATTAAAATGAAAATTGTATATATAAATGAAGTTGAAAAAGAATTGGCGGAGATTTTGAAGGAAATTGAAAAATCTGTTACAAATTTTGACGTATTAGAGGATTTGGGAAAATGATTTTACACCACAGTCCGTGCGACTTTTTAGACCTGTTTTAGACCTAAAACCAACGGGCTGATACATTATTCAAATTTAAGTAAAAACACGCTTAAAACCGTTCTCCGGTAATGTCATAAACCACAAAAAGAAGAGGCTATTTATCAGCCTCTTTTTCTGGTTCAGGAGTAGTCTTTGTTTCAGACTCTTCTTTCTCTGGTTTTGTAAATGTGAAATTCTTTTCAATATCAACCATCCTCTTGGTGTCGATATTGTTAACCTGTTTATCTGTAATTGAGATTGAGTCCTGCATATAGGTCTTATACTTCTTGACCTCTTCTGTTTTACTCTTTACAAATTTCTCTCTTTCATTTACATCTTCAATCGTCTTAGCGTGTTGATTGATGTTTGTTTCAGCCTCTGCTACACGTTGATTGATAAAGTTTCTCTTACCGGCAAATGTTCCGAACTTTCTGACATTCTCATCAACAGATGTGAGCATTTCCTTACGCTTTTGAATGTCTTGTGTCTTCTCTCTGACTTCCTCAGGAGACATCTTCTCGACTTCGTTACGTAGATTATTTACAAGGTTCTGTGTTCCTGTAGAGTCGCCACCTTGATTTTCTATACGTTGTGCTTCTGTTTGCAGGTCGTTTAATACGTATTGTTTGTTCTCGTTGTCTCCGTAGGCGTTGGCATTCATCTGTGTGTTTTGGTTCATATTATTTAAGAACTGACGGTTTTCAGCGTTTCTATTAGCCTCTGCCGTTGCTCTATTCGCCTTGTCGATTGTTGCTTTCGCCTCGTTATTTAGTCGTCTAGCCGTTCTGACACCAGATGCGATTAAACCACTGCCTCGGCTAGCCTGCATTGTTAAGCCTTCAACAGCACCATGCATAAAGCCTTGACCTGTAACTTGACCTGCAATACCACCTGCAAGAGTCGCTGTTCCGTAGTCTTTTGCTTTGTTTGCAATCTTGTCTAAACGTTCTCCTAAGGCGTTGCTTAATTGAGTACCACCTAAGTCAACCTTACCAAGTAGTTCTACAACATCTTTTCTATAACTTAAGAATACTAATGCTAATACCATTGAAACGACAAGGAGCATTGTACCATTTAAGTTCGCAAATACTGAACCATAAATATTAACCATTACAACTAGCAGGATGCCTACTGCAAAGTATTTCATCATTGCTGATAAGAAACCTTGTAACCATCCTAAGAAAATCTTTTTACCTTTGCCAGGATGAATACTAAACAAGATAAATACTGGTGCAAGAATAATCGTAATCATCGAAATGAATTTGAATGCTAAACCACTTAACGCAATTGGTAAGAATATGGCTGCCGTAATAATAGATGAGAGAACAGCAAATAGGCCAATTACATCTCTACCATTACCAACCATAGCATTCCACATGTCTTCGTTTTTAGCAAGTGTTGCCATAACATATGACTGACCTGTAACGATACGAGAGTCTTTTGATTCATAGGTCTGTGTTAAGGCGTTTGTTTCACCGAAGTTTCCAATAGTTGCGTTTGCTAAATATGCGGCCGCAATGTTACAAACTTTTGCTTTACCGTTACCGTCTGTAAATGCGACTGTTTTTTGTTGCACATTTTGTTGTATCATATCCTCTGCGGATGTCGTTGCATACATATTTACGCAATAATCTTCTGGATTACCAGCAAGGTTTTCTTTTGGTATAACTGTATATCCTTCAGGTGCATTCATTGTATAAAGTTCATTGAAGGTTCTACCGAACTGTTGCTCTGCCCATCTATCAATCGCTATGCTCTTGACGATACTACATGTTAAACTACTGATACCCATCTGGTTTAAGTCGTTAGGGTCTGTTGTGTTGCCATATGACGTACAGAACTGGTCTAACTTTTGTTCTTGGATTTGAGGTCCACTATCTAAACAACTACCACCAGTTAGTGTATTGAAGATACAGGTTGAAATAATGTTTACACCTGTCTGTGGTATCTTTGCAATCTTAATTGGTGCAACCATGATGATGACGCCAACGATGAATGAGCCGATTGCCCATAGAAGTCCACCGAGACCTTTACGGAGTTCGCCTTTCCATAATGCAGTATATAGCAACCAGAATGCGGTACAGATAAACGCAACTACTGTGAGTGGCATAAATACACCACGTGTTAGTTGTCCTATAATACCACCGTTACCATTCTCTTCACCAGCACTGATTTTGAGTAGGTCAATATAGCAGTTTTTACCAGAGCCGTCACAAATTAATGTGTTATCAAAGAAAATTTGGACCACGCTGGCAGTCATTTTTGCAAAAAACTTTGTAATTCCTAAGAATGTTGATTGCAGGCCTGTCATAAAACCACCTGTTACACATGCTAGGCTTTGACCTGTCTGCTTTACTCTGTCAATCGCTTCTTGATTAGGAGTTGGCTCTGCCTGTAATATGTCAATAACAGTAGTTCGGTTCGCTCTTAACCAGTCGTTGTCGTCTCTATCACCATTTACAACGGAATAGTTTACTGATTGTTCAAATAACTCCACACCTGTATACTTTCTATTTGTGACACTCTTCAAAGGATTATGAGCCTCTTGCAGGGTAAGGACATTAGGTGTTCTTGTCTTAGCCATGTTTGCAGAGCCTGTGCTACTACATAGGTTGGCCCATGCAAGTCCTTGCACTGATGATAAAGAAATTATACACATGATAACTGCTATCAGAGAGAATACTATTGCTTTTATTCTTTTTAGCATGGATTACCCCCTTTCTATCGTTGGTACTTGCTTAACTCATTTTGTAAATAATCTATTTGTTTTTGTAGTTGCTTGATGTCTGCCATATATCTAGCACAATTAGGACACTCATTCACTACAGGTGGTTGTCCCCAACCATTTTCGCATACATCAAGAATTGAAATATAAAATCTCTTTCTGGCGTCAACCGACATGTGGTTGTCATTGGTTGTTGGTTGATAGTCGAATAAAATAAATCTAATAAAATCAGCGACCGATATGGACAGGCGGGCCGCACGCCATCTTACGATGTTTGCTTCATTAAATGTAATATTACCAGTGAGTTTATATATACGCTTTTCCTGTTTGGTTGATTTTAGCAGAGAAAGTCTTGATTCTACTTCTGCCAACTCTTTCTTTAATTCTTCAACCTCACTGGCATTGTCAGATAATATATCATCTAACTGGTCTATACTGTTGATGAGTTTTAAGCGTTGTTTATTTAACGATTTAGATTCAGTGTCGCTGTTGTTTAGGTTTTTGAGGCCCTCTTCTGCGTATTCTCTCCATTGTTGAATGTCCAGCGTTAGAACTATTTTTCTACGGATATAACTTGAAATGCTAGGTAGTTTACCAAGTTCTTGAATACGCTCTCTATCACTGATAAGACGTTCTTTTTCATTTTCTGATAATGTAATTGAAACTTGCTGGTCAAGTGCTAATTTCTTCGGCTCTAACGGCTTAAATTTTGGTTGATTGTTAAAGAGTTTGATTAATCCTTGTTGACCTATACCAGCCAAAATGTTTTGTTTGTTTTCCAGTTTTAAAGCGTCAATATCTTCTTGTGTTATTGTTTTCATTTATCTCACCTACACCTTACATGTCTTTAATGCCTTTGCCAAGGCGTCCTTATCTGCCTGTGTTAAATTCATTTTATATTTATTCACAATCTCTAAGTAAATCTTAGCATAGTCACAGTGAGCCTCTTGTTTTTCTGGCATCCATTCGCTAGGAGTTTTTGCACCTTTTGCTCTATTTTGTTTAGCACTTGTAACAACTAATACATACTGTAAATCGTTGGCAAAAATTTCTTTCTGCTCTGCTGACCATGACTGTGCACCCATCTTAGCGGCTGCATTTAATGGAACTGTGTGGTCTACATCTAAGTCGCCTGGTTTTGTAAATGTCTCGCCTGAATAAGGGTCAACCCATACACCTGATTTGATATAGCACGCTTTGTTGATGTCTGTTGTTTCTTTTTTATTCTTATCTAAAAGTACAACATCTTTACCTTGATTATACAATGCTTGCTCTCTTGTGTTCCAACATGTATTGCCATTCTGTGCGGACCAATGCTTCCAGTCTTTTCTGTTGTATTTAACATCATCATACTTATCCACTGTTTGGATTGATTCCAATAGGCGTTCCGCAGATTCTTTTGTCATTTTAGTAGCAGACATCGTTTGGAGGCTAGACTCGTATGTAGAGGTTACTCCAATGCCTAACTCCGTGTTAATATCGTTTGCCGTTGTATTCTGAACTGTAATATGTGTTCCATACTCATTGTTAATAGAGTCTGCATCTTCTTGTGTTTCTGCATAACTACCAACCTTTAAACCGATATCGCATTTAATCTTACCCTCGTTAAGTGACTGGTTAACACATCTGCTTATTTCTGCTCCCTTTAGTCTACCATAATGTATAAAGTCGCTTGCGTTTTGAATGTTATTTAACTGAATGAAACCTAAGAGAAAACCACAGATTATGACGAGACCTACTACTGTTGAGATTAATTTTTTAATTGTTTTCATTATAGTTTTTCGACCTTTCCGTTTATTGAAGGTATTGGGTCTCCTACATCACCGATACCTATATTGAAACCAGATAATCCTAATAGTGCTAGATTGGTTGTCTGGCTGAAATCATTTACTTTTAACTTGCCACCCGGAAACTCCTCTAATAGCAGGTCTAACTGGTCACCGTTTGTCCAGCGTAATGTAAATTCGTTGTTAGAATATTCTAATTTGATAAAAGCGATAAACTCTTTTAACTGTTCAGGAGTCTGTGCCTCAACTGTTAATCTATAAGAACCGATTAACCATGGTAAATTATCTTCTTCTAGGTCATGCTCTACCATCTGACGTTCTTGCTCCTTCTTAACAATGGCAGTAGAAACCCTTTGTTTAGATGAACTAAGGTTCTCAACTTCGTCTTTTAAGTTCTTCTCACTCTTCTCTAGCCTCTGCTTCATTTTTAATGTAGGTATTAATTGAAATCTAGCGTTGGCTGTAAATGGTAAGATTACATCACGATTGTAAAATGGTGGCATTGCTGATGGGAATACCAACTCTTTCGGAAACTTACTAAAACTTAAAGTTGCCCTGTAGCCCGTAAAATCGACACCGCTGTGGTTTTGTGTGATTTTAATATATCGTGGTGTTTCTTCGATTTCTGCTCCTGTTTCATACACTATGTCATAATAACCCAGTCTATTTTGGTAGTCTGTTTCTAGGTATGGTGTAGGCATTGATGGATATAATCTTCGTTTAATTGCTAATAACAGTTCTTCCGATGATGGTCTTTTGGCTGCCAATATACCACCAGTTAGTTGCGAGTGTGTTGCCTCTTCAATCTGCTTGATTGTACCAACCTCTTGTGCAGAAATCTCAATCTCTTTAAAGAATAGAGCCTTTTTAATCGCATTATAGATTGATGTTAATAAATCCTTAAAACCAAACTCTAACGGGTTCTTAATAGCATCTTCCATTGAAAGTCGATTTGTGAGTTTGACACCAAGTAGGATTTTGCGTTGAAAGTAACCTTCGCTCTCTAATTCTGCAACCTGCTTACTAATATAGTCTTGGAATCTACGTCTTGCCGTACCATCTTGATTAATGTTGTAAAATGTATTGATGATATTATTGCCCCATGGCTCTGGGTTAATCTCTTGATTTGAAATTAATAGATGACAGTCAACAGGTTTGTTACCACTTTTCGCTAGTTCACCTAAGGAAGAAATGGTCTGTGTGAAAAAATCACTTCTACCTTGTAAATCTAAAAACAGGTAAGGGTGTTCTGCGATAATGTAGTATGCCCATGTTTCGTCTTTAGTTACAACGATATTGTCAATGATTCCTACAGCAGGAATCTCAAAGTCTTTTTTATTTTTCATGCCTATACTCCTTTTATCTATTTATATATCAAAAAAACTAACTTACCTGTAGTAAGTTAGTTGTATCTGTAATCAAACGAGTTTTCTTTCCATCGTGGTTGCATGCCATTTTTCAATGTAAAATGTGTTGGTTGCAACAAACCATGTTCAGTTCTAATAGAATGCGTACTTTCCATATTAAATAAGTTTAAATTAATCTTTGTGAAAAAGTGACTTTCTAATGTTGGTTGATGAATAACGTCTGTGTATGTAATATACAAATCTGTAACATATTGGTACGCACATCTAAACAAATCTCTTCCACCTAAAATATAAATTGGTCGATAGTCATTCATCTTTCGTTTTAAGCATTGTGGCATATCGTGCTTATCAACAATCTTCACTTCACTCGCTTTTGATAAATCAATTTTATCCAAATTGTGATGTCTATATTCTTTATCAATAAGAACGATAGCATCTTTTGTTAATTGCTCAATCAGTGTTATTTGTGCTTTTGGTAAAAAATATTCTTGTGTTTCACCCATCATATAAATATCGTCAACAAGAACAATCATACCAACCTTGTACTGATTGACTTTGTTGTATTTGCCAATACCTTTTTGAATTGCCTTTTCAACACGCTCTTTTTGTTTTTTATCTGAATAGTGTACTAAACCATTATTGCTCGTTTGTAATAACCACAGGAAGTGGAATATCTGTTGTTGAACTTCAAAATCGTAAGTATTTCTAATTTCCAAAATTCTGTTTGGTGAAGCAACCGTTATGTCGCTCCATGTTTTGTAAACTTCCACATTTCCGTCAAACTCATAAAATGTGTCGTCACCGCTAAAAATATACGGTCTATTTTTCCAATCTTTTCTCATTATCTTTAAACCTTGTCCTCTATGTGTCCAGTCACCTTAACTTCTGAAATATCCATTGTGATATTCTGAATCTTTAAATCTTCATTAAGGTAGTGTTTTAAATCATTTACTTGTTGTTTGTTCAAGTGCATTGTGAGCATGTATCGTGTACCGTTCACATAGTCACCTTCAAAAATCGTAAATGAAATATTTTTAACAGTTAGATAGTCTATTATCTTCTCTGTTTCTGCTTTCTTTTCGTATAAATGTGCTAGATAAACTGTCTTGCTGATTTTAGACATAATAGTATCTGTAAGCGTGATAGAGAGGCCCTTACCACACACAAACGCTAGGACAGCATATATTGTATTGTCAGATGTGATTGACTTTAATAAGAAAGCGTATATCAAAGCGTCTATACATGTAATAATATACTGTGTTGTTTTGTTGCCCTTAATCAGTAAGATATTTTTAACGTTACCCATTGTAGACGATAAAAGTGTAAGAGAAAACAATAGTATATAATTAACCATTATTCTCTCCCATTAATTTATCTACGATTGCTTTATATGCCTCTGCAAAAGATTTATCATCTAACACATCATACAGTCTTCCTTCTTCATAAGGTGTTAAGATTACATCTGAACGTAATGGAATAATACCTGCGATAGACTCTTCTTTGTATGCCTTCTCCATAAGCATGGCACTCTTATCTGAAATACTGTATACACGATTGACAATTACAAGTGGTCTACCGTTATACTTCGACAACTCTTGTGAGATTAGTCCGGCACATATAGCAAGGCTTGTTGTTGTTGGTTCTGTTACCACAACAAAGTCATCAGCCATAGGGTATGTCACCTGCTCTGTAATATCACTAACGTTACCTGCGTTTGTGTCAATTAATACAATGTCATAGTTATTGCTTAGGACAACCAAAATATCTTTATATAACTTCGGTGTCAGGTAATCAATGTTCTTGGCGCTCTTAGGTGCAAACAAGAAATCAATCCCTGTTGATGGAGAATGCCAGATGGTATCTAATACAGCACGCTCTGTTACATTATCTTCCTCAAGAATATTAAGTACGGTCTTTGCATCTCTAGGAGCATTATTCAAGAAATACTGTTGTCCCCCTGTAATGTCTAAATCAACAATACATACCTTTTTGTCAGGATAAAATTTTCTGAAACTTGAGGCAATTAGTAGCGTGTTTGTTGACTTCCCTACACCACCCTTTGATGATGTAATCGTAATAATCTTCGCATTGCCTCTTTCCTGTACTTCTTCTGTGTTGGTATTTACGGTGTCGCCCTCTGGATAGTACTCCGTGTCGGTATCTGCCTCTTCTTCATCATTGATAGTGTTAAAGTTTTCAATAGCGTTATAGATATTCTCTTTTACACCATCATCAACCATACTATTGTTTGCAAAATCACGCAATGATGCCTCAATATCATCAATCATGCTTTGTCCATAATCAACAAAATAGAAAGGCATACCAACAGTACTGTTCAACTTCTGACGGTCCTTGATTCTATACTTCATTTCATCTTTGTAGTCTCTGTCTTCGCCAATCAATAAGATATTCATAACCGCCGCATCACTAATTCTTGCGATAAAATCTACAAAATCGTCTTGTTCTGTATGAAATAATGAAGATGAAACAACAATACAGCATGTGTCTATATCGAAGGTGTCATTATTAATATCTTCGTCTACTTGTTTTATACTTGTATATGGTTTTTGAAAGTCTAGTAGGTCTGGGCTATACTGACTAAAAACATTATACAACTCTGCTTGTCCTACAAAAATCATTTTTGACTTACTCATATATTTGCTACTCCTTTACACTTATATTATACACCAAACAGGTTATGAAGGAAGAAACAGGCTAGTGTATTTCACCTGTTTCTTTGCTCTGTATATACTATATATCAATTAATTTGTACTAACGAGTTCTGGAGTTGTCTTAAAGATTTCTGTCCACTCTTCATCTGCTCGAATTTGAATTACTCCATGTCTGCCGAGAACATCACACATTAAACACTCGCCGGTTGATAGTGTATTGATGATACCAGCCCATTGCTGATACTCTCTAATACCCATCTTTTGACATGTTAGTATGTTATCTTTTGTATCATCACTTCTAAAAGCAAAGCGAATTTGAATGCCTGCATCCAAGTCTGTTCCATCTTGGAAGTCAAAATGCCCTGTTGCTTGTGACAGCAGTATGCACGCCATATTTTTAGAACGTCCTTTTAATAGCACTTCTTTAATCATATTTCTGCTTGATGGTAGTGATACAACAGACCAAGCCTCGTCTATCATTAAGAATTTAGGAATATTGACTGGCATACTGAACATGATATCTCTTATCATTCTGTTTAATAGTGAAACAATGACCAGCGAGATTTTTTCTTCTGATGTACATTCATCAAGTGGTTTGCCAGTTGTTGGGAATGTTAATCCTGACATGTTGATAATTGTTACACCATCCTTAATATCTAATGTCTTTTTTGTCGTTTGTCTGTCATGCATTAAAATCTTAGCGATAGGACTTGCAAACAATATGTCTAGTTTAGTTGCGATTGCACGAACATCCTCTCTTTCATGACGTTCTAATTTGTCTATCAATCTTCTCATACTTGGAGCATGTTCTCGGCATAAGTCACGGACAATATTAGAAACCATATTAGTCTGTGCATCTGTTAGTTTTGCACCAAGCAAGTCTTTGATAACATCTAATGTTAATTGAGCGTTCTGGTCGTGATGTGGTGTAAAGCATGTTGGGTCTAGCATACCAACGGTATCTTTATCAATCACCTGTTTACCAGTTCTCTCATCTGTACTAACAGAGATATCCCATAGTTTTACAGTATTAATAACTCCATACTGGTATAGTTTTGCTAGATGGTTAAAATCTCCTTTAGGGTCGAGAATAACACCGACTTTTCCTGCTAGGCTATTTTGGGCTGCCAAGATTAAACCAAAAAACGTTTTACCGGAACCAGGTGCTCCTGAAATAACAGTATTTGGCGGTTTATTAATATAGGCAGCATAATTGGTGTCAAAGAATACAGGCATTTTAGGCTGATACTTAGAAGAGCCTATATACATAGATAGACCGTAAATATCTCTACTCATGAACTGCCTCCTCTTCTATCATTTCTCTTAACTTTTTAAAATCTTTTTCTCTTGATACAACATATACATGATTAACTTTTGTTTTTGTTAGTTCTTTACGTCCTACTCCATCGTAGTAACGTCTTGCACTAAACAAGTAACGAATTAAACACTTAGCCCATGAGGTAAAAGCCTTACCACCGAAATAAGGGCCTGATAATAGCATTGTTCCACCAACAACAGGCACAATGTATAGAGTAAGCATTGGTGGCGTAAAACTTTTAAAAATCAGAATAAGTGGTAATGCCCATACACAAGACAAGATAAGTCCGAATACGATTGCCTTAATTCTGACAGGCTTATTAAATGAGATGTCAGAAATAGCATAGATTAACATTTCATCTGTAAATAGTTTAGTTGCATTTTTTACTCGAATCTGCCTCATAAGCATGCTTCTCCTTTCTAAAATAATTCAGAAAAACAATTATACGCTTTTTGCTGGTTAATTGTACTTAGAATTAATTTTTGGTTATCAACTTTTAAAATGTCATATTTTAAGTTATCTCTAATTAAACAGTATTCATGTGTTACCAAATTTACTGTTCCGTCCTTGAATACCTTATAGATGAACTTAACGTTTCTGTCTGTAAGGTAGTCCATTAAATCTTCGATTGTTTTCATAAAAACTCCTTCTTGTTGTGATTGTGTAGGAACGGTTTTAAACGTGGTTTTCGTCATTTCTGTGTAATGTATCAACCCGTTGGTTTTTAGGTCAAAACAGGTCTAAAAAGTCGCACGGACGAGGGTATAAAACGGTTTTAACGCAAAACATTTTTACCATAAAAGTTGTCAAGTTTATCGTTTAATTTTGTTTCTTTGGCCAAAAACAATTCATCTTTGTCAATAAAGTCCTTTGTTCTGTCAAGATAGAGCAAACTATCACCATCTGCGTAAGTATCAATTAGTATTTTTGCGTTTTGCCTAACGATTTTGTTTTCTTCGTCCAGAATACCGATTCTGTTATACGAGTTCCCAATATATTTAACTTTAAACACTTCATTATTCTTGATTACATAGATATTATATCCGTTCCTATTACTATATTTTATATCATCTATGTTAAGGTCTTTTAGGTCTTTAACAACAATGCCACTATCATCTACTGTTGAGTATAACCATAATTTATTAATAATAATCTTTTCCTCTAATGCACTATGTTTGTATGTGTAATCAATGATGGTGTTTTTTAAATCGTTTCTACGTTTATTACTATCTCTATATTTTGCTTGTATCGCAAGATACTTTAATCGTGCATTAGTGTATTCTTCCTCAAGCATGCCCAACTTAACATGGTATTCTTCTTCTAACTCTTTAAGTTCTTGTGTTTTGATTTCTCTTATTTGTTGTTTAATACCATTTAACTCATCATCTCTTGCAACATCTCTGGTCAACGCACCATGAAAACCTACATATGTTGGCAGTAAACAGTTATTCTTATTGAAAATTAGTCTGTTCTTGTTTTGCTTGTCTTTGTAGTCTAGGAAGTAAAATAGGTATTGTCCTTCTTTATGGAAATATTCCTCTGCTACTGCTTTTCTTTCTTCCCACTCTTTTGTGTCTTTAAAACCAAAGATATCAAGGTCATACTCTTTATACTCATCAAATAGTGGCTCGTACCTGTGTTTGACAAAATCTAGTTCTTTCTCGTAGTCCTCGATAATCTCAATATTAGGAGTACAGTATTTAACAGATGTTGCTAAATCTGTAGGATATATTTTTTCAAGATAGTTTTTTGCTTCTCCAAAAGTATCAAAAAATATATTTTGAAAAGCACCTATATTGTTAGAGGCTACAGGAACACGCTTGATTGTTTTTTCGTTGGTAATGTAGTATTTCATATGGAATATATCAAAAAAGCGGGAATATATCCCGCTCTATGTGTTATCTCTTTTTGATACCACTTCTTCCTCTATCAGTTAAAATAATCTCGTCTGATAATGGCACTGTTGAGCATGATATGATTTCATCTCCACTCTTTAATCTATGAAGAACGTAACCACCTGCTCCTCGTCCCTTAGATGGGCAGTCTTCGACTGGTGTATATTTCACTTCGTTATTTGATTCTGTCCTGATAACATCATCATGAGAAACGAGATTAACATAAACAACATCAGACATCTTGGTACCGTTAATTAGACCGGCTCCCATATTAACTGATTTTAGTTTATCTAAATCCATCTTAAAGATTTCACCATGTTTGCTAATCATAATAAGCGACTTGTTCTGTCTATCATCTTCTGTAATAGGTCTAGCAAATACAAGTTCTTGGTTATCCAACTTACAGAATGCGCCATCTTTAAACCTGTTCTTGAAGATATTTAGGTTGCCATCACTAGAAACAACAAGTGTCTCATAGTTTGTATCGACTGTAATACCAGCAATATCTTCATTACCATTTGTAAATGTAGAAATGCTTTGTGGTAAATCAAGAGGAATATTCTCAACGTCTAATTGCTTGCATGAGCCATCTTTATTGATAGCAAAGATGTTACCATCTGACAATACTTTGAATTGAGAGTTTTCTACTTCTTCAATCGACTTACTAATCTGGCCATCTTGAATATTTATAAAGCATTCAACACCCTTTGCAAGTAATCTGCGTTGTTTTTCTAGGTCTTTTTGTTGTTGCTTTAAATCTTCTAATGACATACCAACAATCTCTGTACGTCTAGGTGATGAAATAATTTTGCATGTTTCTTTCAACTCTGTAATAATTACATTGTTGATTGCTTCAGGATTACCCATCATAGCAATAATATTTTGCTTTTCTGCAATAAGTTCGTTTTGCTTACGCTCTGCCTCTGCTGTGTCTGCTCTTGTCAATTGGCGCAAGGGCATTGCAAGAATTTGATTTGCTTGTCCTTCTTCAATCTTAAATGTTTTCATTAATTTTACACAGGCCTCGTCAGAATTGTCGGCGTTTCTGATAATGCTAATTGCTCTATCAATATCAACCAAGACCTTAACTAAACCATCTAATGTATACAGGTCTTTGTCAATTTGCTTTAATCTGTATTCAGAGCGTAACTTTATAACATCTTTACGCATGTTGATAAAACCTTCAATCATTTCATACATCGAGATACCTGTCTTTGGCACAAAGTTGTCAATGATTGTAGTATTAACATTATATGAAACTTGGCAACGTGTATATTTATAAAGATTGTCAATTAACCTAGGAATATTTGCTCCAGCCTTAACAAAAATCTTTAATCTTACCTCGCTCTTATCTGTTTGGTACTTTGAGTCAGATAGGTCTTTGATTTCCGAAATCTCTGCAAATAACCCCGCCTCTTTCTTGGCGATAATATCAGTCATTACTTGTTCAACCGAAACATCATAAGGCAATTCTGTAAAAGTGATTTCTGCTCTACCGTGAGATGTTTCTTTTACATTGTATTTACCGAGAATAAGGAATTTACCCTTGCCTGTTTGCAGATAATCTGTAATACCGTCTTGTCCGATTACTGTTGCTCCTGTAGGGAAGTCAGGTCCTTTAATATACTTAGTTATTTTTGTAGGGCTATTCAGTTTGCCCTGTAGGTATGCAATACATGCGTTCATGACTTCATCAGGGTTGTGTGGTGGTATCGTACAAGAGAACCCTGTAGCAATACCTTGAATACCATTGATAATCCCTAAAGGGAAACGTGCAGGTAAGAACATAGGCATAACCTTGTCTCCCTGTTCATTCATAGTCCATGTGCAACCGTGCTGTTGTGTATCTCTAACAAGTTCATAGCATGCTTTGTTCATACCAATCTCAAGGTAACGGGCTGCCGATGCTTCGTCTCCTGTGAACTTGCCTGGCTGACCTGTAAACTTACATAGAGGAACTCGTGAGTTATATGCTTGTGCCCAACCATCAAGAACTCCGTTAATCGACTCTTCTCCATGTGGGTGATAGTCACCCATGATAGATGACTGAACAGTACCTTCTTTTATATTTCCCTTTTCAGGTCGTAACCCTAATTTGTACATACCCCAAATACTTCTTAGTTGTACAGGTTTCACAAAATCGTAGTTGAATACCAAGGCACGGTCTAATAGAGTAGCGTATGCGTACTCTAAGCCCCACTCGTTCATAATATCTACTAACTCACATTCAATAGGTTCTCTGGCATTTTCTAGTAGTTCGTCTATATCAAAATCAACATGTTTCTTTTTTGCCATATATTAGACCTCCTCTTCATATTCTACAATCTCTGGTTTATAAGGGCTTGCCATAATCCACTGTTTGCGGGCGTCAGCACTATCTCCAGAAATCAGTTCAATCATTTCTCTTGCCTTATCTACATCATCAACCTTAATCTGAACGATACGTCTTGTTGTTGGATTCATACCCGTTTCAAATAAGATATCTTCTTTTGTTTCACCAAGACCCTTAAAGCGGTTGATATGTTTAATTGTCTTATTTTCTCTTGCAAGTTTTGCTTCAACTTCTTCTTTTTCTTTTGCGTTTACACAATAGTACACTTCGTCTTTTGATACTGTAATAGCGTACAGAGGTGTAAGCATACGGAACAGTCTTCCTTCTAAGATAACTTGTGGCATAAATACCCAGAACCATGTAATCAATAAGTTGGCAATGGCCGCTCCATCTACGTCAGAGTCAGTTGCCATAACAATATTGTGATAACGCATATCTTCGATATTAAAGGAGTCGCCGAACCCAGCACCTATACAACGAATAATATCCTGTGTTTCTGCATTTTGCATAGCGGCCTTAGGGCTTGCTTTTAACACGTTGATAATCTTACCTTTTAAAGGATAGATTGCCTGATAGCGTGAGTCTCTGGCTGCCTTTAGACCACTAAGAGCAGATAGTCCTTCACCAAGATACAACTCACTAATCGGACTATGTGTAATCTCACAATCGACAAGTTTAACAGGCATAATACTGCTACGTGTTACCTTGCTCTTCTCTCTATTTAGTTCTTGTTGCTCTTGAATACGAGTGCGGTTCTTCATCGCCGTAATGACCTTTTTCGCCATTATTTCAACATTATCTCTGTTTGCAGGACGATTCAACCATTCTCTTAGTTTTGCTAAAATATCTTCATATAATGCTTTTTGAAGTTCTTTACCACCAAGTAGTTGCTTTTCCTGACCAACGAAACGAGGCACATTTGTCTTAATCGTTAGAACTGCCGTAAGACCTTCTTGAACATCTCGTGGAATTACATCTCCATCGTTTTTGCTAAGTCCATTTTTCATTGAACGGAACTTTTCGTTTAAAGCGTCTGTTAATGCCTTTTCAAATGCTTGGGCATGCACACCACCAAGTGTTGTACGAATATCATTACAATATGTATCTAAGATGTAATCATAGCCACTATTATAGTTAAACGCTAGGTCGTAGTATAGTTCTCGTTCATCGTTTAACATATCTTCATCACTATACTCTTTGTTAATAAATTCTAAGAGTGTTGGACCGGTAGCACCTTTAGGAATGTTTGGATTAGGCTTTCCTTGACCTCTTTCCCTAAATGCTGTTGCACCACTGATAGTAACAATATCCGTGATGTTATTGCCTACTTGGATATCTACCAACTCTTTAATACCGTCTGATGACTGAAAGACTAAGCGATTGAACGAACCATCTTCCTGTTCGTCTAGTACTTCCATTGTTGTGTTAGGATATAAATACGCCGCACCTCTAATACGTGCGATAATATCTTCTTTGTCAAATTGGTATGGCACAATAAACCAATTATCGCATAGTTTAAACTCGATAGATGAGCCGTGTGGGAATAGTTCCTTCTCTTCTTTAGAACGATTGTCCTTGAGGGTAAAAATTTCTGAATTGTCTTTTGCTGGTTTAAATACACCCTTGTCATCAAACAAACCTGGCACATAGTCTAAAAAGTCTAAAGCATAAATCTTGCCATTTTTAAAAACTCTTACCTTGAACCACTCTGATGTACCGTTTGTACTTGAACCACCGACACCGTTTTGTGATGTTGTGAATTTACCTTTTTGAACACCTTTTAATGCTGAACCAGACTGTAATAGTCCTAATGCCTTAAAGATACCAGACACTTTGTTTCCATAAGCGTCTGTTGACATGTCTGTTGGAATACCGCGGCCGTTATCTTCAATCTTAACTACTCCGTCGTTGTAAAATACAACTTTTAGATGTGTTGCTACACCAATTGCCACTTCACCTAATGCGTTGTCCCAAATTTCACGAATCGCCACATTTTTCTGTGATGAAAATGGGTATTCTTCGCAACCACGTTCATCTCCGAAAGTTAGGTTTAACCTTTTTCTCAAGTGTTGAAGTGGTGTTAATGCTTCGATGGCCGATGCTTTGTAATTCTTAATTTTGTCGTCTTTTGTTAATTCTCTTTTCTTAGCCATTATGTTGTTCCTTTCTCTCACTTATATTATACAACAAATATCTCAGAAAATGATGCTTGAGGCACTATTTTTAGGCATCGTTGGTTGCTTTTTGTAAGTTTTGACATCACTTTTATTAAAACCATAAAAGGGCACCCTTGCGAGTCCCCTTAATATGGTATTTTATTATAATATTATTCCCTATCTGCTAGTTTTGCTGATTCTCTAACATAGAAATTTTCATCGTTTAATAACCTGTCAAATTCTTCTTTGCTTAATAGGTTACCACGAGAAGCAACTCTTTGCCTTACTATTGAACTACTATCTGTTGCTAATTCGCTAAGTATTTCTTTATTACAGCAAGCGGCGACTGACGACCTTACAGTCGCATCTTCATCATGAGACAAAATATCATGATATTCCTTTCTTAATGCAACCATACTTCTAACGATAGGTGAAGTGTCGTTTACAAGAATGTCTGTCTTATATCCTTTACTAGCAACCTCTCTTCTGATGGTCTCATTCTCGTCTTTAACAAGTTCGTCAATGCCTATTCCAGCATTAACGCACGCTAATTTTTGAGCCGTTGTTCCATGAATATATGAGTCTAATTGTTCTTGATATTTCTTTTTAAGTTTCTCGTCTTTTTCTTTGTCTATATAATCTTGTGCAACACTTCTCGTAAGTAATCATAGTCTATTGCAAAGAGTGCCGGGTTGTGTCCTTGTTGAGCCACTTCTCTTCTTACATGATAATCAGGGTCTTTTTCTAAAATATCTAATCCATATCCTTGTCCTGCACACAAGACTCTATCCCCAATATTGTTACTGTATAGTAGCCTATTCATCTTTTCGTTGTATCTATCTACTTGTTGTTGGAACTCCTCATCGCTCATGTTCTCTATTTTATGAAATACGTGGTTACATGTTCCGGTTCCGGGATTTTTCGCCGTGCACCATGTAATATTGCCATTTCTATTTAACGCTTTTACTCTAGGCATAAATTATATCCTCTCTTTCTATCGGATATATCAAAAAAAAGAGGCTATATAAGCCTCTTTCTTTTAACCCCACAAGTCTACTGCTTCGTCAGAGTTTGATGTGTCATCATCTAATGCACCGAAGATGTCTTCTTCCTCTGCCACTGCTGATGCATTATTACTTGCATGCTTTGCAATTCTAATATCATACCAGTTGCTAATCTCTACTGAAACAGACTTAGCACGAATAGAAACTTCTGTTGTTGCTTCGTGTACAACACCTGAATTATCTGTCCATTCAGGACGGTCTTCCACAGTTAAGTCACCAACAATTACTAACTTAGTACCCTTAGGTAAATCGCAACTGCATAGGTATTCGGCCTGCTTACCGTAAATCATTACTCTCCAGAACTTTGTTCCTGTTTCTTTCCATTCTTCACCGTCTAAGTAACGTGTAGATTGTGCAAGAACTAACTGGCAGTAAGAGTTGCCATTGCGTGATTGCTTTAATTCTAAATCGCCTGCTAAATTTGCTTGTAGTGTAATTTGACTCATAAAAAATAATCTCCTTCTATGCCCTTTTCTATGGCATCCTTAGTTATAAATAGGAGTTTACCCCTACACTTATATTATACAACATTCCCACACGATTAGGATAAATTCATCAAAAATGTAGGAATGTTGTTAATATTTTTACAGAACTTCAATAAATACAGGTACGCCTTTTTCGTTTACTGCGAATGTTGTAACGCCTCGTACACTAGATTTACCACTATATGAAGAGAAGTAATCTGAACTCGGTTCTGATGCGGCACAACTGATTAACCAACGCTTACCACCTGTCTGCATAACTTGATGATTATGGAAGTGGCCCATTACCATGATATTTGCATGGCTACCCGGCATTTCAGCAAAGCACTGGTTCTTCCACCATGCTTCTTGACCTTGAATACCGCCTTGTGCTTTATGACCGTGGTTAAATGCAATCTGCGAACCATTTTCTAAGTCAATAACTGCTGTTAATTGTTTATTTGCAGGGCGAACAAACTCGATATTACGTAAACATTCTTGCTCTGCATTTTCACAAATATCTTGTAACTGGAAACTGATTTCAATACCATAATCATTTTCAGGAGTACCTGTCGGCTTACGTGAGCCATTTCTAATCTCGCCGTGGTTACTTGGCACAGCAACAACATATACCTTAGGTGCGTAAGGAGCAATAATCTTAATTACTTCTAACATTAGTCGTCTGAAACATCTAATTTGTTCACCTAATTCTAGGTCATTTGTGCATAACTGCTGTGGTGTGTTATTAATATTCTCAATACCATCTCCTAGGTCTGTAATGATAACGGAAACAGGCTTGGTGCGTAAGATACGCTCTTTGAACTTGTATGCGGCCTGCAATACTCGTTCGATTGTTTCTTTTGAACCACCGCCAGTTTCGTGTGCTTTACCTAACTGAACGTCTGACAGTGCAAATACCTCTGTCAATGTTCCGTCTGTATGTAGCCTTGGTTTTTCTGGCGCAAAGTTGTTAATAACATCATTTAACTCATCGTATGTATGCAACTGGACTTCTGCTTGTGCAATTTGTGGGTTATATGTAAATGATTTACTGTATGTACCATCTTTTAGTCTGTGTACTCTTGCACTCTTCAAGGCAACTGTTGGCACAGGATTATCTTCAAATAATTCTGTAAGTGATAACTGCTCTTCTTCTCGTGGTGTGGCAACTGTACCTGCCTCATGCACTTCCATCTCTTCTAAAATATCGTTAGATGGTGCTTTTTCTCCACGCCATTCTAATACAATATTCCATGCACTTATCATACGATTTACAGTTGTTGTACTGATGTTTAGTGTATTGGCGATTTCAATAATACTAGCACCTTCGCACATTGCATGTAAGACATAATCCACTTCTTGGTCTAATCCGGCAAATGCTGGCACAGGTTCTCCGAACTCATCTGTCAATAGACCAGCAAGACTTAACGCATAGCGTACCAGACGAACCCTTGACGGTGCCACACCGAAGATGTCTGATAATTGATATTGCTTTAGTTCTTTGTTGTTTCCGTTGTAGATTTCGATGATTGTATGCTCGAGGCCACCTTCTTCAAAAATGTACTCATAACCATCTGCTATGTATTTAACTTCTTTCATTCTTTCTCCTTTGTTATCTCTGAAATATCTTGATTGACGAACCAGTGCCCTATATGAATGGCGTCTGCTTCATCATCTGTGTTGTTTGTTAATTCTCTGTGAATAATTTTTGGTGCATTTTCAGGTGTAAACTCTTTTAATTGGTCACGTTTTAGATTTGCTATACCATGATAACTTTGCCATGTTTTCGGGTAAACCATGACAAGTGAACATGAACCTTGTAAAAGAGCACCAATAATAAGCCCTTGTGCAAGGCATAACTTCTTTAAGGTGTTCACGTTTAATCTACTAAAGGCGTCCTCAACGACTATATAATCAACTTGATAGCCCTTGACAACTTCTTTGATTTCTTGAGCCATGAATTTAACTCTGTCTATCCATATGTCTCCCTTTTTGGCCTTTTTATGGGCAGAGCCACTAATAATGCACTCTTTGTCATTCCATAGTGAGTAACCTGTTGTTGTGGTTGAAATATCTAATGCTAACGTATACATGTTTTAAGACCTCTCGCAGACTGGATAGTATTTTCTATTAAAGAAACCACTGTCATAGGCCCTACGCCTCCGGGAACGCTTGTAATCGTACATGTATCGCCATGCTTCTCTTCAATATCAAGAGTATCGCAATCGCCGTATAATTTTCCGTTGATACGATTAATACCGACATCAATAACAACTTTTACATTATCAGAGATGTAAGAACTGTCTATTGCATTTGCTCTACCAATTGCCACAATTAGGATATCAGCATTTCTGGTAATATTCTTAATATTCTTCGTTTTGCTATGACATATTGTAACAGTTGCGTTCTTGTCTTGACATAACTTTGCGACAGGCATGCCAACCAACTTAGAGCGACCTACAACAACTACATTAAGACCTGCTAAATCATGATACCCCAAATCAGATAATATCGTCATAATACCTTTTGGTGTACATGGTTTGTATTCTGCTGTTGAACTGAATAATTTACCCTGCTGAATAAGCGTTAATCCATCAACGTCTTTTTGTGGATTGAGATGACTTAATGCTTCGTTCTCATCTAGGTGTGATGGCAGAGGTAATTGTAGTAGCACACCATCAACATTATCTTGATTTGAAATTATCTCAATATAATCGTTTAAATCTTTTTGAGAAATGTTTTCTGTGATTTTAATTGTCTCAGCATCAATACCAATCTGCTCTGCTAGTCTTTGTTTACTTGTAACATAAGAAACACTTGCAGGATTATCGCCAACAAGAAGCACTTTTAAAACTGGTTTTCTTGTCATTGAAGAGACATCATCTGACAAAGACTTAACCAAATTGCTTCTTAATTCTTTTGTATTGTATATCATTCTCTTTAACCTTTCTAATTATATTATACAACAAATATGCCATTTTAGGTATAGATGTCTGATAGTTGATATATCAACAAAAGAAAGGAGTCGGCAATGACTGAACAGAATAAGAGATATCATTTTTCACCTCTGCTCGGTGAGGTTAGAGAGTGTAGGGCAAAATCGCAAGAAACATGCCCGTACTGTAATGCACCTCATTTTAGTAGTCTAAAGGATGCTAATGATTATGCAAATGAAATGCATGATTGTTTTGCAACAATGAAGAAATTTGACTTCCTAGACAATGATTACATGCACAAAGATAGAGGCTTATACGGAGATGGTGGTAGATTGGGAGATACAAAAATCCATTCATATAAAACTGTGTGGTATTATGATAATAAGAGTCCTGAAACAAGATTACAGTGCGAGAATGTATTGTTTGCGGCCGGTCTAACAAAAAGTGAGGTAAGTGACTTACTATTATACCATGATAGTTTTGTAATCGTTAATCCTAAAGACCCAGAGGTCGGTATAGGGCAAATGAAGGTAATCCTAAATGCTCAACAAAATATACCTGAATTAAAGAGTTATTTTGCTACACATACAAAGGACTCTCCACAAGAACAATTTAACAAAGTTATCGAGTATTATCGTTATACAATGACTGATGAATACATAACAAATAAGCGAAAGGAACTGTTTAACGGTGGGTATACGCCTACAAGGCACTTGTACGAAAGAGCGGGTTATTTCCCATCACCTCTTACAACAAGTATTTCAGAAAACTACATCATTGGGCTAAAACTGAACGATAAAAAGTTGGACAGAGATTTAAGAAATATCTATCCAACAGATAAAGAAGATTTTAAGACATTAAAAAAGTAGACTGATTAAGTCTACTTTATTTTTTCAAACATTTCTAAAATAACATCTTCATCAAAATTATCATCAATGTAACTACATGCGACACCATCTTCATTTACTGTAATTGTATATGGTGTGTGAATAAGGCGTTTAGAGTGTACTTTCAGTGCTTCTGATTGATTTCCACTATCCTCAATCCAGATTCCCAGCATATGATTGAACTTGACATCGTCAAACGGTTTTTCTTCATGACTTGAAATTACCAAGTTGGCGTCTGTCTGCTCATAAATAGACGCTGGGTACAAATCAGCAGACAAATCAAATGTAGCAAGAACGCCTCGTTGTTCAAGTGATGTAAGCCCTTGAAATACTGCCTCTGTAAACTCACTAAAACTCATTACGGTGTCCTTAGGTAATGATGCGATATTTTCTAATACTTTGTCAGATACAAGAGGTGTCTTGACTGTTGCAAATGCCTCTGGCTCATCTTCGTCCTCAATATCTTCATCTAATAACTCATCAAACTCGTTTAGTAGGTTTGAAATTTCTAATAGTAACTCAAAATCATCACTGTTTTCCATGTAGTTGTTGACTGCGATAGTTCGCTTGGTCATATCCACTAACGCAACTGGATTTAACTCCCCCGGCTTGCTAATCATAATAATTTCATCATCATCTGAATTGGTATACTCCTGATACCCATGTTCTTTGACTGCAACGCTAATGCTGTCTCTGATTTCTTCATAGCGTTGTAGTGTTTCTAATAACTTAGATAGACCTTTCTCATTTTTGTTTAACATTTTCATACTTCTCCTTTATACTTTCTGCTTTTGCTTGCTCTATTAAAGACCTGTAGTACGACTGAATAAAGATTTTGTCTGTAAGTACCTCGTACTCTTGCTCATTAATCTTATCTAACACTTTTTGTGATTGTTCAGTCAGTGCATCACGGTCAATAATTCTTGTTTTCTTTTTGTTTAATCCCTCAATTTCAACCATCTCATTGTCATATAATTCCTTAATAAGTCTAAGAATATACACATCGTTGTAATCCTTAGGATTAAGTTTGATACCATTCGTATTCTGTGTATCAAAATAGACTTTTAATGCTAATAAACTACTCTTGATAGATGGTCTTAAACCGTCTGTCTTCTTATTATAGTCTCGTTTACTAGTAATGTTTAAATCTTCATATTGTACACCGACATCCTCGGCTGCCTTTTTAAGGTAGTTATTTTTTAGCACCTTGTCCTCTATATAATTTGTAAACAGTTCCTGTATTTTTTGAATATAGATTGTCTTAGACTCTGGTGTATCATCAACTAAAAACTTACTCTTAATAGCATTGTAGTATGTCTTTGTAATACTCTTTACCTTTGGTAGTGGCAGACCCTGTTGGAGCAATTCACACGGGTCTACTCCCGCAGGTAGCAGGGCTATATACAACATATTATGAAGTTCTGGGAACTTACAAAAAATATGATTCATGGCTTTTTTACCTGCTTGGTCACCGTCGAGCATAAGGATAATTTTGCCATCGTTGCCGATAATATTTAAAATTAATTTTTCTTGCTCTTTTGAGAAAGCCGAACCACTAACTGCCACTGTGTTTGTGTAACCAGCATTATGCATTGCCTCTACATCGAACTGACCTTCAACAAGATATATTGCGTTATCTTCTCTTGCTTTAAACCTAGCACGTTCTACACCATACAAAACTTTTGACTTATCGAAAATTAATGTGTTGGCAGAGTTAATATACTTACCTGCTTTTTTATTATCAATAAGTTGTCTACCTGTAAAACCAATAGCCTGACCGAAGATATTACAGATTGTGAATATTAATCTGTCACTAAATCTACAATAACCGTGTTCAGTGTTTACACCAACTTCTTGTAACTCCTCTTGCGTGTAGCCTTGTGCATTGAAGTAACGGTTAAATTGCTCATTAGAAGGACAATATCCGTAAACACTTGTAATTGGCAAGTTGCGTTTAATGATTTGTTGCTTTGCAGGATGTTCTTCTGGCAAGCATGAGAAATTATATTTAAAATATTCATCTATCTTTGTCAGTAACTCTGTTAACCTCTTTTGCTTGGCATAGTCATCTTTGTTATTTTTCAAATCTAACTCAAAATTGTATTGGTCTGCAAGGAACTGAATTGCTTGCATTTTTGTTAAACTGTTGCGATTGGCTACATAATCAATGATATCACCATGTGTTTTACAACCAAAGCAATGGAAAGTACTGTTGTCTTTATATACTACAAACGATGGTGTCTTTTCATGGTGAAAAGGGCAGAGGCCTTTATAAATATTGGCTCCGCCATGTCTAAGGACAACACCGTCTTTAACGATAAAGTCAACAATATCTACTTTATTTTTTAACTCACTAATTGTCCCCATTATTGCACCCTTTCCCTATTCTTAAACTCATCTGTCATCTTAGAGGCGATTGCTTTTAATTTATCAATATCTCTTGCCAATTCAAAGTCATTGTTTTCAAGACATTGTTCTTTACATGAGTCCAACCTTCTTAAAATACCCTCTAAATCATACGAACTAATATATTTACTGCAAAAAGCGTTCCAAGTAACTAAACTTCTTGGCCCGTAATTGCTCATCTATTCTTTTCCACTAAATAGAAAAATGCATTATTAGTTCGTTCTTGTGTGCCCTCTTTAAAGAAAGTATGAATATAGAATGCAATACATGCTTGATAAATAGAATTATCTTCTTCTGCTAGTAAATTATCTATTACTTCCACATCTTCTACTGACAATTCCTCAATAGGCTTTACACTCTGATACTCTGTTCTCAATACTTCGATGATTTCTTCTGTAATTACCACATCTTCTGAAAGCCCTAAAATCTCAGGACTTTCTTGAAGTGCCATATAAACAACATATGGTGGTATTCCTTCTTTAACTGCCTTACTGATAGATTGCTTTATGTTACTATTCACTAGAACCACTCCTTAATTTCTCGGCGTGTACTCGCCTTGTTCTTTCTACGGTTATATCGAATATCTCCGTGGATACTGTTACCGATACCGCCTCGTGCTTGTCTTTCTCTGGATGCCTTAAACTTATCAAGTGATGTAATCTTCATATTTGTGTTCTTCATGTTTCTTACCAAGATAACCCTTTCTTAAATAAATCTGATTTAATTTTACTAATAGTAAACATATCTTGTTTATAAGACTTTTTATCATAAGCCTTCTCGTTGAAGTAGAATACAACTAATACGTGCTTTTTAACTATATCACGCATTACTGTCACCCGTATTCTGTCTGGGTAAATCAGAATCATTTTCTTTTTGTAATAGTTCATGCCTTCATATAAGACATTCAGTGGTTCCTTCTTTTGCATGCTCTTAGTTTAGCATGATTATAATATGTTGTCAACTCTTTTATGAAAAAAATATTTGTCTACCGGAACGGTTTTAAACACTCTTTCACTTGAATCTGTATAACTTATCAGCCCGTTGGTTTTAGGTCTAAAATAGGTCTTAAAAGTCGCACGGCCGGGGGTATAAAACGGTTTTAAGGCACAAAGAAAAGGCTGTCTTAAGCAGCCATACTCCATTCAATAATCTCTTTTGATTTCGCTAGGCAACGTGATAACCAACCGTTAATGTTGTTTAACACATCTGCTGTTAATGGCTCAATCTTTTCTGCGTAACTGAACACAAGGTATCTTGCTCTTACATGAGAGTAATCTCTGTAATCAACTTGGTCTGAACCTAAAATCACCTTTTGAATTTCATCGCAAAGTTTTAACATCTTTGTCGCTACTGTTCTATACTGCTCTTCTGATAATTCAAAACCATTCTTTAAGCCATAATCAACCACACTGTAATAAAGTGTTAAAAGAACCTGTGATTTGTCGAAACTAGATGGCTTAATTGTCTGTGCTTTCGTCTCTTCAAAGAAACTATCAACATCAATCTTTCCTTCTGTTACTCTGTTCACACATTCAAGCATTTCAGGAGTGTCGTTTTCTGGTGAGAAAGCACCACCCATCATAACCCACTTGCCTGTGTTTTCGTTGTAAACACCTGTGAAACCCTTTGTGATAGAGTCTTTTGCCGTACGCATATCTTTTGTTAGGTCTGCAATAGGGATATTAATGTCAATACCCTTTTTACGTGCTTTTTCAAATCTAGCAAGAATGACTACTTGGTCCTCAGATGCTTTCTTGAATACCTTTCCTAACTCTGATTCTGCTGGTACATAACCAGAAATTCCGTACTGTAAGTGAGAAGGCTTCATTTCAATTAAATAAGATTTACCTTTCTCTGTCACTGTAGGAACTGCTGAGGCGAACTCTACAATTACTTCGCCTTTTGTTGGAGTGTTAAACGCTCCGAAATTCTCAATCATTTGTCGCATACTTATTTTCTCCTCTCGTATACCATTATACTTATATTATACAACTTTTTACACCAAAAGGGTGCTTAAGTTAGTATTTATTTTCTTAAAAGCATTGTCTAACAACTTTGTGTAAATGTCTTGGTATTTTGTTGCAAACATCTCGTTTAATTCATTGTCTTTATCAATATCTACGCAGTAGCAAGTACCGCTCTGCTTACTTAACCAACGAATTAACTTAACTTGTCTAGTCAATGATACGGTAACCTCAAACTCCCCATCCTTGCTACGAGTCGTTACGATGTAATCTTTGGGTTTTATACCTTTCAGTGTTTTGCCACTCTTTGCGAACTTTTTATCAATTTTTGTAAACTGTTTATCTCGTATCTCTCTGTACTGTTCTAGCATGATTTTATCCTTTCACAAATAGGTAAGGAGCAAACTTTGTTACTAAGAACTTACCATCTGTTGTTGCTTTGATTGTGATGATGTATCTGCCTGTGAACGATACACCGTCTGTGTCTTTCCAAGTGATGTTTGCATCTACTTTGTACTCACCCTGTGTGTCTGTGTTGTAAATCTTATAAGACACGGCATTATTATTCTCGATAGAAACACTACCACCAAATCCTGCAATTAAATCAACAGGTGCGTTAGATGGTATATACTGGTCGATTTCGGCATGGCTATCTTGTGTTACCTTAGAGAACGCTTTGATGAATCCCATAATTGTTGGTTCCATCTTTGGTGCGATAGATGTGTTAGTATCACCGTTTCCGATAACTCCTTCTCTAGGTAAAGAACTTGCGTTTGCAATCGCATATGTAGGAATAATTGATGGTGTTCCAACAAGTGTAACCTTTTGTGTTGTTTTGTCATAATACACATTTAACTCAAAACTCTTCCAAGTACCTGTTAGTTCTGACTTTTCTGTTTCTGTGTTCCCATCTTTATCTGTCATATACACACTAAAGTCATAGGCCGCACTATAATCGTTAATTATTTTCTCTCTAAATAAGATAGGCTGACCAGCGGGTACTTGTTTTGTTTTTTCATCTGTAAGTTGTTTACCGTTAAATTGTCCAACATCTGAACCATTCAGCACATTCATCATTTGTTTAGAAGCACTCGAATCTGTGTTATTGAGATAGTTGTAAAGATATTCCTGTGCATATGCTCTACCACGCTCAATTGGGAACCCCTTATTATCGCTGTGCTGAACAATCATATTCTGAATATCTTGTTTTGTATAAACATTTTCCGGGAAGAAGGCGTTTTTAATTGCAATACCAAATAAACTTAAAACCATTAATAAAATAAATGCTCTTAGGATATATACGCCGAACAACTTGTTTCTACGCACATCTAAGTCTTTATCTTTTACCTTTGCTTTTTTACCCCCAATAGGAACAATCTTTTTATGCCCTTTTAGGATAAATTCCTTTTCTTCTTCTGCTTCATTCAAGAGATTAATCTGTCTAGGTTCACTAATCTCTTCTATAGATGATTTCTTTTTAAAACCCATTATTTGGACACCTTCTTTCTGAATTTACTCTTGTTATTATGGAACTTGTCAAAAGATGTTTCAACTTTTGGTTTTTCAAGTTCTTCTCTCCTGTGTTCTCTTCTAATCTGTGCCTGTGTTTGATACTGTTGCTTGGTTAGTTGGTTGTTCGCCTCTTCAAAGTGTTCTATTTTAAAGTTATTATCACCTTCACGAACTGCCGGAGTAGGCTTTACAACGTGTTTCTGCTCTGGCACGATATTTGTCTTATCAAACCTCTTAAACTCTTCCGGTACGTCTTGTAGGACCTCTTTATTAGGCGTTAAGAGAATTTTGCGTGCAACACCAAACCCAAGATTGGCAAATTGATGTTCATTGGTTGATTTTTGAATTAAATAACATTCTGCTCTGTACCCATTAGATGCAGTAGGGGCAGCCAGGCGTTGAAACTTGTTCGGTAAAACTCTATACTCCAACACTTCTGACTTGTTAATCATTTCTTTACCTTTAGAGAATAGACCTTTACGCTCACCCTCTGTAACTTTATAAGAAATCTTAGAAGTTTTACCTAAAATCTTACTAAAACGCTCTGCCTCATCGTCTGTTGCACCGTTATGAATTAAGAAGTTGTTAATAACGTTCATAAACGCATCTATCTTGTACCCTGCGTTAGAGTCTGTATTGGCAGCCAACTGCAAGATAGACTGTACTGATAGAACAGGGAAACCGCAGGCTGAACGAACTTTGGCGACAATATCTGCAATCAAGTCAATATCAACTGTCTGGAACTCATCCATAAAGATACCACAGGGCAGTTTGTTGTCGAGTGATTCCTTATAACCGAATGCTCTCTTAATATCTGAAACAATGATACTGCCCATATACTTAGCAAATTCTGGCTCTGCATTAGGTGAGAACTGGAACAGCACAATAGGAGCATCTTCGTCCATACAAATCTTAGATAAGTCAATATGGTTATCTCCGTGGGAGCCTCTATACAAACTACTACTATAAGAACTCATAGTTAAGTTCTTCATTGTTACTGATAAGCCGTCTAACTGTTCTTTTAATAAACTCTTAGGAGCGATTAAGTCATTATATACTTCTTTTAAACTGTTTAACTTCAATTCCATCTCTCTATTAGGATTAGCCGGGTCAATCTTTCTTGCATATGCTTGTATCATATCGAATAGTGTCGGTATTTGTAAGGCTGCCACAAATTGTGAAATACCACCTTCATGCCATGGGAAATTAGGCATATCTTTTTCGTCTAAACTATTGATTAGGAAGAAGATTGTTTGAAGTAAACTAATCTGTCTGTTTTTATAAACTTCTGAGGCAGCATCCCACGTTCTCATACCAAGCACTAAGTCTGTTTGCCCTTCTTTTGTAGCAAGTGGGTCATAAGATGCTTGATACTGTGCTAATGGCCCCACACTCTTGCCATTAACAAAATGCAAAAACTTTCTATTATATTTCTTCGCACAACGAGAAGCATGATAGGCTAAGTTAATGCCTTTCTTAAAGTCTAAGATAATCATTGGGTACCCAGCCTGTGCGGTATTCTCTATCATTTGTAGCATTGTAATAGTTTTACCAGAACCAGGCACACCCTCAATGACTGTTCCCTTAAAAGCGTCTTTATAGTACATATACACTGGTTCAATACCACTATATGTTTCACCATGCTCTAGTTCCACATCTTCAATTAGTGTTCCTAAAGGAACTGCCTCTGCTGAATTTAACTCACCGTTTTCTAAATCTTTTTTGAGTTTGTCTCTTCTTAGTTTGTCTATAAAGTTTTCTCTGTATTCAAAATTATGGAATGGCCCTGCTTTCATCTTTTCTTCTGGATGCCTCTTTAACTGACTAGCCTTAGTTAAGCATAATATGATGCCTATCACAGGACCAAGAATACTTGTTGCCAAAATATACTTGGCTATCAATGTGTCAGGAAGTAAGAAAAATAACAAACAGAATACTAATACAGATGGTATTAAAATCACAGGGATATTGAACTTGTTTTTGTATTTTAACACTCTAAACAACACAAAGAATAGTAAATAACCAATCAGTATGGCTGGCAGAATAGTAAAGCAGATTATACCTAAAAAGACATATAAGCCTAGTTCACTACCCTCTTCGTCTTGTTTCTTTTCGTCTACTCTTTCGCTCATATGATACCTCTCTTTAGTATTATATCAAGAAAGGCCTAAAAGCACCTTCACTATCCCTCTCTTCATCGGTTCCATCTGTTTTAACAAACTTCTTTTTTATACCATTTGCTTGCATATATTCATTTACCTTTTTTGTAAACCAACGTTTCTTCCATGGTTTTCCATCTTGTGCTGGTTTATATTCAATAAATGTGTGCTTTTTAGCCATATCTCTATGGAGTTCTTCAAGTTGCTTGCCTCTTTCAGAACATGCAAGAATATCTTGATAACCACCTTTATTTGTACCTACAATATTTTCATAACAGTACTTGTCAATATATGCGATATTATATCCGTTATCTATACAATCTAAACAGTATTGCATATCTTCTAACACACTGTCCGTTTTAAACTTGACTGCTTTAGAGCGATAGCAACACAACGCTCCTGATACATTAGAGTAATCTGCTGGGCCATGTTTCGCCTTAGATAGAAGTATGAGTTTGTTGGTTGACGGAACTAATCCCCAAGCAATAAGACCTCTTTCTTCTGCAACACCATCACAATATTCTAGCATGTCAATAAATTCTTCTCTTGTTGTAATATTGTCAATACTGCCAAACTGCTTTTCTTCTGTTGGCTCATTAAATTTACAGAACCTTTTAATATCATCATCAATGGTTAAGATTAATTTGTTTTTAAAATCAGCATTTTCTAAAATATAGTTTAAATGGTCTGTCTTTTTATGAAACGGAAAAGGCAAGACTATTGAAATGTCTCCAATAGTCTGTTTATATCCTTCAAAATCATCATTACATACATGGACATATATCTCATCTTTATAAATACCGATTTTATTTAGTAAGTGTGCTGTTAAACAACCATTAGGGCGTTTATAAGATGGAATATGAATTTCAATTTTCTTCACGATTTCTCCCTTACCATCTACAAGTATCTAAAAAGCGTTGTAGATTTTTAGTCGCCTTGCCAGGCAATTCTTCATCACGATACATTATACACATAGAAGCGTTGGTATACCCAAAGAGTTCGCCGTTTTCTTCGTTACGTTTTAGATACGCTTTTGGATAATGGTCGCTAAAACGAATTAGGAAGTTATCTCCTTTTGTAAATTCTAAAAATCTACGTTCATCAATATGGAAGCCCTTGTTTTCTAAATACTCTCTAACATCTGTTAAGCGTGTTTTATTTACAACAAAATATGCCGAACAAGATGCGTTGCTGAATGAATAGTCAACAATGTCCTCATCGAATTTGTTGGCAAAATCAATAGCCTGCACTCTTTGAGATAACAATGTATTTATGTTGCTTTCTAATTGCAAAACTCTCGACTCTGCTTTGCGATATGCACCACTTGTCTGCTTAAATTCTTCAAGCATCTTTTCCTTAGATGGAATTTGCCCTATATGCCTTGCTTGCATGTCTTGGACCTTGTTTTTATACCACTTTTCAAAGTCTTTTTTAATAATACGATTTAACTCACCACGATAGAACGGTAAGTTCCTGTCTACATTCTTTGCTCTAAAAATATCATCTGAATAATTATGCTTTGTTAATTCAACCGATGTATTTTGTTTAGACGCACGGTGTATCATGCGTTCCATGTATTCTTGAGCCTTTTCAATACTGTCAAAATGTTCAGAGGCGCTATAAGGGCATTTGCCGTTCTTCGCATGACATTCGTTGATTTGACCTTTGTGGTTAATATGGAATAGTTTGCTCATTTCCTATCTCCTTTCTATACTTATTATATCATTTGTTGATGATTCTATAGAAAGTAGGAAACTGTGCTTTGTACTTATTGTATGGTTCTTGAATTCCCTTTACTGCTTTTGCAACTACATCAATATGGATATAGTCTATATTCTTCATGCCTTCTTCTTCCCATAGTTTGTCTAAGAAGTAAATGAGTGTTTCTTGGTTTACGAGTTTAAAATTTTTCCAACCCTGTGACCACCAAGAATTATCACGCATGATAAATGAGTTAGGGTTTGCAATACAGATGAACGCCTGCACACTTACATCAATACCCTCATAGTACTTCTTCCATAAGAACTTAGATTTAACAATATTAGGGTGGCTACCACTGAACTCATTTTTACTTCTTAGGATTGCCCCGCCTTCACCAACACTGTATGACGCTTTTTCTTTCCAGTTTTTGCTATCAATAATGATAACTGTATCACCGATAATGAGTAAGTGGTCTGTGTCTCCAAGGCGGTTAACAGAGCCTTCTTCTTCATCAACTCCTGTTTCTTCCTCTTCTTCGTCATCTAATTTTAAGTGAATAGAGTCTACTAAAACAACATTAGGCTTATCATCAATCCATTTACGTAAAACTTCTGATGTAGATTGCTCGCCTTTTGCACCAGCCTCGACAGCCTTTCGGTTGATGCCCATTTCTTTGTATTTAGGGTCGATTAACTGGTTAAATAAACCACTGCCTGGTGAGCCAAAATATCTTCTGCCTTTTTGTTCAATAAACTTCTGAACTGTCTTTAAATAATCTTCTGAAAGTTCTGGGAATGTGTTTGTCGTAATATATCGAACAATCATTGGCTGTTCTTCATTAACAACTTCTTTATTAACAACATCTTCTGGTTGTGTAATAACATTTTGTTCTACGTTACTATCGCTTTTTATCTTCTTGAATGGCATTCTTATACTCCTTCACATGTTCTTTAAGTTCTCTTAACAATCTAGCATATTCATCCCCAAGGACCTCTGTAAAATTACAAATATCCTCTTCTGAATAACACTTCTTATTTGTATCAAAACTCTTTGATAATTGGTATGTGGCAATACATGCATGCATTAACTCATGATTGAGTGTTGTTGCCATCTTTAATGGATATTCTTTGTTTAACCAAATCTTAGAATCGACCGAAGATGTTAAGCCTAAGAATACGGCACCATCTAAATCAACTTCTTTACCGTTTCCGATAATACCTGTCATTTCTTGTGTTGTCAGAAAATCTAATTCCCATTCTTGGGAGCCAATATAGAAGTTTATCATACTTAATCCTCCTGATAAGCACTTCTGCCTATTTCTTTTGCAATTAAGATTACTTTACCAGCACTAGCGTCATGTAAACATGTTTGTAGTGTGATGAAATTATCTCTATATTCAATTTCATTTAAACTAGCAACTCTTGTATGTGCTTTCGCATACGCAATCCAGTTATTAAATTCTTCTTCTGTAAAGTTTTGAATTTGATGGTCGAACTCTGACGAGTCTTTATTTACAAGAACATAACTAATCTGATACTTACGAATGTCATTCTCTGTATATAATGTGAATGTACTATTTTTCTTATAGAACTCATCATCATTAGGATATAGGTTTAAGTTAGAGAACTTTTGCGTGTTGATACTACCGCCTGCATGGCCATACAGAATTAAGTTTTTGTCTGCCAGCGTATTTTTGTAGTTCATAAATACTGTACCAAAAGCGTTGTAGTCTTTATTTACATCTCTATCTAGGTAATAAGCATTATCGGTTGTTTGTGCTACTGGTTCACTAACTAAACCAGAGTCAAATTGCAAGTAGGCGATAATATCTTCGTTTACTTGTTTTAGTTTTAGAATTTTATCTTTTGTAATAGCAGAAGTAATTTTATTATCTTTTACATCAATAATCGTTTTTACTTCTTCTAGTGCTTTTGCTTCTTCTTGGTTTCTTGCAAACTCTTTATACAACTGATAAGAAGAAAAGCCAATTACGCCCAGTAAGATTAATGTAATTAGTCTTTTAATTAAACGTGTTAGTGTCTTTCCCATTTACCTTTACCAATTCATATACCGCAACTGTTCTTTCTGTCACTGGGCCATGGCATGTCAACAATGTTAAGTATTTATGTCCTTCTTTAATCTCGCCGTCTTTGATTACTTTAATTGCGGGTACCGACTTCATTTCGTTCAAGCCAGAAATTGTTATTGCTTTTTCAGGAGCAAAGTATCTATCATTGTCTATTACCCGCATATCAACAAGTTTGTATTCATATGTACCTTTATTTGTGTATAACTTAGCCGTTTCCATATTATTTTGGGACATTACATCTTCCCTTGATACTAAGTAACCAAAGCGTGTATTATCAAGCATAGAATGACCGTATAATGTTACCGAGTCATCTTCATAGGTCTGGTTTTGATAATACACCTTAATTGTACCAGCAATATTGTAATTGCCATGAATATCAGAGCGTAGGTACTGCTCTGGCTCTGTCGCTTTAACAACAGGTTCTGTAATCATGTTATCACCAACTGTTAGATATGCACTAAATTTATCTGTACCATACTCCTGATTGATTTTATTTACAATGTTAATGCCATCGTTAATATAGTCTTGCTCTGTTTTGTGCAAATCACTTTCTTTAATAGTGTTGTTCACTACTTCACGCACCTTCTCGACCTCTTTTTGATTCTGCCAAGAAGAGTAGTACTTGTATCCGATAATGCCTGTCGAACCAACAAAAATAATTGTCAGGACAACAAGCAATATATATCTTATCTTTTGTTTCATATTCATTACCTCTCTTACTGATTATATCAGTTTTAAGGCAATTAAGAGCAAGGCGAGAATAGTAACGGCAACATAAGTAAATCGTATTAATGTTTTATTTAAACTACTTACATATACTTTTTCACCGTTAAATGCATTTCCTAAACTTTCTTGCTTAGGTGACTGAAATAAAATCACTCCAAGCAAGAACATACTCACGAATACTGTGCAAATAATCAAAATATGCCTCATCATTAGAACAACTCCTTATAGTTTGTCTTTTGTGTCAACCCCTTGATTTGGTATATGATTTCTTGGAATGTACCAACAAGAATCAATACAGATAATCCATTAATTGAGGCTGCAAAATCAATTGGTGTAAATACAGCAACTGCTAGTGAAAGTCCTGCAATAAACGCTAATACAGGTGCACCAATTAAGTTAATCTTAAATAGTTTTTTACGAATTACTTTTGCTGACTGTGTAGGGCGAACACCCAAGATATACATAGACCCCTTAGACAAATCGTCTTGTAGTGTATCACCGTTCACCTCAATAGAATTGTAGATAAATGTCATAAGCATAATCACTACTATATAAACTACGAAACCCGTTTTTGTTGTGTAAGATGTCCATGTCCAGTTTAAGTTCTTAAAGTCATTAATAATCTTTAAAACAGACATAATCATACTTGCAAATATAACAGGCATGACCGAACTTGCCAATAACTTAATAGGGAAATAGTGTGCCTCTATATACTGACTATTACTAGCAGAGTGGATAGGTAATTTAAACACTTTCTTATTTGCAACAATACATAGAACAATAACAGTAAACAACACAACCATAATAACTGCAAAATATTGCCAGTATGTAGTTAAATCGCTCTTTGCTAAGTATCTATTGTATGCTGACATAAACTGTAACACAATACTAGGGATATTGCCTAAAATACCAACTGTAATAAATACAGGTATACCTTGACCGATACCCTTTTCGTTAATTCTGCTTGCTAGGTATGATACGAATAGTGAACCAACAACTGTTAGTAAAATCAGATAAATTGTCTGGTAAATATTTGTAACGGTAATACTGATACCAAGTTGTGCTTGTACTGTTTTACTTGCAATAATACCGTAAGTCTGTAATACACTAAGGATAACGCCTATAATTTGCGTTCTTCTGTACAACTTGACTTGTCCTTCTTTGCCCTGTTTAGATAGGCGTTCCCATGACGGAAAGCCTATTGTCCATAACTGTGTCACAATGCTTGCACTGATAAACGGGCTACAACCTAAAGCAAATAACCCAAATCTGCTAAGTGCCCCACCAGAAACAAGATTCAATAAACTACCGAGTTCTGATTGTGCTTGTGTATGCTCTACATAAGGTAACGGTATAAATGTTCCTATTTCAAATAAAGCAATCATCAGTAAGGTAAAGATGATTCTATTTCTAACTCTTTTTGTTTTTAACCACTTCATTACTTGGCTCCTTTCACGGCTTTGTCGATAACAAGGCTAATCTCTGACAAGAAATTGTCGTATAAAATTTGAGCCTCTTCCTGATAGACAAGAATAGGATTGTTACCTGACCTTGCTCTCCATGCAATACCAGTTTTGAGAGATTCCAGTTTTTCTAAATGCTGAACCCAGCAGAAGTCCATCGCTGATAGTAGTAACTGTTTTCTGATAATCACTCTCTCGACATCACTTAAGTAATCATCGTTGATTTGAACGTCTAGTTTAGCCAGGCATTCATCCAATTCTTTTACTGTATTGTAACGTAAGACATTATCTCTTGATTGATAAAACTTATTTCTCTGCTCACGAATAATGTCGTCATACTTTAATGCGTTTTGTCTTGAAATAGAGGCTTGCCCTGCAAGTTCCGTCTGTAACTCTTTAATCACTCTTAAAGTCATCTTAGTTGGAACATGGTCCTTGGTAGTAATCTTCTTTAACATGTCAGTCAAGGAACTTCTTGCAAAAATACTATCTTCTGCACTAATGATTGTATGTGTAATACCCTTATCACCTTGGCGTCCACTTCTACCCCTTAACTGTCTATCAATTCTACCATTTTCATTCATTTCTGTCTGAATAACTACTAGTGGGTGGTCTTTATCTTCTAGTACAATATCTGTGCCTCTACCAGCCATATTCGTTGCAATCGTGATATCCCCTAACTGACCTGCCAAGGCAACAATTTCAGCCTCTTTGGCATCCTGTTTTGCATTTAATACTTCATGCCTAATATGTTCACGTGTCAGAATATCACTGACAACTTCGCTATCATGTACAGATGTCGTACCGATAAGAATTGGGAAATCTTGTTCATGGTACTGCTTAATTAAGCCGAGTACACGCCCCCATTTTTCTGTCTTTGTCTTATACAACTCTGGTGTATGGTCTACTCTAATTACAGGCTTGTTTGTGTCAATCGGCACAACCTTTAACCCATATACTTCCATAAACTCGTCAGCCTCTTCTAATGCAGTACCTGTCATACCTGCTAGTTTATGATACATTCTAAAAAAGTTTTGAAGCGTGATGGATGCAATCGTTACTGTTTCACTATGAATGGAAACTTGGTCGCTATGTTTCGCTTCTAATGCTTGATGTAAGCCCTGATTATATCTTCTGTCAGCCATAATACGACCTGTACCTTGGTCGATAATTACAAGTTGCATACCATTACCAAAGTCCTTAATTGCATAGTCAATATCTAGTTTGAATACATAATTGGCAATCAATGCTTGCTGAACTAAATGCATAATATAAATATGTTCTTGACTATATAAGTTTTCAATACTTAATAATTTTTCAAGTTTTGAAATACCATCATCTGTTAATTTAACATTGCGATATTGAGTATCGACAATATAATCTTCTGTCGGTTTTAGTTGTTTTACAGCCTTGTCTACATTTATTATATTCACCACATCTTTATCTTTTTCACCACCAATAATGCATGGAGTTCTACCGTTATCAATGAGGACGCTGTCTACTTCATCAATATTGGCGAAATGAAATGGCTTTTGAATTACTTTGTCATTTACACTCATTACCATTTGGTCTCTTAACCAGTCAAAGACGAATGTACTTTCAATACCATAGATAATATCATTCTCTGCGTAAATCGTCTTTTTAATATATTGTGATGACTGTTGCTTGTTAAATGCAGACTTTAACCCGAAGAATGAATATACAGGTGCAAGATATTTTTCATCACGCTCTGCAAGGTACTCGTTTACTGTGATTGCATGGACTTGCCCGCTACAAGCATTGTAAATAATAGGGTAAAGTGATGTTAATGTCTTTCCTTCACCTGTTTTCATTTCTGCAATCTTACCGTCTGACAGGATAATACCACCCTGAATTTGAACATCATAAGGAGATAACCCTAGTACACGCTGAATAGCGACTGTAACTAAGGCAAACACGTGTATTTTCTTATGCTCTGTGTCAACTTCGTTCCTAATCGCTTGGAAGGCTGTTTTTAACTCGATATCTGACATAGATGAATAAATACTCTCTTGTCCTCTAATCTTCGCTACCAACGCCTTTGCACGCTCTCTATCGGCAGTGCTATATAAACTCATTAATTTGTCTTTAATATTCATATATAACCTCTCATATATATTATACAACAAATTAAAAAAGGAAGACCTATTCATCTTCCTTTAATTGTACTGCGTTCTTATCTCTTGCTTTAAATTCTTCTTGCTTTTCCTTAAGAACTCTTGTTACTTCTTGTGATACAACTTCAAATATGTCTGCATTATTTGCAAGTCTTGCACGTGTTCTTCCTTCACCAACTGCAAGTTTTAATTGTTTTGTTTCTTCGTTATACTCACAATTCTTTAGTTTTTCTTGCTGTTCTTTTGTTAAGTCGATATTTGCATAGAATGTAGTTCCTGTCTTTGAGATAACCCCGAACTGTACACCCAATAAGTAGATTTCACCAACTGTGTCGATACCACTTGAATAAGAAAGCAATGTACTACCAATACCACCCGGTGTTGATGCCTTGTTCTTTTCGACCTTTAGACCGACTTCTGTACCGATTACAGAACCCTCTGAATCCTTAATAGGTGACTTCTTATTTACCTTTACTCGTTGTGTTGCATAGAATTTTAGAGCGTTACCACCTGATGTTGTTGTTGGGTCACCGAACATAACCCCAATCTTTTCACGTGTCTGGTTAATAAAGATAACTGTACAATCATTATTAGAGCATGCCTCTGCCAATACAGGCATATTCTTAGACATATTACGTGCTAATTTACCTACGCTATCTTTTACCAGTTCTTCATCTGCTACACCCTCTGTCATTGCTGATACAGAATCAACAACAACCATACTAATTTCTCCTGAACGAACAATCTTTAATAATGCTTGGAATGTGTCTTTTGCACTACTAGGTTGTAGGAATAGTAATTCATTTGTGTTTACGCCTAGCACTTCCATAAATGATGGAGAGGCTGCATGCTCAATATCTAGGAATGCAACTGAATTACCACGCTGTTGCTCTTTTCCTAAGGCAAGCACCGCCATTGATGTTTTACCTGAAGACTCGGGACCGAAAAATTCAATGATTCTCCCCTTTGCTACACCACCACCAAGTAGAGTGTCTAATACAAGTGAACCTGTTGGTAAGAATGTAATTTGCTTGTCTTCCATCTCACCTAAAAAACCAACATTTGATACTCCGTAAGTCTTTTTGGCATCTTCTTGCAAGGTGCGTACCAAGTCCATTAAGGCCGCTTTCTTGTTACTGTCTGTTACTGTTACTGCTTTCTTCTTTGCTACCATGTTTTCTCCTTATCTAGGGTTTTACCCTTACACTTATATTATACAAGAAAAAGAAGTGATTAGGTACAATCACCCCTTATTCTGTTACATCTTTTAACTCTACCGAGCAGGTTACAGGACAGAACCTGAAATCAGTTAATTTTAGTTTACCACCTTTGACAAAATCTGCATATTCATCAACTGTTAAACGCTTGCGGAAGTTGCCCATGATAACTTCATACTCTCGTTTACCTTTAGCAATTTCACCATGCCATACACCAGCACCCTTAGAAGATGTTTTTGAACCACCTTTTACAGTAACCAAATCGCTTAGTGTGAACTCTGTTTTTGCTACACCGTCTTTAAATGCTCTGCCGTAATTTACTTTACTGTTTAAGAAGTAATCAACTTCTTTTTCACCAACATTGCGAGGACTCTTGTTTACATGAATACGCATATCACCAATATATTTACCAGAATTGATTAACTCTTCTCGTTTCTTTGTTGCCCGCTCTGTTTTACTGCATGATATAGCATCTGTTTTACCATCTTTGTCAATAAAGATTACATTCTTATTACCAGGCATTCTGATTGTTCTTTCTTCGTAGTCTGAAATTAAATCTCGAACACCATCATAACTCTTAATACGATAGTTGTGATATCCCTGCTCTAACACGTCATAATCATCGGCAAGAATTTCTCCAGAATTAACATCGCTAACAACACCGTTATCATCGTAATAGATTGTCTTGGTTGAGCCCTGTGCTGATTTTGTACCGTTACATAGAGTTTTTACCTCAAACGATGACACAAAACTCTTTTCCTTTTCAGGATTTTTAATAATTCTGACAATATCCGCACTGAAATTATCATCAGGCCAAATATAGATACAATTACTATCTTCTAATATAGCATTACAGTCTTTTACCTTTAAGTACTCTTCATCTGAAACCATAATCTTACTCGCCTCAATATAAGATTGTAAATGCTCTTGAATAACAGGTGAAATGTTACCGTTTTTTATGACATACAGTCTTTGAGAGTTTTTGAACTCTTCCTGTTCGTCTGTTGGTGCAAAATTCAGTTCTTCTACTGCCAAATTCATCATTGAGTAGAACTCGCCAGATTTACTAACCTGCGTACCCTCATACTCAAAGCCTAGTTTCTTTAAAAATCCGTACTCTGTCATTCTGTCTTTATCGCTATCATAGTTGTAATTCTTTAACGTATAGTAACCAGAACTTGATTTGGTTAATCTATTTTCATAATAACTGTTTGCCAACATCTGTGCTTTGGCCATATCATCTATAATCTTATTTTCTTCTTCTGGAGTTATTGTGTCAGAGAAGTGTAGGTTGTTACCATATTTGCATGTCGCCTGACTTTGCGCCGTGCATTTACTAAAGCCTTTGCCATTAAAATGTTTTTTCAAAATACGCAATCTCCTTTTCTATCTACATATTATATCAAAAAAGAGGACAAGTTTTGCCCTGTCCCCTTATAGATTGTTATAGATGGAACACCCTGTCGTGAATGTCTCCAAGTCTACCAAGGTTTACACCATTACTAATACGACCAAGATACCCACAAACTCTACGGACGATATTAAGTTTATCAATATTTGTTTCTCCGCAGTTAGGACATCTCCATATGTAATTGCCGTTTTCATCTTTAATCATTTCCATCTCACCATGGAAACCACAAGTATCACATACGTCAGTTCTTGTGTTACACTCTGCATACATGTTGTTATCGTAGATGAACTTAATAACTTCTAGCAACGCAGGTATATTCTTTTCCATGTTCGGAATTTCGATGTATGAGATAGAGCCACCAGATGATAATGACTGGAACTCTGACTCCTTCGACAACTTGTCAAAGGCGTCAATCTCTTCTCTTACATTTACATGGTAACTATTTGTGATGTAGTCATGTTCGTTTACTTCTGGCATAGTGTCAAAATCTCTTTGAAGTGCCTTTGCAAACTTGTAAGTACCTGATTCCATCGGTGTACCGTAAACAGAGAACGCTAGGTGAGTTTCTTTCTTCCACTTCTCACAATAAGCATTTAACTTATTCATGATTTGAAGTGCAAGTTCTCTACCCTCGTCGGTTGTGTGTGACTGGTGAATTAACGCTTGTACCGTTTCATATAAACCAGCATAACCTAGGGAGATTGTTGCATACCCATCATACATAACTTTATCTAATGTATCGTTAGGGTTTAATCTCGCATAGGCGCCATGTTGCCAAAGAATTGGAGCAACGCACGCTTTCGTCTTGTTTAATCTCTTCACAAATGTCATGTGAGCCTCAAAACAGAGGTCTGCATATTTGTCAAGTAGGGACCAAAACTTATTCATGTCTCCATTTGCCTCTAATGCAACATACGCCAGGTTAAGCGTTACCACACCTAAATTGAAACGACCATATGCATAGAAATCTCCGTTTCCATCATACCATGGACTTAAGAACGACCTACATCCCATTGAAGGAAAGCAATGCCCGTCTTTATTCTCAAACATTTTCTTTTCTGAAATGTAGTCTGGCACCATTCTCTTAGATGTGCATTCGGCTGCCAAACGAGTTAAGTACCAATATTCCTTTGTCTCATCACAGTTAGAACTGTCAATCGCATAAATCAACTTAGGGAATACAGGTGAACATAATACACCATGTTCGTTTGGTAAACCCTTTATACGCTGACGTAACATCTCTTCGATAATCAATGCTAAGTCTTTCTTTTCCTGCTCACTCTTTGCTTCATTTAAATACATGAAGATGGTAATGAATGGCGACTGGCCATTTGCCGATGCCATTGTAACGATTTGATGATTTAATGTTTGAATACCATCCTTGACTTCCTGACGTACTTGTTTTTCAACAATTTCGTTTAATTGTTTTGTTGTCACTTCTACACCTTGTTCTGTAAACTCGTCCATTAGTCTATGTCTGATTTTTCTTCTTGAAATATCTACATAAGGTGCTAAGTGTGTTAGGGTCATACTTTGTCCGCCGTATTGGCTTGCTGAAACAGCCATGGCGATTTGGCTTGCTAGTGTTGCCGCAGTACTGAATGACTTAGGTGAATAAATCTTAGTACCGTTTAATACAGTACCATTTGTGAAAATATCTTCTAAGTTCACTAGGCCACAGTTCGTTATTCCTGCAATACGATAGTCTAAATCGTGAACATGAATAATACCTTTTTGATGAGCGTCTTGTACATCTCTTGGTAAAATGTACTTGTTTACAAGATGTCTGCTAATTTCACCGGCAGCCAAATCTCTTTGAGTACTTAGAAGTTTTGCATTCTTATTTGCATTTTCTACGGACGCATCTGTTTCCTTCTGTTCAAACAATGCCATAATATTCTTCTCAAGGTCATTGAACTTATTGTCTCTTAATTTGCCTTTTAAGAAACGATAATTAGAGTACGCCTTTGTTAATGCGAAACTAGCGTTGTCGTAGAGTTCTTCTTCTACCATATCCTGAATATCCTCTACTGAAATTTCTGTATCTTCAGGAATGCGACTTACAACAGTATCAACCAGTTCTGCGATTTCTTCTTCTGTAAGTCTGTTTTCACGGCTAACCTGCATATTAGCCTTTTCGATTGCTGAATTTAATTTTTCAGGCTTAAATTCAACTTCGTTGCCATTTCTTTTAATTACTTTTATCATTTTACTCTCCTTGGCATAAGTTCTGCTATGCCTAATCTTATATTTACTAAAAGCGAATGGTTTGCCTATTTCACCTCACAGTCTAATTTATCCCAATCACTAATAGAACGTAAGTCTTGTGGGGTGCTTATGTTGCGTAAGTCAAGCCTTCTCTGGTTTTCTGAACCAGCATATTTTAATAGTAAATTACGCTTTGATAGAACAAAAGGACCATCAATCAAATAATCAATATTACATAAAATATCTTCTGTGTATTCAGTGTAATCCCTGAATGTCTTATCTAGTAGACTTTCAATTCTTCTACCGGTCCATATCCATATGTCTTTTGTATCACCAAATTCTGCTCTGAAACGCTGAATAATCTTTAAGACCTCTTCTTGATTTTCTTTTTCAAGTGGGTCTCCACCAAGTAATGATAGACCTTTAATATATGGCTTTTTACAGTCTTTAATTAGTTCATCTAAAACCTCATCTGTAAATCTATCACCATAATCTAATGCCCAAGTTTCTTCATTAAAGCAACCCTTACAATGTAGCGTGCAACCTGATACGTAAAGGCTGACTCTAATACCATCACCGTCGGCGGTGTCATGTTGTCTATAATCACTATAAAACATATTTCTTCTCCTAACTAAAAAGGACTATAATAGTCCTAATACGATTGCGTTTGATATTGCATGCATTCCGATTGATACATACAAGTTGTCTGTCTTTCTGTAGAAGTAATGATAGGTAGTAGCATTTACAGTTGTTATAATTGCTGGATAAAATGCCGTATATAAATCAGTACTCTTTTGTATATGAAGTAAACCAAACAGAACAATCGAAGCAACAATAGACGATTTGTTCTGTGGTAAATATCTAAATATATATTCCTCTGTTAAAGGCGCCATCACGCAAGACAGAAGAATACCTACAAAGCCATATGACTTGGCAAGTATCTTTACTTTTTGTTCTTCTATTGGTTTTGGTAGTACATATATCAAGAAACCACTAACTGCCATGTGCACTAAAAGACCGATTACGATATATAGCGCCACTCTTTTATTTAATTCTGGTTTAGGAAATTTTCTTTCATCTCTATAAAATAGATAAATAATACCCATAAATAGAACAGAGAATAATATATGCCTAAATGGGGCAGGTCCTATCGCCATTACAGACGACAAGACATAACTCGTAAGAACAATAAATATATATTTTGATGTTGCTTGCATTACTTGCCTGCCTTAGCAATAAGAGCCATCTTGACAAAACACATCTCATACAACACACGGTAGTCAATCGTCTTGCTTGCAATAGCATGGAATGTCTTTTCTAATTCACCAGTTAGTTTAATAAGCATGTTAAGATTTGTAAGTTTTGTTAAATCTTGATAAGGTATTCCAGATTCTACCTCAACTCCTGAAAGCATTAACATTAAATCTACAATAACCTTATACAATACTTCTGCGGTTGAGTGGAAATTCGCTCCGGTTTCTGACATCGCTTTTGTTGTTTTGTAAATATTGATTACATCACCATGTAAGATATTTTCTAACAACTGTCTTGAATAAGAAGCACTAATAACACCACCGTTTACCAAGTTTTCTAGGTTACTAATAGCATCTCGGATTGAACCACCACTATTATGAACACAGTTAAAGAAATCTTCTTTGGTAAACTTTTTATCTTTGATTCCTTGCAGAATGTCTGGCTCTTTTTTAGCGATATTCTGTAGAACTGTTAGAATTTCGTTCGGTGTCGGTACTCGTAAAGAGAACTGTTGCATACGGCTCTTAATTGACTTAGGAATTCTATCAGGCTCTGTTGTACAGCAGATAAATAGTGAGTCTTGGTTTGTACTCTCCAAGTCTGTGAGGATAGATTCGAAGGCTGCTTTAGAACAGTTGTGGAACTCGTCTAAAATAAATACCTTCTTCTTGATTGGTTGTGATACGAAGGACTCTGCCATAATCTTTCTGACATCTTCTACACTAGCATTCGCCATAGACACCTGTTTGACGCCGATAAGAGAGTCGTTATCAATAGCCTCTGTGATTTCATCCTCAATCGGATTCAAATCATCATCTAATTTATGGCAGTTCAGTACTTTTGCAATTAATAAGGCAAGTGTTGTCTTACCTGTACCTGCTAAACCACTGAAAATATAGCCTGTAGGTATCTTGTTTGATGCAATAGCATTTTTTATCGGTGTAATAATCGCCTCTTGACCGATAATGTCTTCCCATCTTTTCGGTCTGTATTTTTTGTATAACTCAATGTATCTGTCCATACTATTCATCTCCGTACTCTACATAGTCATTTAATCTGTCTGTAATAATCTTAGGTGGGTATGCTCTACCTAAACCACATAAATAAGTTGCCCATGAATTATATTTACCTGGCTTGAATGGGAAGGTATAGTCGTTTGCAATACACTCTTCTAAAATACTATCTGCTTTTTCACAGTCTGCAATTACTTGCTCTCTAACTTTTAGATTATGACAGTCAACATTGACAATCTGTGGAACCTCTGCACAAGGGAATATCAAACATGCACTATCTACTTTCATACCTGCTTGCTCTAAGAGCATCGTATAAAATGTCTGCTGCCGCCAGTAATCGAATGGGTTATTATCACTAGGTGCCTTACTAGGGTCATAGTCATGGATTTTTGCTCCTGTTTTCCAGTCTTGAACGATTAAGCCATAGTCACCCTCAACAAGTTTATCAATAAATCCTAAGCATGTTCTTTTAGCGTTACCAATCTTACCTGTAACAAACAATTCTAAGCCTTGCTTTTGTTCTCCCATAAGGAACACAGAGGCAATCTTTTCATCTTTTGCACCACTAAGCCATGTGTTTTTGTAACCTTGTATTGCTCGATTTAGCCAGTCTTTGTTTTCCTGTCTTTCAAGCATGTGTGGGTATTTTTCTTTTGTTACTGATACAGCGACTGCCGACAAGTGTTTAAAATCTCTGTTCACTGACGCTAACTTAAAGAACTCTTCCATAATACTGTGGAACCATGTTCCTCGCTCTAATGCATCGACATATCCATCAATACATAGTGGTTCAATATAAGCACCCATTACCCAGTCTCCTGGCGAGTTCAATAATGCACCAACTAAACTAGGCGACAATTTCTTCTTATTGATTTCCTTCCTCAGGTCTTCGTCTAAAACTTGAACACTATTGTTTGCAATTCTAACTTTCTTATTTGTTTGCTTTTCTGTTTCTAAATCAAATAAACTAAATCCCATATTACACCCCCAAAATCTCGCCTAACTCATCGGCAGTATGTTGTGTTGTGTCTATTTCGATAGAGTAATTTTTATATTCTAAGCATTGTGTTTCGCTTGGGTGCTTTAACGCCTCTTCTGAAACAGTAATCTTATCTCTATCATATAGTCGCTTTAATCGAACTTCTAACGGTGCTTTTAATAAAACCGTAGTGGCTCCGATAGATTGTAACATCTCTAACTCGTTGATAAAGCGTGCGTCTGTAATATACGTTGCTATACCATTAGAAATATTTTCTTCAATCTCTGCCTCAACAATATCTACCCAATAACTATCTTTTTGTTGTCTGCGTACCTCTGTCCCCCAGTATTGTAATAAAAATCTTGTCGCTGGCGTTCTATCTCTTGCTGTAAAGTTTGGATGAATGTAGTCCTCTTCAAGAATTGCATTCTTTAGTTTGCTGATGTGAATACAGTTTACTTTCATTGCTTGTGAAATCTCTGCCACACCTTCATTGTTTCTTACTCGTTTAATTAACTCGTCTACTTCATCCTTTAATGCTTTTGCAAAACTTAAATGCTCTACCTCTATTCCATTCTGGTTACATAGTTCTTTATATGCTTCACCAAATGTGTCTTTGCCAGCGGCCATACCACCACTGAATGAAATTGTTTTTACTAACATACTTTCCTCTACCTCTCACTTATTATTATACACATTTTTATACTCAAAAGGCACACATTTTAAAATATGTGCCAGAACGGTTTTAAGCGTGTTTTTACTTAAATGTGATAAGTTATTCAGCCCGTTGATTTTAGGTCTAAAATAGGTCTAAAAAGTCGCACGGACGAGGGTGTAAAACGGTTTTAAACAAAATAAAAAGAGTGAGAAAAATCTCAACTCTTAGTATATTCAATTAAATACCGACAACAAACAGTGCGAATGCTAGAAATACAATTACTCCTAACAGTACTTTCTTTTGAGCCTTGCTTAAATCTAAGAATAGAACCGTATAAACTAATACAGACAACAATACATAGAGCAGGATGTGCAATAGCACCGATAACAACGTAATTAACATGAAAATATTACCCCTTTCGCTTTACAGTAAAAGCATATACTACCCATGGCTTTCTGTCAAGTGCACACTCTTATGATTGTCAATTAATATCTTCTGTAAGATGAACTCCTGAACTTCGTATAAGAATGAGCAGTCTATATCTTCTACATCTTCAAAGTTCAGATAACAACCACCATCATAATCTTTTAATGATAAGTTGATAATTAAATTTTTTGCCAACTCTCTATTTGTATTAAACAATTTAGGAACATCATGTGCTGGCTCTAAAAAGTATTCCCCTGTATCACCATCAAGCATCTCTATATAGACTGTACCTGGATTACTGGTCTGAAAAACAATCTTAGTATCATAAGGATAACCAAGTTCTGTCAACCTATCAATCAGAGATTTTAAATAGACGACCAACTTCCATTGCCCTAGAAGATTATATATAAAGTCTAGTGTAATTTCGTCAGGAGAGCAAACAATTATTTTATCATCCTCAATCTTTACATTTAGGTAGTATTTCTTTAACTTTTTTAAAATATACTCAACATTCGGGTCAAACTTATTAATCGTGCCATTATTAAACATGATAATAAATTCTTCCAGTGTATTAAAATACTTTTGTTTTGAGATAATGCGCCTGATTTTGGTATCAAACTTCTTTGCAAAAGGCATTAAAGCCTGCATAACTAATCATTCTCCCTAAACATATAGGAAATAGGCTTTTCATTAGACATATCATCGTCTACCTCACAACTCAAGGCAACTCTCTTTTCTACTCCTGCAACAAACTGGTTCTCTTCTGAATAACATAGCACCTGCTTGTCATCTTTATTGTAGATTAACACAAACTGGCCGTCTGCATCCTCTTTTAAGGTTAAATCTACATAAGGATATTCTAAAGAGTATGATTGCACAATCTCTTGCCCAGACTTTGTTGGCTTATCTTCTGCTGGTTGTTCATCATCAGCAACTGTCGGTGATTTTAAAATCAATCTTTCAAAGTTTTCAAAATCTTGTTTCTTAGGACCTTCTGTCGGTTGTGTAACTGTTGGGGTCTTTGCAGTACTTGTGAAATGACTGACAACAAAATAACCAATACCTGCAAGAACAACAATAGAGATTAAGGCAATAACGCCAATTACAACACCTTTCTTCAACTTCTTTGGTGTCTTAGCCTTTTTGCTTTCCCTTTCTTTTACAATTTCTTCTAATGCCTCTGCCTCTTCCTCTTCTGAATATTCGACTTTAGGCTGAACAGGCACGGCTACTTGAGGCTCTTGATAAGCCTCTTCATAGTCTGTATCTTCGTCAGTATTGTACCCATCTTCAATATCTTGGAACTCATCTGTAATGTCTTCTACATCTACAGGCTCAATAATATCTTCTTGCTCTTCATGTTTGACAACCGGTTCGGGAATAGTGTTTTTAGTTAAATCTTCCACAGATGGTAAATTCATTATCTTTTTTGCCATTTTACAACTCCTTACTTAATCAGTCTAAGAGCGGCTGCAGATACATAAATTTGGTCGATTTCAACGGTCTTCCACATATCATCTTTCACCGAATAGAACTCAACTAATATATCAATAAGTTTACCACCAGACATTTTCGCCTGCTCTGTTTCTTTGTTGACCAGTTTCTGGAAAGCAGGTAGATTTTTAGTTTTATTCTTATCTACCACAATTCTTTCTAAAATTTGATTATTCTTAGACACTTCTACAGGTTCAATGTCACTAATCATCATACTACCTCTAAAGCCCTTAGTGTATGTGAGTTTATAGATTGTATTGAATTTCTCTGGCTTATCTAAAGGCTCTAATGCATCGAAGAACGATTTTTTCTTATCGTCTGTTAGTCGTAGGAGTTTATATGCCTCTTGTCTGTCGCCGTTTGTTTTTTCCATCGCTGTTCCTAACAAGATTCTATTAGTAACCATGGTAGGTAACTTAATTTCTGCTTGAGAGACACCATTATTGGCGATACCAGTAATAAGAGTTTTGCCAGAACGTGTTTTCTTTTGTGCAACTGATAAGAAGGTGATGTATTGAGTACTATCACACTCTTTTAAGTCTTTTGTTTGGACGATGTCCTGACCGTCCTGTGTTTTTAGACCATCTAAAGGATTGCCTGATAAATAAGCCCCTAATGCCTGACCTTCATTAGCCATCTTTTCGAGTATTGGCCATTCCTCATCGTCTAATTCAACCATACTGATTGCCTCTTCGCCAACCATAGCGAATAAACTAGCAACATTATTCTTCTTGCGTTGTACGCTCTTAACCAACTTTTCTGCGTTATCGTAAATAGATTTTCTTGTATTACCGAAACAGTCTAAACAACCAGAACATGCCAGAACTTCAAGAACAGATTTTGACACAATGTCTTTGTTTCGGTTAATAAAATTCATCAAATCTGTATATTTGCCATTACGCTCTCGTTCTAATATAAACGCCTCTAAAATAGATGTCGGTACTTTCTTGATGTTTGAGATACTATAGACAATATTCTTCAGGTCAGACGTAGGTGAAATAAGCAAGTCAGATTCATTAATATTTGGTGGTAATATCTCTATACCGTTAGAACGGGCATCTTCAATACACTTTGCTACCTTGTCTGAATTATCTGCATACATTCTCAAGGCTGCTGTTTCCCATAATACTGGATAATGAACCTTTAAATATGCTGACTGATAACTGTTTAAAGCATAAGATACGGCATGTGACTTATTAAAACCATACTGTGCAAATCCTAATAACTGTGCCCAGAACTCATTAACAGTACTTTCCGAACATTTGGTATTCTCAATGATACCCTTTTTAAACTTAGGTTCAAGCATGTTTAGAATTTCAATCTTTTTCTTACCCATTGCCTTACGCATCTTATCGGCTTCTTTTGATGTGAAACCGGCTGCCTCTTGTGCAATCTTCATAACCTGCTCTTGATAAATAATTGCGCCAAGAGTGTCCTTCGTTAATGTGTCAATCGGCGTACCAATAAATTCCCTACTGAATGGTATACGTTTGGACGGGTCATTCTTTCTGACCGCAAAATCATCATGCAAACCTAAACTCATAGGGCCTGGTCGATAAATAGCCGTAATTGCAGGTAGTTCTTCAAACTCTGACGGCTTAACCTTTGTAAGCATGGTTCTTACACCCTGTTCTGCGAACTGGAAGATACCACTTGTCTTAGCCTTTTGGAACATCTGATATGTTTTCTTATCGTCTAATGTGCCATCAATGATTTTAGACATATCAATATGTTTGCCAGTGTATTGTTCGACCAATTTAACTGTGCTACTAATCAAGTGTAGTGTGTCGAGTCCTAAGAAGTCCATCTTGATTAAACCAAGTGATTCTGCCTCAGGATATTCAAACATTGAAACTTGATAAACAATACTTTTATCTCTAGGGTCTTCTTTATAAATTGTAGGCACTGTATCTGAAATCTCTTTGCATGAAATTAGTACTCCACAAGCGTGGACACCTGTGCCAGATGTTCTACCTTCTAGTTCGCTTGCCCTTTTTATGATTTCTAGCAACAATGGGTTTAGTTTTAGTCTTGCACTTTCATATGTTTCATTCTTCTCATCAAGTACGTCTTTTAATGTGTCTTTTGAAACTGCTTCTGGTAGCAATTCACTAAAACTGTTGACTTCCTGTGGTGGTATGCCATAAACCCTTGCTACACATCTAAATGCATTTCTTGCACCATAAGGCATTCTCGTGATAATGTGTGTAATATTATTTTCACCGTACTCTTCTTGACAATGCTTAAATACAAGCGGTCGTACTTCTGGTTCAAAATCTGTATCTACGTCAGGTGCAGCCCCAATGTCTATAATCTTATAATCTGTAACTGTTTTACCATCAACTGTGTCACCAAGTTTGATTGTATATGTGTAATCATCCTTGTTATTGATGTTTTTAACGGTTGATACCGGGATTTCTTCAAAAGAATTGTCATCGTACGTAATTCTTGCAATCGCTGAACGGCCAGGTGACAAGAAACGGTCAAACATTAAATCATAACGAACAGGGTCTGTTTTATGAATACCTAGAAGCCTTGCAATACAACTACCACCTGCTGAACCACGCCCACAACCTGTTGGGTAGCCGTTATCTTCTGACCATTTGATGTACTCTCGTACAACTAAGAAGTAGTCTATAAAGTCGTTTGAGTGGATAACCTCTAATTCGTTCTTAATTCTCTTCTTCCACTCTGCCTGAACCTCTTTAGGCTTATCTGCAACAATCTTATCCCAGCCTTCTTGAATTAATGCTTTAAAGTAGGATAAACTATCTTGAAAAGGTGCTGGAATATGAGGAACAGGGCGCAAACCTAATTGATATTCTAACTCAACCTGCTCAATCATATCTACAATAGCCTGGTTATTAATAATCGCCTGATTCAGGATTTGCTTTGGTACATCTGTAACGTTTTCTTTTACATAACCGACTAATTCCTGTGTTGATTTTAAGTAATGCTCATTGCAGAATAAAGCAGGTCTCAAACCACCACGTGTTACAGGTGTCTCTTGTAAACTGTAATTCTTAATTAATGCCATATTGATTTCAGACATTTCAAAATCTGTATCATATGCATAGAACGTAGGATTCGTTAAGACTAAAGGAGTATTTGTTCTTTCTGACAATCTTGTAACAGACTGGCTAATATTTCTACGATTTCCTTTTAGCAATGTAAATTCTAAATATACATCTTTAACTTTGTTTTTAAATTCTGACAAAAACTGCTCGGTTGGTTCTTTTTCATATGTATGTACAATCGCAACAATATTGTCTGTCTGCTTAATGTCTGTGGTTGTTAAGAAAGGCTCGTCTAAATTATTCCTTGTAGATTGTGTTAGTAACTTACATAATTCATGGTAACCATTAATGTTCTTTGCTAAGAATGTAATATTGTGTTTTTCAACTGTAAGGGTTACTCCGACAATCGCTTTAATATCATTTGCCTTACACTTCGTCAAGAACTTAAAAATACCCATCATTGAATTGGTGTCTGTTAATGATAAAGTTTTAATACCCTTTTGCTTACAAACACTAATATATTCATCAATAGTGCCATACCCGATATGAACACTATAATCACTATATACAATTAAATTGCTAAATTCCATATTTGCTTCTTTCCTCTCACTAATATTATACAACAAAGACCCGCTATTTAGACAGGTCTTGTTTGTTTGTATAGAGAATTACTCCGAATACAATTTCTATTGTGAAATAAATTACAATGTAAATGAAAGAATTTACAGACTTTGTTAAATATGTAAATAACAGTAATGACAGAACGATTAAGATACTCACTAAGACAGTAATTAATAGTCGTTTTGACTTAACATTAAACTTGTCCATCAATAACTCATTTACAAAAGCAATAGATATTGTTAAAGGTATAAAAGTTGCAAGTAATGATAACTGCAACATGCTTTCAAATTGTAATACAAGCATAGCGACTACAACTTCATAGATAAACAGCCACATCAAATAAAATACGCCGTGAAAGAAGTTTGAAAACATCATAGAGCCTGTATATACAACAAATATTCCTAAAAATACATACTGAATACCATTTGTATTAGTCTGAAATGCTGAAATTGTAAGCCCTAGCAAGGCAATCATCACAAGGATTTTAAGAAAAGAATTATTTAGAAACTTCTTTACCAGTGCTGCCAAAACCGTTTGCTCCTCTTTCTGTTTCTGATAATTCATCTACCTGTGTGAATTTTGCCAAACATGGAACAACTACAATCTGTGCCATTCGCTCTCCCGGCATTAAGAATTTAATACTATCTGAATGATTATGAATTTTCACTTTGACTTCTCCACGATAATCACTATCAATTACTCCTACAGAGTTGGCGAGTGTACAGTCAAACTTGAAACCTAGTGAACTTCTCGCAAATACTAGCCCAACATATCCTTCTGGTATTTCGACATAAAATCCTGTTGATACAACTTCTGACTTTCCTGGCACCAGCGTGATAGGCGTACCACCATTATGAAACAGGTCTAATCCTGCTGAACCTGTTGTCTGTACCTTAGGCGCCTCAAATTCGCCAATATATTTAAACTTTACTTCCATCTAATTACTCCTTTACTGTTTTGAATTTCATGTAATATATCAGTTAAGAGAACCTTTTTGGGGGTTCTCTTTTAAACTAATGTTTAATTACTTTGGTTTTAACCTTTCTTGCCTGACGAATTAACTTGTCAACACATTCGCCAACTAGAACATAAAAATCTGAACCGTAAACCTTTGCATGTAGAGTTGCTTTATTTGAGATAACTGTTCCTTCTAATTTAAAGCAATTATCTTTCTTATGCTCTACCTCAAAACGCACCTCTGTGTCATTGTTTACTACAATTGGAAATGACTCTAATGACAGTACTTTCTTTTCGACAGCCTCATACATTGCCTCTGTCACTTCTCCATCTCGATTAAAAATTACAATTCTCATAAAATTATACCTTTCCCTTTTTGTCTCTCATATCTTCTAAACCGACATAGTACGCTTCAATCTCATCTGGTGTTGGTTTTGTGTAATACACAGCCCACACAACTACAGATAATAGTAAACCCGCTATAAATGTGTAGTATGGTGATTGCGTTGGAATTAAAACTAAGAATAAGATACTTAAAATACCAACCACAATTAATGACAAGTTTACTCGTTGTTGAAACGACAGGTCATTCAACCATGCTAGTTTTGATACCTTATCTTCTTTTTGCTTTCTAATAATCATTATACCATATGCGAATGTAAATGTAATAAAACCAACGCACAAGGCGACAATACTTCTAATTGTTGTGAATATAAAATTCCACGGTAATAAAATGTCTACAATTATACTAACACCACAACCGAGTGCGATTGACATTACCAATAAAGCGAAAAACACTTTCTTGTTGCCTTTATTCACCTTTGTCTTGATGAAAGATAAATACTTAAATAAAATCTGCATACGCTCACCTACCTCTCTATACCTAAGAAGTTGTATGCATCTTCTAGGGCCTTCTTTTTCTCTGGCGATTTATATATCTTCTCTGCCTCCATTTGGGCAGCCTCTACCAACTTTGTATGTTCGTTGATATCACAGAATTTCAGGTTTGTTTCACCAGACTGACGAGTGCCAAGAATATCACCAATATCACGTGTTGCCATATCAGCCAATGCAATCTGAAAACCATTATCACTACGCACCAGAGCGTTTAGTCTAGGATTATCTGCTTTACCGTCATTTACTAGATAACAGTATGATTGAAGATTGTTACGACCAACACGTCCTCTAATCTGATGAAGAGGGCTTGCCCCAAATCTATCTGCACCTAGAATAACCATAACGGTCGCCTCTCGAATATCAATACCTACTTCTACGATAGAAGAGGCAACCAACACGTTAAAATCACCATCTCTAAATTCTTTTAGTGTCTTTTCCTGTGTCTCTCTCGATTGCTTACCAGTTACAACTTTATACTTCACATCGTTCGCATATAACAACGGTAAGTGTTTCAGTGCTTTTTCAACCCTTGCGGTAGAGATATATTGCGTATCTTCATCAACTGCTGGTGCAACAATAAACATCTTATGACCTTGTCTTAATTCATTAATGATATTTGCCCACACATCGACACATTTCCCACTCAAGAAGCCTTCACTATTTACTTTTAACAGTTCTGTCTTAATAGGTATTCTGTCCTGAGGCTTTTCTTCGATTGTGATTAAATGCACATCACCAAAGAATGATGTTGCAACTGTTCGAGGAATCGGTGTCGCTGTTTGAGAAATTAAATCAGGCACTTTACCGTCTACTCTAGCCCCTAATAAAACCTCTCTTTGTGCAACGCCGAATTTTTGTTGTTCATCAACTACTACAAGACCCAAGTTGTGGAATTTCGGTACAATCAAGACGCTTTGTGTACCTACAAGAATATCTATCTCGCCTGACTCTACCTTGTCGTAAATTGCCTGTTTTTCTTTCGCTTTTGTCTTACCTGATAAATACGCTATAACAGGCTTATGTTCTAATGGTTCCAAGAACTTCTCAAAAGTATTAAACAACTGCTGGGCTAAAATTTCTGTAGGTGCTGTCAATACGCTCTGATAGCCACAATCTACATTGTATAAGCATGCCATCTGGGCACATATAGACTTGCCTGCACCAACATCGGCTGATAATAATATCTTCTCCGGTGTAGGCTTCTTCATAGCGTCCATAATCTCTTGAATAGCATTACTCTGACCGTTTGTCAATTTAAATGGTAATTTACCGTATGCCTCGTTTGTATAATTTGTCTTACCTGTAGGTATCTTGCTTAGTCCGATAGCCTCTTTACTATTCACTCGTCTATCTAAGAATACAAGTTGCAGATAAAGCAACTCAATATAGGCTAACTTATCAATCGTATCAATATAGTTTGTTACATCTTTTGGAAAGTGTAAGTCATATAGTAGTTCCCATAAAGAACTATCCATGTTAATATACGAGGCTAGGTCTTTACCGTCAAATCTGGTAAATACTTCTTGTACGCATTGTGTGAGTACCTTTGATGTAATCTTATTTGAAGGACTTTGTTTATATACGGGAATAATTGGCATACTCTGTACATCTGTTTCAGAAAAGATATTCTGACCATTTGCCTTATCTCTTGCGATTCTAACCAATTGCACGATTACTACATCACCAGGCTTATACAGTCTACCTAAGTAAGCACCGCCAAAGAATGTTGCTTCAAGTGTTCTTTTACTTTCTACATCCTGTAATTCAAAATACGCTTTACCATTAGAAACCATAATGTTTCCAATAATACACTTTACAAACACTGACTCACCAAATGGACAGTGTGACCATGATTCAGTTCTTCTTCTATCGACATACTTTACAGGTCGCTTAAACAGTAATTCGGCTGCATTTGTGTAACCTAACTTATCAAAACCCTCTGATTTAATCTTGTAACCATAAGCAACGGTAGACAATTCTGACAAATCAACAGACATAATATCCCTCATCGTGTTATATGAAGTTAATGGTGTCTTGACAATATCTTCCAGTTCTTCACTCACACGAAAACTAGGTAAGTATGGATGTTTCCATGATGTCAACATTCTGTACGATTCATATAGCCTACTGAAAGGAATCCTATATGTGTCACGCATGATATTGGTTGCACCCAAAATATTTAAAACTCGAATATAAGACTCGATAGGTGGTATTTTCACGCCAACGTAGCCGTCTGCAAACTTAAACACTTCTGGTTGTGGTACTTTTTCTGCTTGCTTTTTAATCAGCAATAACTCATTATCTAAAAAGTCAACATCATTACGGAATTTCTTTACAAAATTAAACGTTGCAAAACAGTTATTACTATAAACAGGAAAAACATACTGGTAAGTACCCAGCATGTGTTCATCTTTTAAACCAACAAATTCCTTTAAAATTAAGAAACTTAAAGGTCTCTGTGTTCTAATTGTAATATGTTCACCTGTAGTGTCTAATCTTACCTGTATGTTCTTTTCCATAATATATTAACCTCTCGCTACCTCTAATAGTTCTAATAAAGGCAACATCTTATCTAGCACGTTGTCTGGTAGCGTTTCAATACCCTTAGTCAAACTCTTCTTTGCTAGAATAGCACTCATACTTTCGTCATAAGTATATGATGGGTTGTAGCCCTCTACTAGTTTTGCTAAACCACTGATATCCTGTATTTCAATGACTGCAAACGCAAGGTCTGTCGTGCCTCTTAAACTAAACAACTCTTTCAATTTTAAGATGTTGTCAGAGTATGCCTTGTCAATAGTTATTATACAACTTATTAACCCAGAACGACTATCCTCATGCATAATATTTTGAATATATGAAAGCGTTTCTGCGTCATAGGCTTTTAATAGGTCGCTAATCACCAAGACTTTCTCTACTAGAGGTTTAATATTTGTTACCGGCTCGTTCTGTGTGTTTCCGGACGTTTCTGCAATTTCTTCGACATCTTCTGCAACCTCAACGTCACCGCTCTCTAAGGCCTCTTCCGGCTCGTCATAGACCTCTTCGCCCGTATGCTCCTCGACTTGCTCACTATTCTTCTGCATATCTATCGCAGAATCGCTGTTCTTTGCGGCCATCTCTAATCTTTCTCTAAGTGATAGTGTCATATTTTAATCTCCTATTACGGCCTCAACAACAGAGGCAACAATACTAATCTCTAAACTTACAACCAATGCGTTAATAAATGAAAAATGAATACCAAAATAACCGAATAATAGTTGTGTCAATAAGGTATTAATCACAAAGGAAACAAGTCCTAGTGTGAGAATATTAACAGGTAGAGAAAAGAAACGTACAAGAGGCTTCACTACCTTTACGAAACATGTATAGCATAGCCCTATTATTAAATATGTTGTTAAGCCTTGAATGCCAAATGTGTGAAAGAAATAATCTAGTCCTAAAATGGTCAATGTGATTGCTATAAATGATTTCATTTCTTAAATACTCCTTTTTTATACATGATGAAACCTGCACCAGATATGGCTCCGATGACTACAGTACCAAGTATTACAGGTAATAGTAAACCATTATTCTGAACAGAAATGGTTTTCTTTTCTTTTGGTGAGAGAACAGCCTTAATATCTTCCTCAATCGTTTCTGTGACAGGTAAGTTATTTTTGAACACATCTGCCTCGTCTTTACTTAGATTAAAAGAACCGTTATCAATACCTTTTGTTAGTAGTTCTTTTACGTTATCTTGATTGTTGATGTCTGCCTTTCCTAATTCATCTGTATCTGTAAAGACTGAATAATTGATTGATACAGGTTTATCTAGCAACTCTTTGCCCTCTACCATAACGATATTATAGCCTGTCTTTGTAACAAAACGGTGAGGCTTAACGTATAGTACTGCCGTATGGTAGTCGTTACTCACAGAACCTACTCTGTATTCTTGTTCAACTTCTTTATCAACTAACCAGCCAACACTCTGCTCTGACGAAATAGCGATACCGATTGTTTGATTTGTATTGTTATAAATCTTAATATCAACTGCTCCTGTTAGGTTATCACTCTCTAATGCCTTACGCTCAACCTCAATCCGAACTCCATCTGTCGGAACATCTACGTCCTCTGCGTGAACATTACAAGATAATACTAACAAGAACATTGCACTCATTAATAATTTCTTTACCATAACTGCTACTCCTTGTGTACTTCTTATATCAAAAAAGGCTCAATGAAGAGCCTTATTCTACATGCATGACTGAAACACCAACAGTAATGAAAATTGTGTCATCAACTGAATATGCATTATCTGCACCCTTAACTAGGGATTCAATCTTTAAAATCTGGTTACCCCTGTTGCTACCGTAATTCACTCTAATTTTATCAGCAATATAACCGACTAAGATATTAAGTGTTACTGCACCAAACTCGACAACTGTACGATTGTCTCCTGTATTTGCGTCAAGCGTAATATCAATCGTATCATGATTTGTATTACGGAATTCAATCTTGTCCCCTTTGATATTTAGCCAAATCTGGTTACTATCAGGGCTTAAACGTGTCATGGCTTGAATAGCATACTTAAACTCTTCAATATTTGCAGTAAATGAGTTTTCTGTGGCCGCTGTCTCCTTAAATACGCCATATTCTAAAGGCTTCATATTAGAGAATGAAACAAGATGTAAAATATCGTCCTCGTTATAGAAACCAAAGCGTGATTTGTTATGAATTAACTTAACCATGGCACCTGGTGTAAATGTATTAAGCAAGACACCAACCTGTGCTGGCTTTAATAACACATGGAACGCTTCTCCATTAAAGTCACATGTCTTTTCTACTAGGCCGAATGTGTTGGTTGCAACGATGTTTAACTTATCACCAGTTGAGATAATGTTTAAACATGAAGCAGGGTGATTTTGTAGTACACTATCTGTTGATAAAAGTTTAGACAGTTCGCTAATAATCTTGATGAACTCAACGCCTGTTACTGTACCATACTCTTCTGTCGCAGTATCTACCTTTGCAATAGGGGCATCAATTACTGGCACCTTAAACTCTGACGAACCGACCTTGATAGTCACAATATCGTCAATTTCTAAGCGTAAAGCCTCTTCGTTTACGATAATTAGACTTGTTGCTGTCTTTAATTGGTTGCCTGAAATACATAATTCGATTGGTTCTACTGTGTCGTCTGCAACAAACGGAACCTTTCCTGCGATAACAGAAGAGGCAGAGTTATAAGATAGACCTAATGTGTTATCTGCTCCTACTGTTAAAACCAACTGGCTTGATAGGTCTTTACCTACGCCTTTCGTTACTGTCTTTGCTAAGTTTACAAACTGTGCTGTGTTTACCTTTAAAATCATTCTTTATTCTCCTTTTTTCTGTATAATTGAAAACGCATACTTCTTTGTACTATCTATGTTGAAGTCAAAAACACAATTCCTTGATGTCAAACCCTCGTCTGATGACGATAAGACTATATTAATATGAGGGTTGCTCTTACAATAAGTGGAGAACGCCTCTCTGAATTGTGATACTTTTACTGAATTTGTTTCTGGCCCAACTCTGTAACAATCTAGTATCATTAATAACTGTGTCTTTTTATCAAATAGTGTGGTTTTGTTAAACTCTGCCTCTGGTCTTGCCCACATCGCTTCGATACATTGTTCCATTGTTACAATTTTCACACTCTCTGGGCTGATACCTACATTAATCAGGTGTGTTGCTAAATCAAACGCTTTTAATTTATTCTTAATAATATTATTTGAGAATACTGCAATCCTCAACGTGTTGTTTCTGCGTAATGTTTCTCGTACAAACCTGTCTGTGCTTTGATTGAATTTAATCTTTGCGTATTGTCCGTACCCTTTTAAATTTAAGAGTGCTTTCCACTGTAATAAATTATCTAAAATGTCTTGTTTACTCATCGAACCACCAATCCATTTCACCAATATCTAATTCTTTATACTCTTGCTTTCTTGTTTCTGCTATTACATCTGCAAATTCACCGTTGTTGATACGCATATTAATAACTGAAACATTCCAGTCTGTTAGTTGCATTCCTGTTTGTGCAATAACAATCATAATATCTCTAAAATATTCTTCTGACATATCACCAGAGAGTACATATTTTGTATACAACTCTCTTATTTTTCTCTTGGCAACTGCTATATTTGTGCCTTTGTCTGTGGAATGAATTATTTTTCCTACAGTATCGGCAAACTGGTAAATATTAGAACGTTTATCAGAGCATGTATCTTCTTGGAAGTCTCTTGTTTTTGCATTTTGCAACAATGCTTCATCATCTGCAAACAATGACTTTTTAACTTGCTTTTCTAACTTATGTCCCATCAGTCGAACGCTCCATCAAATACGTCAATATCTCCGTCTTCATCATCGAAGGCCTCTACATTTTCTGTCCATAATGGTTCTTCTACATCGCTACCTGATGATGCAACCTCTACAGGCACATCTTCACCACCGAACCCTGCTAGGTCTTCTTCACTAGCATTGTCTAACATCTGGTTCTTAGCCAACTCGATTGGGAATGACATAAACTTACCTGTTTGGCCACCACGGTTCTTTTCTAAAAGCACAGTCATCTTCTTCTCAATACTATCATCATGTAAGTCTCTATGTAAGATTAACGCTACATCACTATCGTTGGCGATATCACCAGCGTCTTTAATATCTGACAAGTGAGGCATAGGGTCCTCATCACCTCTACGCTCACGATTGACCTGTGCAAGAATAACGATAGGTATTCCTAATCGTCTTGCCAAAATCTTAAAAGTTCTTGACAGCGTTGCCATTTCTTCTCGTTTACTTCTTCCAGAGATGGAAATTAAACCTAGATAGTCAATGAACAAGACATCTAAACCGTCTGTCTTCTTTTTTGTATATGCCTTTGCTGTAATTTTATCGAGTGTCAGCCCCGGCTCATCATCAACAATCACATCCCAATTTGAGATATTGTCAAAAGCCGTTGCAATTTTTTCTTTATCGAAGGCGTTGGCAGATGCTTTTGTAGGAGACAAATCACTTAGGAAAATATCATTACTGTATGCAACCATACGCTTGATAATATCTGTTTCATCAACTTCAAGCGAAATGTACATTACTTTCTTTCCTAGACTGGCTGCGTGGGCTGCCCAGTTTGTTGCCATGACAGTCTTACCAACAGATGTTCTGGCTGCAATCGTTACTAACTGCCCGCTACCGATACCGCCGTCTTTTAAATATCTATTCAACTGTGTCCATGGTGACGGGATAACCTCTGCAACAGGAGCAGTTGGGTCTAACGCTTTATCAGCAATCGTCCTGAATTTATCAGCAAAAGGTACAGTATTATTATTACTTGTAATACTTGTATTCGCATCTTCAAGCGTTGTGACCATCTGAATTAAACCATCTGACGGTTCTGTTGCACCATTTAAGATATTCTCAACGACTTTGTTCGCCTCACCAGAGATACGTTTAACAACCTCATATCGCTGGAGACGAGTAGCAACGCTCAATAGAGAAGTGTAACATGGAGAAACAATAGTATGTATATCTTCTTGAGATAGGCTCTCTCCACCCTGTCTAACAGCATCTATAATATCGTCAAGGGTTGCATGATTATTTTCTTCATTTTCTTGTGCTTTTTCTTTCAGGCATGTCCATGCTAATTCATACTTTTTATTAACAAACTGGTAGTTATCCAGAATAGACATTACATTTACGATAACTGTCTGTTCTTTTATACCTGCTTGCAAAAGTGTTAGTTCTGCCTGCATTTGTTCTGTTCTCAATTCCATGCAATTCTCCTTGTTCTGCTTACCTTTACAGTTATTATTATACAAGAAAAAGACCACTTTGGGTAAGTGGTCGTAATTTTTTAATTAAAATTGAAACGAAGTGTTGCTTCGACAGGTGTTGCTTTTGTGTAAGTATCATAGATACCAGCGTTTCTCAATGCTGTTGTATCAACAATTTGCTTATCAAACTCTGGCACATACACAAACTTCATACCGCAAGATGAATACTCTGTAAGGTTACTATCCTTCATAGATACAACTAATCTGTTCTTAACTTCTTTTTCTGTTGCTTCTAGTTGTTCTTTCTTTTGCTTTAAATCTCTTAACTTAGCAAGAGCCTCTCTGCCTTCTGGAGAAAGTCTTCCGTCTGTAATTGTGAACACCACATCGTCAGAAGAGTAGTCTTTTAATGACCTAGCGTAATCCTCTGCTACCCTAGCAAGTCCTTTATCAAGAATATCTTGCTTTGTTTCAATATGTTCTGATACATGAGACGTCTTAAGGAAATCATCATATAGTCCATCTCGCTTTAACGCTTCTACATCTGCGTTGTTTCGCATGCCAGGTGCTATATATGTTATCTTTCCTATCTCATCTGAAAGAGATTTTATTTGCTCTGCTTCTAATGTTCTTAATAACTGTTGTTTGTAATAATTAAATGCAGAGTCAATACGTGCTTTTGTACGTCTAGTTTTTACTAATAGTTGGGATGCTCTTTCTACTCCTTCACTATTATAAACATAAGCGTTGTTGTTAATTGTGGCAAATCCAATCGCTTGGTTTTCGTTTAGTGATTGAAGTTGCTGGTTGAGATTGTCGGCAGCCATCTGGGCACCCTCAATCGTTGTGAAGTGAGCCTCATCACCACCGTAAGGACATGGTCTAACCACTGCCTTGCATATTCTTGGGATGCCTCCCTTACCAATATGGTATTTTGTCATTTTCCTACTCCTTTGGTCTATAGTTATTAATGTCTAGCGATTTGTTCAGTTCCGGCATATCTTGTTTTAGACTTATATCTAAATCATTCATTTCGCCTCTCAACAAACTGGCTAATTCGTCTGTGCTAAGGGACTCTAAGTCGTCTTTCTTATCTGTTTTGGTATCTGACTCTACATTGTTATGATTACCCAGTTCATCAATATTTTTATCACGGATTGGAGTATCTTCTAAAAGAGCGTCTAAACTATAGCCCTGTCTGGCTACCGACTCTCTTACAGGCGTAGTATTGTTTGCTAAGAAGTCTGCGCCGTAGCCCTGCTCTCCTATTTTTTGTTTCAACTGTTCTCTTATGATATCTGCGGTACCACTGTCTAGCATATCATTTAAATACATACCACCATTCTGCTTACGCTCTATTTTTATGTTCTGATATGCCAGTACATCTGCCTCCATCTGTGCTTGCTCGATTGAGTCTGCCATAATATGTGTAGTATATGGGCACTTGCCTTCTTTTGCTCGACAAACACCAATACTGCCATCTGTTCTAATGTGATATTTTGTCATACTCTATTCCTTTCTAGTCCTTGGCGAACTCTGTTGTATCGTTAGGGCCTTCTCTCCACTTGTATCCTTCTTTTTCAAGAGTACATATTATCTTCTGTAGAATCACTGTTGCTTGTCCGTCTTTTAGTTTAATGTTTGCCCATTCAAGTGGCTCTTTTAGAATTTTTGTTGCCCTTTTACCAAAGGCACCTGTTGAGAACTTTGCCCAGTATAGTTTACCACCGTCTGCATTTAAACCGTGCAAGATATCTGCCTTAATATCAGGGTCTTTTATAAATGCATCAGCGATATCATCAGTTGTAAATACATGTTTTGCTTCTTCAAGTCTCTTTATTGCACAATTCCTTACGATTGAACTAAGGTCATCTTTTAAGATTTCTAAACCGTAGTCTTGCTTTGCAACTGCTCTACGAACTAGCGGGCTTGGGTCATTAATAAGTTTGTCTAAATGTTTGCCTTGCATTGCAATCATTGCACGGACATACTCGTCTGGGTCATCTACCAACTTATCTAACCTGTAGCCATTGTGTGCTACAGCCTCTCTGACCTCTGGGCTCCAATCATTAATTAAGACATCTAAACCGTAACCAGACTCTGCACATTCCACTCTCTCGTATTCATAATCGCTGTACATCTTCTTAGTCATGGTTTCATTATATTTATCAATCTGTTTCTGAAACTCACGCTCTGTCATGTCGCCAGTTTGATGCAAAACATGGTTACAATTACCATGACCAGGCGTCTTCGCCGTACACCATGTAATCTCTCCATCCCTATTTAATGCTCTTACCTTTGTCATTTTGATTTCTCCTCTCTTGAAATATATATCAAGTTTTTTCTAGTACGTGTGTCATTCCGGAGAACGGTTTTAAGGCTGATTTTGCGTAAATCTGATAAGTTATTCAGCCCGTTGGTTTTAGGTCTAAAATAGGTCTAAAAAGTCGCACGGACGAGGGTATAAAACGGTTTTGAAGTATTTAATTTACTTCTTATTTTTAGACTTCTCTAAAGCACTTTCTGCGTAGTATGCAACCCATTCATTCTTATCATTTATTAAAACATCACAATAGTGTCCTTGGCGTGCAACCTCAACACGAACATTCGCACTCTTGTCTTTAAATAAGATGTCGTGACCGTACCCCTGTCTAGCAACTTCTTCTCGCACATCATCGTCCTTGTCATGAACTAAAATATCTAGGCCATAGCCCTGCCCTGCTACTGCTTCTCTCACAAATCCATATTCATCATTTATTAAAATATCTAAACCATAACCTTGTTTAGCAACTTCCTGTCTTACAAAAGGGTTCTCATCATTTATTAATTCGTCTAATGCATATCCTTGACTCGCAACCATCTGGCGAACATAAAAGTTTTTATCGTTTTTAAGAACATTAAGCCAAAGCCGTGTTTAGCAACCTCTCCCCTTATATCAAAATCTTCATCATGAACTAACTTGTCTAAGCCATATCCTCGTCTTGCACACTCTAACCTGTCAAACCAAAAATCACTATTAAGTAGTTTAGTCATTTTTCGTTATACTCGTCTACCTCTTGTTGAAATCGTTTGTCACTAATACCTTCGGTTTGGTGAAAGATGTGATTGCAATTACCGTGTCCTGGCACTTTAGCAGTACACCATGTAATTTCGCCGTTTCTATTTAATGCTTTTACTCTAGGCATAAATTATATCCTCTCTTTCTATCGGATATATCAAAAAAGAGGATATTACTTATTATCCTCTTCTTCTACAAACATGTCATCAACTTCATCATTCAAACGACTTAACTCGTCAAGAAGTTCAGCGTCTGTCATGTCCTTTAATTCTTTCTTGTCCATTTATTTTGCACCTTTCTACTTATATTATACAAGAATTTAGATGTCCCATTCATCGACAACTAACTTTGGTTTATCTTCGTCATCAATTTCTCTTTCCAATCTTGCAAGTTCTCTGTCAAATTTCTTCGCCTGCTCTTCCACGTGTCTACGTATTCCTTCACTGTCTATACTATTTGCCAGTCTTATTGTAGGACTATTATATGTATGTGCGTTTGTGCGGTTGTCTGTATTATTGTCTTGCGTTTGCATTTCAGACAACTTCTGCTTTGCAATATCTCTTACTCTCTTGCTAACATCATTTTTAAGAGTTGATAAACCGTAACCCTGCTCTGCACACTCAATTCTGTTTTGTTCGTTCTTACTATTAAGTTTAGCCATCATACGCTCATTATATTCATCAACACATTCCTGAAATTCGCCATCTGTCATTCTAGCACCTTGATGCAATACATGAGTGCAGTTACCATGACCAGGTATCTTCGCCGTACACCAAGTAATTTCGCCGTTTCTATTTAACGCTTTTACTCTAGGCATAATATCCTCTCTTTCTATCGGATATATCAAAAAAGCAGGATTTAGTTCCCTGCTTTACTTACTGTTAAATTATATAACATTTGTTTAATCAACATTTCTTTTGCCACACTAGCAACGTATGAGTTTTCATCGTTCTTAAGAATATCTAACCCATAGTATCTTCTCGCTACGGCCTCTCTCACATCTGGAGATTCATCATACAACGCAATCTCTAAATATTTAGCATCTTTACAATGCTCAACAATATCTGCTCTGATACGAGGATTATCATTATGAATAAGAGTGTCGAAACCATACCCTTGTTCAATAACAACAAACAATACCCACTCATTATCATCATGAACAAGAATGTCTAAGCCGAATCCTTGCTTTGCAACTGCACAACGAACGTGGTAGTCCTTATCGTGTACTAAAATATCTAAACCATATCCTTGATGGGCAACTTTTTCTCTAACTCGAGGACTTGGGTCGTTTACGAGAATATCTAGTCTATATCCCTCACAAGCAACGCCCCATCTAACCTCTTCTGATTCGTCATGAATTAATTTTTCTAGGCCATACTGACGCCATGCCACATGCATTCTGACAATTTCATCTTCGTCATTAATAAGTTTTTCTAAATGCTTATCAGTACCATGCTGTGCGACATGTTGTCTTACACGACTGTCACTATCATTGATAAGTACATCTAAAAAATACCCATTCTCTGCCAAAAGGGCACGAATTATCCAGTTTTTGTCGGTTAAGAGAGATTCTAAATTCTCACCATTTTGGATTTGTCTCATTTTTAAAGAATCTTCATACGTTCCTTCTCTAATAATCCACGTTTCAAGTATTGTACACATTATTATACCTTCCTGTCTTTTCTATACAATACAACAAAATCCTTTAAAAGTCAATAATTAATTGCAATCAGTAATCCACTCATGCTCTGGTAACGTTTCAATCCACTTGCAGAACTCTCTCCATTCAGGTAGTCTATGATTTTTACGTTGATGATAAATAGTTTTTAACTGGCGATAGTTGGTAGTCATGGCAGCCGTCATTCTAAACCCACTAGGAATATTATACAAAATTTCAAGATATTTTTCTGATGTCTTTTCGCCATTGTTATACTCGTCTACCTTTTCTTGTAGAATTTTAACAATTCTATCATCTACATATTCATTACAAGCCTCTTTTAAGTCGAACTTGGCAATTCTATGCATAGTAGAGCCTGAACTAATAAAGTCAATAAAGTGGTATCTTTGCATTTCAACCCATGCCTTATTGCTGAACGTTAAATCAAACTGAACAATAATACCGTTTAAGAAATTATCGTGTCCACTCCCTATCTTTGCCTTGCCTAAAGAGTCTGTACTTTTGCTCTTTTCTGTCGTCAGATTTTCAAAATCTGTTGCCATAGGGAATTTGGCTGCCCTAATACTATTTTCTAAACCATAAACTTGTACATTATTTATCATCTTCATTTATATTGTCCTCTTTCTTTTTAATTTCATTTACAGTCTTGACTTCCTTTAAGTTCTGGTCAAACTGCTCCATCTTAGTTGCTACCCACTTGTCTGCCTCTTCTTGATTCTTAACATTGCCGTCTTTATCAAGATATGCGTTTCGATAGTCTTTTGTTTCAACTAATTTATCTTTCAAGACTTCTCTCCATGCATTCTCTAAACTTGCCTCTATTTCATTAATAGATTCGTTGGCTTTATCCTCATTCTGTGATTTAACAGTTAATTCTCTCATATCACTATTCATCAAGGTTGTTCGCAATGGAGTTGGGATAAACACACTCTTTACACTGTGGTTTTGGTAAGAATTTCTTGCATTCTTTACATCGTCATACACAATAGCCATTGAGTCTGAGGCTTGCTGAATTGCCTTGTCTGCGTTCTGGTTCTTAGCCCATTCATCTATTGTAACATGTGTAAGTTTATCTTCTGTAATCTCTCCTGCTTCATTCTTATGCAATACTACTGCCTTCTCATTACCTGTCGTAAATGAATACCCCTCGTTATGAGTGTTTAGTGTTACTGCGAGTAGGTTTTCAAAGTTCATTGCGGCTGCACACTCTTCACAATAATATAGTCCGTCTTCGGTTGTATATACAGTACCATCTGTTAGTTTTACACCACATCGAATACAGTGGTGCTCGCTCTCATCATGGCGCATTGTGTTAATTAAAGTATTTGTCATTCTACCCATATGACTTCTGTACATCTTATCTTTAATTGTTGATACAGCACCTGCTTTAGCACCTCTCAACGCCTCATGTATAGTGTCTTGTGTATTACTTAGATTACTAAATCCTAGACCGTTTCTAATACCTGCTATACCACCAACGACTGTGTTTTGAGCAACTTCTCCAATATCTTTACCAACGCCTGCAACCTTGCTTGTTGCACTATTTAAATGCTTAGATAATTGTAATTGCCCAAAGTTAGTTAGTTGGAACATATTTAAGATTTCATAACGTTTTCTTGAAATAACAACTATCATTACAATCATAAATACGATTGACTGTACGACACCAACTGTATTAACCAGGCTCATAGAGTTGGTTACTAATACAATAGAAATCATTAACAATAGCGATGTTCCGATACGTTTCATTGCTGTTGCAAGCATTGTTCCAAAGTAGCGTTTAGCAATATCTGTGCCTCTGCCTGCCCAACAACCGAATAGTAAGAAGATAGGAGACAATACACCATAGAGTGTTAGTTGCACACCATATACAATTCCCATCAGGGCGAACATAATAGGTAAAATAGAACCTAAGCACACAAACAAGAGTGTGAGTGTCGCTTGTCCAAATTTAAGACCTGTGTCATTACCGATAAAATAGTTCCACTCTCTTGTTGCTGTTGTCGCTTTCACAACAGGAATATTACTGATTAACGACTCTGTTGCTTTTGCATCTGTTGGTGTATCACCAATATCTGTCAAATACTCATCTGCTCCACCATTTGCATCAATATAAGCATCAATTAATGCCATTGTGTTTGCTCTCTTCTTACCTGTGCCACTTGTTGATGTGAAATATACACCACCCTCTGTGGCAGTGTCTAAACCACCATGAGCATTGGCAAATGCTTTGTCATCTTGACGTTTAAAGGTTCTATTCTTATTTGCAAGTAGCGTTTGCTTTGCTAACTCAACCACGGCCTTGGCGTCATTAAAGTTTTTAGCATTATCAGGGTTGCTATCAAAAGCACCGAAACCAAACATATTTGCACCTGGTGATGTTGCAACACCTGCTGTGCCGAGTGAACTCTCCCACATGGCAATAGCGATAATTGCTCGAACATCTACTTTAGAAGCGTTCTGCCATTCTAACAGTAATTTACCATTAATTCTGTTTTTATCATACTGAATACCAGTAGAGTTTAGGAATCCGTCAAGTTGCTCTGCTTTAATACCACCTCTAATATGACCGACTATATCATGACTATAAGGGTCACCTGATGTCCAGTGATTTGCGTTAATATCAACACTGGATGGTAGATTTGCAACACCGGCAGTAATATCTGAACCTGCTACGAAACCAGATTCTTCATAATTAGAAAGTGCGTCAATAATTCTATAATAGTCTTTGTTTAATCCTGATACAGATGCTGTGTTTTGATTGTCTAAAGGCTGGTGATTTCCTGACATGACAGAAACATAGAACAATCCCCAGTTTTCGATTGAATTATCTTTGCCAACAAATACTTCTGGCTTACCAACCCATTCTTCATTTTCATTAGTTAATCTGCCTAGGTTTTCATAATCAGTACCGAACTGACCTTTAATTGTTGGTTTTAATAGATATTCTGACCACATGCGGCAACCAATTATCTGCTTGATGTAGCCGGTCTGTACATCTAAGTATTTCTCATCAAATATACTAACATTATCGTCTGGCTTTGTATATACAGGACACATACTTACATTCTCATTCGATATCGTATTAGTAAAGCCTGACATTATCATTGCTTGTAATGCCGTAACACCTCTAATAGGTAGTTGAAGTAAGCCTGTATTAACCGATAGCATAATAGCAAGAATATAACATATTACTACCTGTACAAGATTGCCTAAGCCTTCACGTATTTTACCTTTCCACAACATTGTATAAATAAGGTAAAGCATCGTAAAGATTAACATTAACATCATGAGTGGTAAAAATATCCCTGCATACAACTGCGTAAAGATAGTTTTTTGGTTTTCTGCTGAAAGCCCTACAATGGCAGAGAAATCACTAAAGCAGAAACCAATAAAAGCAAGAGTTAGGGCGAGTATAAACTTAGCAACTCCTAATAAAGTATTAACAATCGTATCTGTCATTGCCATCATTAGAGGTGTAAGTGAATATACGCTTGGTCTAATATCATGACTTCTTCTTGCTCTTCTATCTAACGTGCTGGCTGTTTCTGTAAACGTTGATAGTGGATTCTTTCTTGTTGAGTAGTATTGTCCATAGTTGGACATCTTTCCTTCTGTACCTGCACACGGGTCAACGTCATAGTATGCCCATTCACCTAAGTAAGAACTATATTGAATGCCTGAAAATCCAAAACGCTCAAAAGGAGTTGTTCCGTCTGACTTACCCACATTATAACCAGCAACATTCAAAATCATATTACTAATATTTGCTTCTGCATTTTCTGATTTAACAGTTGTTGCCTTTGATTGTGTAAGATACTGTATATAATCTGTTCTTGCTAGTTTTAATGCTATCTTACCCGGGTCGCCTAACGCACACCCAATCGTTTGCGTCACATCTGTTGCTTTACTTGTTTGAATTTGATTATTTGCTAAACTGAAAACTACCATGACTGTTGCAAATAACGAAAACAAAATATTTTTAACTTTAGCCATTGAGTGTGTTCCTCTCTTTCTTCTATATATATCAAAAAGAGCGGGCTCTTGCCCACTCATTACTTCTTACGGAATCTGTTTCTGAACTTATTAGTACGCTTATCTTCCTTGGTAATCTTTAAATCTTCATGAATATCTAAGTAGTCTTCCATTATCTTACGTTTCTTCTCTGGAGTATAACGGAAGTTGATTTGAGCGCCCTTGTTATTTTCGTCTGAACCCTTACCTGCTTCTCTCTTCATAGGGTCGACTTCAAGAGACGGTTTACTACTATCACCATTTCTGAATAGCATATCTCGAACCGCAACACTTTCAGGCGTCTTACCCTTAAGGTTTTCATCTTCGCTCTTGTGTAGTCTGCCGTTAACCAACTCGTCAACACTCTTTTCTTCCTCTGCCTCATATCTTCTATGTAGGTAGTCATCGTAAGACTTCTGTTTTCTCTCTGCATTTGTCATCAGATTATCGTTTATCTTATCATTTACATTATTAATTGCCTTGTCTACGTCATTAACAACACCCTTTACGGCTGATGTGGCTGTAGCAACTTTATTTAAGGTGTCTGTTGATAATCCTGTAGGAATATAATCTTCTTGTTTATTTGACTTGTAAGAGTTGATACTTGTAACGAAGTCTTTTGTAAAGTCGTTAATATTGTCTTTAGTGAGTTTGTCATTAGGAATTAGAGTGCCTTTGATTAACCTGTCTAATTTCTTGTCACCAGTAGAATTAAATCTGTCGATATTGTCTATATCATGCCCACTGTTCATCTTATTTAAGATGTTTAGTGCTTTCTTCTCTTCTTGTGTGATTTGACTTCTTGCTGACTTTTCTTCCAGATTACTTCTCATTAAGTCATAAGTTTCTATCATATCTCTTGACGGATTATCGAAGCCTGTGGCTCTATTACCTGCCATATATGCTCTTGCATACTGTCTAAATATACCGAAACCTTCTCTTGCCTGCTGACGGTTTGTGACTTTAATACCTCTATCAGAGGCAACATCTGCACCGTATCTAAAGCCTTCGACTAATGGGTTGCCAACCACTTCGATACCATGTTCTTTCTTCATTTGGCGACTGATTCCCGGCATAACAACTGCACCTGCTACACCACCTGCAATGCTTTCTCTAATATCACGAACCTTTAAGTCAATGAATTGTCTAGCACTCTTAGGCATTAACTTTTGATAAGAAAGGTTTTCTCTAATTGCCTTACCTGCGTCAGAAGAACCTGCGATAATACCAACAATTTCTTTCCAGTACATCTGAATACTAATTAAGATGGCTGCTGACATAACTGCTGTCGCTACTGCGTTCACGGATGATGTCGATAGGGCGTTTAATAGGTATAATGTAATAGATAAAATCACTGTTACAATCATTCTCTGGACTAAAATAGACCACATCTTACCAACATACTCTGTCAATTTAACTGGTCTAAATAAACCGACTAGTGTTACAAAAGGTAACAGCATCAATCTTAAAGCAAAGTCTAATGAGGCTCCTATCTTAAAGATTGTTAGGCCCCCAACCACTAAAAACATCGCAATACTTGTGATACCAGCAAGGAACAGAATCATACCTCTGTTATTATTGTCTCCTGCCCATGTACTTGCAAATCTTGTGTCTCTGCCCTTTGCGTTGTCTGGACCAAACTGCATATCAACTAATTTATACATCTGCTTAGATTGACTATTCACAGGCGTATTAATATCATTCTCTGTAATTGTGCCACTAATTGTCTTGTCTAACTGGTATAAAGCCCAGTTTCTAGGCTTATTTGTATCGCCCAAGACAACTTCTGGTGAACCTATCAATGCCTTGGTCTCATTACTATATGTCATTTTATCTTCATTTAAGTCTGTATAGTTCGCACCCCATTGGGCTGATAACCAAGGTTTAAATGTTGTAATATTCCAAACCATACATTGCATTTGTCTTATCTTGACTGTTGTACCTAAGAAGTCATCAGGACTACTTGCTTTACAATAGTCAACTGTATTGTCGTCTCTTGAAAGTGTACCAAATAGTGCAAGTTCTGCCTTATTAGGTATTTCCTCTGCCAGCCTGATTAATGTACCAGAACTGAATAACGCAACAACTGACAAAATATAGATACCGATTAGTTGTACTAATTTTATAACTCTGAATTGCCCTGTACTAATTGCTTGGAACAACAGGCTTAAAGCAAACAAGATGGCTGCCATACTAGCGAATGGGAAGAAAATACTATCTCTAAATGTCTCTATCGTTGTTTGAATAATCATATCTAGGTGTAGAGAACTAATGATATTTGTAAAACTATAAGACAACAATGTAACTGTCAATTTTGTAAAGAATGAAGATATCGTTGTACCAATGGTTCCTAAAATACCTTTACCATACACGGTGTGTTGTTCCTTAAAGCGAACATATCTCGTATCATCAGATACTCCATTAGATGTGCCATTTAACGCTCCGTGTACTGATGGTCTTACAACTGCACAACCTGTTAACTTTTCTTGTCCATTATTGTTTTCATCTGCATATACAGTATTCCAGTCTGTATAACTTGCAGGTGGGTTGCCTTCGCTATCTGCACATATCCAGTGTGCCCAAGAACGTGAGGCGTCATACCATGCTTGTGATTTCAATGTTTCCTCATCTACAACGATACCAGTAGAGTCAATACCATTATTTTTAAGAACTTCTTTTAGTTTTGACTGATATTCGTCTTTCCAGAGAGTAATCATCTCACTATTTGATTTAGCCTGCAAGGTTGTTGTAATATCAAAGCCTAGTTCCTTATATCTATTAAACTGTGCTTGTACATTATCTGACTGTAACCACTTAGCAAACTGTTCTTCAACACTCAAAACTTCTAGTTTAGGTTCTTCACCACATTTGGTCTTATCGTTACCATTTTTAACTAGGCACGCTTGGTATTCATTATATGCCTTTAATGACTTGTCTGTGAATTTACCTGTATCAAAATCAAAGTGAGGTGGATTAGATGCATCCATAATCTCTTTTAACACAGGATTAGAGTCTTTTAACGCATTAATCTTCTGATTATAATATTGGTTAACTGCTCTATATAAAATCTCTTGGTCAGAGGCATAATATGCATTGTAAACAGTCTTAGCAAAGTCTGGTCTTGTCCATGCATGTTGAGCAATTACGTTCAAATCTGATGAGTCTACAATAGTGCCAATTACTGCTCCTGCAAAACCTTTATGAGGAGTACCCCAATTACCTGTTGCAAAATCAACCACTTGCCCTACAACATCTTTAGAGCCTTCCCATAATGCCTCTGCACCAACCCTTAATTTACCTACTGCACCGATGTTAGCCATTAATCTTGTATCAGACGACACCTGAATTTTGTCATATTCTCCCAAGTATGTTGTTAATGGTAAATCATATCCAAAGCGTTCTAATGCCGTATAGTTAAAAATCTTATTATTACCTACAGGTACCGTATTGTTTGGTAGATTGATTGGTACACCAAATCGCCAGTCGCCTGTGTATGCTGATACCGTATTTTGACCTTGTATTCCCTGCTGGATGAATGTACCTAAAATACTATCATATAGTTCTGTCATTCCTGCAGGTATATCACCGTTGTGATTTAGCAGGTTCTGTGGACCATTAAACGCTCCATTTACGTTACCATCTTGAACAACGGTTTCATTTACACCATCAAGCACAACTCCTGAATAGTTAGATACGTCACCTACATAGTTGCCTGGTCCTAATAAATAACCGATGTAATAAACTAGTGTCTTCGCTCTCTCGGAAGATACTTCCTTTGAGGTAACCTTATCCATAATTTGGTTTAAGTCTGTACCACCATTTTCGCTGATGAATTTTTTGATTTCATCTTTATCTTTTTCCTCATCACTGTCATCGGCATATGTTGTTTCAATGAGTGATTTATTGACTACAGGAGATATTGCCAATACCAAAAACAATACCGACATAAGTCCTAATAACCATTTCTTTGTCTTTTTAAGCATCGCAACTCCTTTCGTACTTTATTTACTATTAATTAATATATATATCAAAAACCCTCGGTTTTTACACCAAGGGTTTATATTTTATATCTCTTCTTTCGGCTCTGGTAATTCCCTATCGTTATTAAATACATAAATACCTAATGCTATCACAGGGAATAGAACTCCTAGGTATGTTAGCCATTCACTATAACCGTGCAACTTGTTATATGAACGATAAACCTCATAGTCATAGATTATAGAGAATACCAACGCTATAATCAAAGATAGGTACAATGGCTTTCCAGACATGAATATCATACCTATCAAATAAGATACCCATAAATACAATAGACAATAATCCTACAATGGAAAAAGATATTTGTTGTACTTGAATATCAATACTCACAATTAATCACTCCAATCAATTTTAAGATGGTTTTCGACTAAATCTGAACAATATATCAGCCCGCTGGTTTTAGGTCTAAAATAGGTCTAAAAAGTCGCACGGCCGGGGGTACAAAACGGTTTTAAGGCTAATTACTTTTTGCCGTTTTTGCGTAAAAACTCATAGGCTTCTTTACGCTTGTCACCATCTGCGAAAAAGTACGGTTTCCAGAAGTCTTCCTGTGTTGTACCATTCTCTGCATTTAATTGCTCTCTTGTAATACCACGATGTAACTGACGTGTAACCTTGTCAAGTTTACATCTTAACTGATATGTTTCAGGATAGATTAATGTTTTATCTACCTTTCTGTTATAAACAACCACGTTGTGGACAACACTTCTTGTTACACTTGGCATTCCTGGCCATCTCCATGCACCATTTACAGCCATTTCTCTCTGTGCAACATCTGTAAATGCATTTAAAACATCACGTACATCGGCTTGGCTCATGCCTGTTAGTTCTGCTACTTCACGAATAACCTCTACTTTTTTCATAGCGTCTGTTGTCTTTGTCTCTTTTAACTCAATTTTTACGTTTGACATATAACTCCTTTCATTAGACACTCATTACGCAAATAATGGTTTGCGTTTTTGTCATTTCTAGTAATGTATCTACCATCTTACTAGATATATCATCTTTTTTAATCTTATCAACTCCCAACCATTTAAAGGTTGAAACATCTACCATATCTTCTTTATCTGCACTGAATGTTGTGTCAATGAAACCACCACCCAATGAGAAGATGTTTGATACCGAATAATCAGCCAATTCTTGTGAAATGTTAGACAAAATATGGTATGTTAATTCCTCTCTATCAAACTGTTTGTTTAATCTTGCCCTCAACCTTTTCATCTCAATGTCAATAACATCAAGCATCTTTTCCTTAAGGTTCGGCAATGCAATCCGCAATACTTTTGTATTACTGACTGCCTCTTCTGGTATATCAAATAATCTCATATATTTATCTATCTCCTAGTGTGAATGTTCTATCAGCAAGCGAGTTGGCAAGATTACTGTGTGCAATCAAAACAATCTGCGAATTGTTTAAGCCTGCGATTGTGTCTAAAATATTCTGCTCTCTATTACTTGACTGCGAAACAAGAACCTCATCCATTACAATCAAACCATTACTGTTGCCGTTTAAGAATAAACTAATTGCTAAGCGTAAAGCAATCGCAACCACAGACTCTTCACCACCTGACAGAGCATTGACTGGTAATTCTTGACCGTTGTTTTTGTTAACCGTGATATTAAATTGATTGTCAATCACAACATCTTGGAAATCATTATCTGTGAACTTTCTAACCAAGTCGCTGGTTAGTTCTGATAATTCAGGGATTGCTGACTCAACCCTCAATTTCTTAAAGTCTGTTAGGTTCTTAATTGTATTATTAATAATCACTAACTGATTTGAAATTGTATTAAACTTTTCTCTCGCCTCTTTTGCCTGTGATAACTGTAAATCAAGTGAGCGACCTTTTTCCTTCTCAATCTCAATATCTTTCTTCATAGCAAGGGCGTCAAGTTCGTGTTTTTGCTTTTGTGTTTGAATTGAGTTTAAAGACGATTCTAACTTAGCATACTCTATCTTTTTTAGAGCGTGTAATTCTGTTATTTCAGACTCTAATTTATTCTTCTCTTTATTGTCTGCCGTTAATCTTTCATTTAGCCACTTGATTGTTGCTTTTGTACTATTTATCGTAACTGTCTGTTGCTTTAATGCCTCCAATGATTGAAGTTTCTTAATCATAGTATTGTAAATCTTTGTAACATTTTCATGGTCTTTTGTAACTTTTTCAATTTCTATCTTTAAACCTGCAAATTCAGATTTTAGGTCAATTTGCTTTTGTCTGACTTCTAAATAATTCTGCAACTGCAAAGACTCATCTAATAATGCTGACTTATTTGCCTCTTTTTGAGTTTGTAGTTCAGACAGTTTTATAATCTCTGACTGAATGTCTTGAAGTTCTTTTGAGTGTGCTTTTCTCTCTGCGTTAATATCCTTAATCGGTGAATGGCAGTAAGGACATTCTGCAACTCCTTTTTCTAAGTCTTGTAAGAATTGCTGACATGACTTTTCCTGCTCTCTTAAGATTGTTAATCGTTGTAGATAATTTGCTAGATTTTGATTATTTAAATCTTGCCTTTGTCTTAATAATTCAACTGTCTTATCTAAATCTTTCGGCAACTTTTTATTAAATACTGTTGCTAGTTCGCTATATCTCGCATTTAATGTGGATAGACGTAAAAACAATTCATCTCTATCATTACTTGTCTTTTCAATATCTGCTTGTACTTGATTATAAAGGTTATCTGAATACTCAATCTTCTTAGGCAAACTATCTAACTTTGCTAAGGATTCATTTAATCGCTCCTCTGTATTTGCTATATTATTCTTTGCGATATTTAACAGGTTCTCTAGTTCTTGTTTCTTTTCCTGTTTTTCTCTCTCTGCTAAATATCTTGCGTTTAATTCACCTAAGCCTTTAGTAACCTTTTCGTATTCTGTCTTTATTTTCTTGAAACCATCTAGCAAGTTCTTTACCACTTTTTTCTGGTTTTCAAGAGATGCTTCAATATCTTCTACTGAACCTTGTTGAATAACATTTAATGACTGTTGCAAGAGTTTACTATCTTGCTTAGCCTGTGTGATAGAGTCTGTAATAACGTCAATACCAAGCATACGCTCAATAATTAAACCCCTTTCTTTTGTAGGTGCATGAATAATACTATCAACTTGTTTCTGCTGAATAAAGAAAGATGAGTAAAATTCTTTATCTGTGAACCCTAATAGTTCTTTAATATACTTCTCTGAATGAGATGTTGCTGGTCCTGCAACCTCTTTGTACTCATTATCTGCAAGTATATACACTCTACAAGATGTGGTACTAGCACCTGTAATTACTCGTTCTACTTTATATTCATTATTCCCTACCTGAATAAAAGACGTTACGCCGACCCTTTCTGTCTTAGGGTCAACTCCGTAACGGATATATTGTTTATTTTTTAAGCCTTGAAACTTTGAACCAAATAAAGACCATGCAAATCCATTTACAATCGTTGATTTACCTGCTCCGTTGTTTCCTGAAATTGCTGTCATACCATTCTCTGACGGTTCAAACTCTATATGTTCATGGGCTCTAAAGTTATCTAAAATTACTTTCTTTAAAATCATTAGTCAATACCTCTACAATTATATTATACAAGAAAAAGCAGTCCTTTTGGACTACTTTGCGTAAATCTTCTGTAAATATGAAACAATATCAACTTGGCTCATTAAAGAATAAGAGTCAATATACCAATGGCCGTCTATAAACACCATATCAACTGTGTACCCACTGTATTTATTGTTATAAATATCTAAAGGTATACGGACTGTATTTGTTTCAGGAGATAGATAGACATTCTCGATGTTTGTTGCTTTTACTGTTAATTCAGTATCACCATCTCGTAAGAAATTAGTAATAGACAATAAGGCTAAAGACATATTCGCCTTCATTTCCTCTGTATCAAAATTGTCTCGCTGATAAAATCTACTGACTACATCTGGTGAGATATTATCGGTATAGGTAGAACCATCTTTTGAAATAGCGTCATATCTATCTTTCATTGCGGTACTGTTATCTTTATCTACAACTTTATTCAATAAGGTTGTTAGAGTATCTATTGCTGATTTTTTGGTGAACTCTTCCTCTAATGACAAATCTGTTGGATTATATATCTTATCAGGGTATTCTTTCGACAAGACTTCTCTAACTTGCTCTATTACCTCTTCCGGCTTCACCGGACGCTCGGAATAGACCTTGATTGAGATAAATGACATCACCATCGTTGAAATCACGACAAGCGTTAAAACACCTTTTCCAACGATTGGAGCGTGTTTCTGTATTTTTGCTAATTTTTTATTATTTAACAAGTACATTAACACAGTTGACATCACAATCAATACAGATAAACCAATTATTAAGTAAACCATACTAATACTCCTCTACTATTGCCTTAATGCAATGGACTTCTTACGGCTTTCGCCATAAGATTCCTGCTTCATTGACTTCGTAACATCCATCTCCACAGGCGTAACTTCGGGTAGTCCCTACCCTAGTTTTTAATTTTTATAACAACCTTAATCCTTCGTTTAGGATATTGATGGCCGCATTAATATCTCTGTCGTGGTGAGTACCGCAATTAGGACAAGTCCATTCTCTTACACTTAAGTTTTTGACCTTCTCATTCTTGTACCCACACACATTACAGGTTTGGGAACTAGCGAAAAAAGTATCTACTTTTACAATAGTTCTTCCATACCACTTTGCTTTGTACTCCAACATTCTCACAAATTCTGACCACGACACGTCAGCAATACTACGAGCAAGATTGTGGTTTTTGAGCATATTCTCTACTTTAAGGTCCTCGACACAGATTATATCATTCTCTCTTACCAGTGCCGTAGATAGTTTTTGCAAGAAATCTTCCCTCTGGTTTGATACCTTTTCGTATAGCCTTGCCACTTTAATTCTTGCCTTGTTATGATTAGAACTATCCTTTGATTTTCGGGACAGTCTCTTCTGCAACTTGGCTAGTTTTTCTAGCGACTTCTTAAGATATTTAGGGGTCTCAACTACTTGTCCATCACTGGTAACACAAAAATCTTTAATCCCTAAATCTAAGCCAACTGCGTTACCTGTCCTTTCTAATGGCTCTACTTCAACGTCAGTACAACAAAGGGAAACGTAATATTTCCCGCTCGGTTCTTGGGAAACAGTTGCACTAAGTATTCTTCCTCGTGGTATCAACTTGGTTTTCGTCTTTACCATTCCTAATTTCGGAAGTCTAATATACTCACCGCAATATCGAATGTTTCCATGCGAATGTTTAGACCTGTACGAGAATCTATGTATTCTCTTTGACTTGAACTTAGGAAAACCAGAGTGTTCTTTAAAGAATTTCTGGTAAGCCATGTCTAAGTCTTTAAGAGCAGACTGGAGAGCGGTAGAGTCAACTTCCTTTAACCATGACAATTCAGATTTAAGTTGTGTCATATCATTACAACATTGTTCATATGAGAATATCTCTTTATTAAGTGCGTACATTTCTATACGTTTCGCCAAATATAGGTTGTAAACATATCTGCATGAACCGAATGTTTTGGCAATTAATACTTTCTGTTTCTTATTCGGATAAATACGATATTTATATGATTTTTCCACTGTCCTCACCTCACTTTTTTCTTTTTTTGCTTTAATATTAATCAATCTTACCTTTAATGCAATAGAACCCAAGATGGTTTCCATAGTCGATGACTAGTGTGTTATTAGAGTACCATGTCCTTAAATAACAAGGTTTAAAATTATGGTCGCTCCACCACTGTTCTAATTCCTGCATACAACGGTCAGGTGTGTCATACGTACCCAAGTCCACTTCTACATTATTTAATTTATCGTCATAGATTAATTGGAATTTCTGACCAACAAGGTCATAACTGCCTTGTCTGCCTGTAATCAAGTTGAGTATCTTCTCCCAGTCCTCTGCATTATTAATATCATACTTTGAAACATCAATACGCATCTTACGAGATTGATTATAGTTTACGTACCACTCTTCATATCTATCTAAAAGATTGGAGTAGTACTCTAACAACTTATTAGAGGCTGTTGGCTGCTCAAACTCTCTACCTCGATTAACTATCTTATCAAGGATATACTCCTTAGGTGCTGTTAGGTATACAAGTAGGTCTGGTGTCTTTTGTGGCAACTCTTCTGTTTCTTCCATCATAATGCTTAAACTATCCATATAAAGGTCATATTCTTCTTTTGAGATATTTCCCATATCATAGTTCAATTTTGTGAAGATTTCTCCTTCGTAGATACTTCCATCTATTACAGACCTGTCTAATTGCATAGAATCCTTGACTTGACTATATTTCTTATTTAAAAAGTGCAACTGTAATGCGAGTGCCCATCTATTAGGATTTACATAGTATAAAGGTAAAAATGGATTATCCTCTACTGGTTCTCTAAACAATCTAGCACCTAAACTGTCTGCTAATTTCTCTGCATAGGTAGTCTTACCTACACCAATCATTCCTGCAAATACTATCATATTAAAACTCCTTTACACTTATATTATACAAGAAAAGACTGTAATCTGTTCTAAATCACAGTCCTGCGTTTTCTAAACATTCTTTGTCTTTTGAAATCACAATATGTAAACGACCAGTATCATCTATAAATGTGTGCTGGTATTTGTTTGAAACAATATCATCAAACTTCACAAAATACTCTTCACCATTCAAGTCAATGCTTACAATATCACTATAATCTAAAATTCTTTTAAATGTAGTTGTTTTTAAATTTTCAACAAGGAATGGTAAGTACTCTACTTCTGCACTCTTCTTTAATACAATATGGGCATTGTTTGCAACTCTCATTATTTGTGTTTCATTCTTGTAATAACGAATATTTGTATATACTTCGTTTAACTCAACTAATTCCACGTCTTCTTTGTTAAAGGCCATATATTCACAGTTCTCAAACAGAATACCAAACTGGTTACTTACCTTATTAGGTAATACTGTAAATTTATCACCGTATTTTGATACAACATCTTCCCACTCATCACCAAGATAAATTTTATTAAGTAATGGCACTCTTTCTAACAATTCTGCATAGTTTTCATATTGCCATAAGTTTTCAACTTCACCGAAAAGAATACATGGTACCTTATCTTCTGAAATGAAACTATCCTTGCAGTAAGGTGAGTTCATAAAACCATAACAAGGCTCAAATACCTGTGTGTCTAATGGGAATGCAATATCAATCGTTTTCTCATAAAACTGGTCATACACTTCGCCTGCATTATGCTCATAAGGTGTATCATCCCAGTCATCACCATAGATACCGTTAATTGTCTTACCTAAATAAAATCTAACGGTATTACCATCTTTTTTAAAATCAACAATCTTCATCATAAATCACCTCACCTATAGGCATCAGGCTTGGTTGTGTGAAACCACTTGGTACTAAATCTTCATTATCCGTGATTAAAATGTGCAAGTCTCCATTCTCGTCAATCTTTGTGTACTGATTTTTATTGTTTCCACATCTATCATCTTCATAATTTGTAAATACAATATGCTCTGATTCTTCATCTTGTATTTCAAAATCAACAATATCATTAAAAGATATTATTCTATCAAAAACAGTCTGTTCTGAACTGAAACCATCGTTATATTCCTTATTGGCATTCTTATCTAGCACAATAACTAACTTTCTGGCCTCAATCATATCACCATTTTCACCTAGGTAAAAATTGTCAATATTCTTAAATTGCTTAACGTGTTCGCCACTAACTTCTACAGATTCTGCTCCTTTAAACTCTATCTTTAGTATTTCAATCATTGTTAAATTCCTCGCTTTCTTTGAATTAATATCCTTGAGAACTTTACCTTTGCTTGTCCTTTTTCATACAAACACAAGTTTCGCATATTTGTGGTATAATGACCTTTATTGCCACTAGAACGGAAATCATTATACCATTGCTCTCCTATTTCTTTTATTCCTAACTCAACACTGTATGGCAACCTGTCTATACCAATAATCTTGAACTGGTTAGGTTCTTAGTACCAACCCATGATAATACATCCTTCTTGCTTTTAGATGTCGTTGTCTTAATTTTAGGAAGTTCATGCAGAAATTCTCTTTTGTCCATTTGGGCCTCTCTGTCTTCTAATTCTTCCTCAAATTCTTTATCTATCTTTACACATCTATCGAATGGCAATGCCGTATTAATCAGTGTATTTCCCACATCTTCTAAATTATTTTCTTCTTCATCTAAAAACAATGGGCTTGTAGTTTGTTGTGCTTCTGATTTAATCATCATATTATTACCTCTATCTAAAATTGTTGATATCTAAACTCTTATCAAGTTCAGGAATGTCTTTCTTTAATCTAATCTCTAATTCTTTAATATCAGAGTTAATATTATCTAACTGCTCTGATACTTTCTTTGCGTTTTCTTCTTTTAATTGAAGTTTGCCCGCATATTCTTTTACTTCTGCTAGTTTCTTAAATAAGCCATCAATACGAGATACTGACCCTTTTTGAATACTCTTTGCTTCTTCTACAAAGGCACGCACTTCTCTAACCTCTGCCATTTTTTCGGTTGCAAGTTTATAGTCATCTGAAATTTTTAAAGACTCAATATCATTTTTTCTAATTACAAGTGTGCAGTAATTTTTTGAGTATCTTTCAATGTCTAAATGGAAACCTTGGTACGCTTCTTCAAACATATTTTGCACCTTAGAAATAAAGAATACATGCAAAATTTCACCCCCACACAAAAGAATCGTGAAATTACAATGAAAATTGACATCTTTATTTTCATCACGTCTTAAGAACCATTCATATTTTGAAATAGATGAATTGAATTTATTATCCTCAACAATAACACTTGGTACTTTACTCTGCTTTGCTAAATCTTTTAATATTTCGACTGTTAGTTCCATCTGCTTAAATCCTCTCTCACTCTCATTAGAACCTTACCTAATAAATTTTGCCCCCATTTATCAATGTTTTCCATTGCTTTATCTGAGGAGAAACCAATGCCCCAAATATTATCAACTGGACTTGCTTCAACAATCTCATAATTACCTGTATTTAACAAGAAATCTTTTAATCTATCGTTTTGAGAAAACTTAGCATAGCAAGCATTATACATAAAATTCTCTTTATGCTGGTCCCATAGTGTATTATCAAAACCTTTAACCTTACGACCCAGTGCTTTAATCTTTCTTACATCTGTTTCATTTAATACCTGTTTAGCAATTTCAAAATCATTAAATAAAATCGCTTTTTGATACATAAAACACTGTTCTGAGAAATTAAATGTTTTACCATTAAATTCAAATTTGCATGGATAGAAATTTGACAAACAAGCCTTTGTTACATTACTACCATGTTCTGTATGACCCCAAAAGAATAGTTTTTCCATAGTTTCACCTCTTATACAATACATTATACAACAAATAAAAAATTATGCAACCAATAAAAAAGACTATGATTTTTATATCATAGCCTTAGCAACCTGACGATTCAGTTGTTGTATATGCTGGTTGGTCTACTACCCAGACCTGTTCTGTAATTGCTTCATGGTATTCAGTGCCAACTTGTACTGTCTTAACAGAATAACTGTAATCTTCGTCTTGATTATCAAATTCACTTAGGTTATTATAAATACGGCCTGTCTGCCCACCTACTGCTCGTCTGTCATAAACTGGAACATATTCTGCTTCTTTAACAACTCGTGTTTCATAATGACCCTGTTCTGGGTGATTAACTGTTGTATAAGTAGGAACACATGGAGCAGGAACATTATCTGTTTTATTAGAAGTTGTTGTTTCTGTATTCTTAGGAGTATCGTTCTTAGGAGTCACAGAAGTTGTATTTTCAGTAGAAGTAGTTGTAGATGTATTAGTTTCAGACTTCACGTCTTCTTTCTTATCATCTGTCTTGACTTCATCCTTCTTATCAGAAGTTTTAGTTTCGTTCTTTTTATCAGTCTTATCCGTCTTTACAGACTTATCATTCTTATCTGTCTTACTTGTTTCTACTACTGACTCTTTCTTATTTGTTTCAACTGGTGCAGGTTTCTTTGACAACATATAAGCAACGATAGATAATACTACAAATAATGTAACTACAATAACAATATTCTTCTTTTTCATATTTCGTTCACCTCGTATTTAATTTATTACTCTATCATTATAACATACACTCTTTAAGTTGTCAACCCTTTTAAATAAAAAAAGGAAAGTTTTTACGCTTTCCTTTTCTTATTCTTAATTAAGATGTATGCAATACCTGCTAGTGAGGCAATACCTGCAACTGCAAATAATGCAATACCGAAATCGTTTGTCTTTTCAACTGGGATTAGTGTATTCTCGACTGTAAAGACGATATCGTTTTCAACCTTATAGTCCTCACTTGGCTTGATTTCATATTTTGTGTCATTTAACTTATAGCCTTCTGGAGCCTTAGTTTCCTGAACGTACATAATGTTATCTAAGTCAAAGTCGATACTGAACTTAACTTCACCATTCTTATCTGTTGTAGCAACTAACTTTTTACCTGACTTATCAGTAGCAACTGAACCGTCTTTATTGAACACTGTAAATTCAGCACCTTCCATAGATGCAGGATTTTCAACCAAATCTTCTGAAATTTTAGTTAAACGAATATTTACAGGGTCATTTAAAGGTTTGTCGAACACATCAACATGTGTTAATGCTCCTGTAACTGTTACTGGCTTTTGCTCCACAGATACTTCAAATCCATTAGGAGCCTTAACTTCAACTAATGTGTAGTTTCCTGCTGGAATACCCTCTGCCTTAGCGTACCCATTCGCATCTGTTGTTAATGTAGCAACTGTTAAACCATTTGCTCCACGTAATTCATAAACAGCACCTTCCATAGACTGTGCGTAATTATCATTACCCTCTGTCATTTCTGGCTTACTGTTCTTCTTTAAGATTTCTACTGACCCAACCATAGGCTCGTCTGTGAATGTTGTGAATGTCTGATACCAAGCATTACCTGATGAGTAAATCTTAACATTCTTAGTAGGCATACCACCGGCGTTTGCATAAGCAACGGCTGCGTTATACAATGCTCTACCCTCTACACCAATCTGACCTGCACGGTTTACATCACTTTCGATACGGTCTGCGATGTTGGATTGGGCACTACTGTATAACCACATTGCCATCTGTGTGACTGCCATACCACGACCACTGTGTTCACCGTGTTCAACGATGTAAGACAAGATAGCCATATCCCTTGTACCATACGTATGTGTATAATTTAAAGTACCTGCATTAGATGATGATGAGATTGCTTGTGAGTAAGTTCCTCCTGCAACTGCATCTGACGCACTAAACACTTCATAAACTGTTAAGTCTGCTGAACCGTTGTTTCCACCGGCATGAGCACCATAGTCTAAACAGTACGCAGGTGTTCCGTCAATGTAGTAGTATTCTGTTTCTGCGTTTGCGTTTTGTAAAATTGTGTGACCTGTCATTGCTGATACACCATCATTTACCGCATATACAGTCTGTGTATGAGGTGTACCTGAGGCTGCACCTGTACGCACAACATTAGGCATAAGTAATGGCAAAGATACGACAAGCGTCAACATTTCTTTACTAAATTTCTCATTCTTTTGTTTCCTTTCTTTTTCTTTGTAGTTTATATATCACGATTCTTATGAACCGTTGATGCCTCTTTGAACCCTTAACTATTGATATATCTTGTATAGTTAAGGAGATTTATATGTTTATATTAAACTTTATGGGACCTACTCATGCGTTATCTGGTCTCGCTATTTATTTGCTTATTTTAGCAATTAATCCGTCTTTTATGACGAATACCGTCTTACAGAGCGTAGCAATTTCAACCATCTCTGCAGGAGCATTAGTAACAACAGGGCAAGCATTGGGTCCCGATATTGATAATCAGTCATCAACAATCGTTAATCTACTATGGCCAATAGGCTATATCGTGTCTACGATTATCCGTACAATATCGAGTTTTGTTTACTCTATTACTCGCACAAAAAGCGAGCCGATAGAATCTGACCCACATAGACAACTCACCCATACAATACCATATGCAATCATTTTAGGCGTAATTACTTACTTCCTTACATCTATACCTGGTGAAGTAACTATCTTTGATAAACAGTTCTCTATTGGTACATTAATTGGTTTAGGTATTATTCTATTCAGTACTCAACTTGCTTTTGCTGGTATATTCAGCAGAGTGTTCAAGAAGTACAAGAATAAGGGTGTTATTGGTAATATCTCAATTATGATAGTGTCTCTTATTATTACACTAAGTATTCTTTATACCTTACCATCAGGTCAATCATTTAGATGGCTTGCTGGCTGTGTAACGTTAGGACATATCATTCATATCCTTGGTGATACGATTACAACTGGTGGTACACCTATAACCTGGCCTCTTAAAATTAAAGGCAAACACTGGTGGATAACCCGTTTATCAAGTATGAAAACAGGTGGTTTCGGTGAGTTCCTATTCCAGATTTTATTTATCTGTATCATCGTATTCAGCATAGCCCGACTAAGCGGCTTATTCTAAAATACGTAACAGGTAATTAAATGCCTGTTTTTCTTTGGTTTGGCGAGGCTTGTCAGAATTGAACTGACATTTACGATACCATCTGCCTCATAGAAGGCTCTTCGCCTTCTCGCACTACAACTTTAGTTAGTGCTGTCATGCTAAGTTTCTCTTAGACTTTAACTGGTCTCTTTTATTATTAGAGAGGAGGGGTGAGGTGATACCCCTCTATTCAGTATTATACAACTTTTTTGCTCCCTAAAGGTAAGTTTTTTCTTACTTACTACTGTTTATATCAACTTTTTTTGAGTTTTTTGATACCGAAGGCACTTAGAACTGATGTTGCTACTAAGCCTAATACACCGAAGTCGTTAGTCGCTTCTTTACCTGCCTTCTTAAAGATATGGACATTGTCGCCGTTCGGTTTTGTTTCAGTGCGAACGTAAACGTAGCCTGCGATATCTCCATGAGGTTGAATGCCTTTATCATTAGGTTTTAGTGTCTTACCACCTTCGTCTTGCCATGAAGTAATGACCTGACGGTAAACATGAGTGATTAACGCTTTTTCTGGTTCTGGAATACTTCTAATGTATTCATAGCCCGGAATTTGCTTTTCATTCTGCTGTCCACGCTCACGTTCTGCAATACGTGATAAATCTTCGTCTACATAATCAGTATGGAATACAGCGTAGATATGCTTTGTGTTTCCATGCTCATCTACCTCTGTACGACGGTAACTGTAATCCTTATGAGGTCTCTCTTTATGAGTTCCTTTATCAGTCGGATATACTTCTTCGCCTTCTTCTGTTACATAAGATGTTGTAACTGCCTTAAACTTATGGATTACATCACCTGTAGGTGTTGTTTCAGTTTCAACGAAGTAGTATTCTTTAATATCACCATGCTCTTTAATACCCTTAACTTTGTCTTTTAGACTTTCTTTCGTATCAATATCAATCCATGATGTAGTGTGCTGTCTGAATACATGTGTTACGTTTTCTAATGTATCTTCATCACTACGAACAAAACTATAACCATCAATGTCACCATGTTCTTTTGTAGTATCGTCAGTAACAGGTGTCTTTAATTCGTTACCGTCTTCATCTACCCACTTAGTTGTAACAGGTTTTAGACGATAGGCACGATTATAATGTATGGTTCTATCGACATTGATATCCTCAGGCTTGACTGGCTCTGTTGGTGCCTCACCAGGTGCTGTTGGTGCAACAGGCTCTGTAATTGTGTTTAATGTAGGAGCCTCAGGAGCAGTTGGTTCAGGCAATGCATCAGGCACTGGTGTATACTCTGGCTCGTCAGGAATCTTCTCATAATCAGGAGTTGGTGGTAATGGATAAGTGTCATCTGTAATCTTTTCAGGCTTTTCCTTAAACAAGATATTACGTGAGTTTAAGTCTAATCCCCCACCTGCACCACTCCAAGATGCTGTTAGTGTGTTCCCACTAAAGATACCAATAGTTTGTGCTAAAGGTGTTGAATTGTTGTTACCAACAGTCGTTGGGTCGCCAGGTATTTGACCGTGGTTAGCATTTGCATAGTGTTCATCACCGAATGTCCATGCTGTCTTTTCGCCCATCTGCTGAACTCTAGCATAGCCATGTGTTCCTTCTTGCCGTCCCTTAGCCTTATCGCTAGGTGTCATAGGTACAATAGAACTTACTTTATCGTTAGATGCAATACCAAGGTTTTCACCTGCTTCAATATCACCGATACAAAACATACGAACCAAGTTCATAGGCTGACCTGTAGCCTCATCGTAGAATTGATATGTTGCTCTTGCTCCATCCTCGAAACCACCCATAGAGCCGTCTTTCTTGAATGTGTAAACGCCACTCGCACGTGACTGGTGCCATTTACCTACTGTTACATGTGCAGAGATGGTCTTACCACTTTCAGTAGTACCAAGATTATGCAAGTCGAATTGTAAGAAGTTATCGACTACTTGACCTTGTGCTACCAACTTATAGTTATGACCGTACTGGTTATCATATTCTGATACACGACTGTCCTTATAAGTAACATTCATTGTAGTCTTATTAGTAATACCAATATCACCTAATGAATACTCATAACCAAGTTCTTTTAGTTTATCCTTATTATACATCGTAAATACGCCTGCATAATATTTACTAGGGTTGGCATTACCATAGTTATGGAAGTCCATTTGAGATGCATCAGGTGTTCCCATTACAGCAGATTGATTATTCGCAATCCACCAGTTCTTATACGCTACTGATTCACCCTTATCAGTATAACCGTAAGTCTCATCATACTTACCACGTAATTCAATACCCCTATCAGCGAAGTTAAGTAGAGATGGGTTATCAGCCATAAACTGTTCGTACTCACTAATCTTGCGTTCGTTTTCTTCAATCGCATCTGTACGTACCTGAACTGCTCTATCGTACTCGCTCTTCTTAGTAGCGTTACGTGCCTCTACCCCAGCCTTGTCAGCCAGATAAGCGTTCTTTTTATCTTCGTTTTCTTTCTTAATACGCTTAATGTCAGCAACGTTCTGGTTATAAGCAGCCAAGTCGTTGTCATACTGTGCCTTCTTGGCGTTGTATTCAGCGGTCTTACGCTCGTTCTCTGTCTTTAATTCTTCGTTACGTGCAATATCAGCATCGTACTGGGCTTTCTTTTCGTTATAGATACGAACCATCTCATCATAACTAATCTTGGCTGCCTTGTAATCCTCGACTGCCTTGGCATAATCAGCCATATCCTTAGCGTACTTAGTTCTAATAGCCTCTACTTCTTTAATAGCCTCTTTCATCGTAGCAACTTGGGTACGTAAGTCACCATCTTTTACAGGACTATCCTCTACCAGAGTATACGCACCATCAGCCTTCATTTTTTCAAGCAACGCAGAGAACTCCGCATCCTCGATAAACTCTGCTCGTGGTCGTTCCCACTCTTCTTGAGCCATAACTGTTGTAATAGCAGGCATGCCGATAGCAACTGCCCCGAGGCCTACACTCACAACTCTATGGCCTAATTTAATTAGTTTAAACTTTTCTCTCATTTATTCTTTACCTTTCTGTTCACTACTGTACAATCGGTGTAATTATCTAGTCTTAACATTTGGTATAACTACCAGTACCGGTTCTAATTAATGAATTAGTCCGTACTAGGTATAACCATCCTTATAGGTATTCGTTTTTATAATCTTAATAAAAGTATAGTCTCTTACAGAAATTATGTTTAGAACACCCCTTAGTTATAATTGCCATCTTATTTTAATTAATTTATAACTGTAATAAGAGTAAATACACCTATAGGAGTTATTTTTAATAACTGATTCTAATTACTTTAAAGTTGTTCTTAAACTAAAGTATTAATTTAGAAGTATATACCCTTACAAGAGTTATGACTTAAGGTATAAGTACTAAGGCAACACAATGTTAATATAGAAAATTACAACGTACAATAGATTTTTAGAAGATTGTCAATACAACTAATCTTTTTATTGTATATCAGTTTTTAATAAAAATCCATTGATGATTTTTACAAATTTGATGCTAAAGGTATCCACTGATAGCCAAAAACTATCCAGTAACCCTATCGTCCTCGTGCTGACATTCATTCCTTAGGTTGTTGTATGAATGAACCGCTTGTTCTAAATTATCTTGGCAACTTACAAAGTTATAGTACATTGCCATCTTTGCCACATATTCTCTTGCTGTAAGAAGTTGTTTATATGTATGTACTTCACCTGTTCTAGGGTTATATGCGTTATACTGATACATCTCTCTATGCGTATTATCAAATGTGTTTAGCACGGCTCCTACTTGTGTGTATTCTAAGCCATTGCAATGACTAACTTTGTTATACGGGAATGGCATATACACAAGCATGTGGTCTAAGAAACCTAGGAAACCTCTAAGATAACATACGTACATAAGTGTACCATGATACTTCTTATTGCCCTCTTTTGTCTGATTGATAAGGTTGACAACCGCTCTATCTACTCTCTGAATTACCTCTAGACTTGTTTCTAGGCCTATATAAGCCTTGGCCATCTCTTGTCTAAATAGTTCTTCATTTTGGCGAGCCTGCTTGTTTAATAGGTTAATACCAGTCCAGATATTAAATACGTTGTCAAGGTTAAGAGACAGGTCTTGATGTAATGTTAATGTGTTAATCACATCTTGGTATCTTCTTAATCGTTCAGGTATATCTAGTGTCTTATCAGCAAAGCGAATAGCCATTAAGTCAAAACGTCTTTGTTGAGATTCCAATAAGATAGCCTCTCTTGTACTAGTGAACGCTAGTTGCTTTTCGTTTGTTTTATTGATTTCAGCAATTACATCAAGGTTTGTACCTTGTTTTAAAACTTCTTCTCTCACAATATTTATTTGCATTAGAGTTTTTGACAGACGGTTAATTGTCTCGTCAGTCTTAATCCAGTTTTCTGCCAATACATCACCTGTAATATATGGTTGTAATGTAACTACATCTGGTCTAATTTTTTCGTAATGATGATGTGTTAATGACTTAAATAGATTAAGTAGTCTATTTATTTCACGGTACATACCCTCATCTAATACACTATATTTTTTACTGCTCATACGGCAAGGATTGAGATATTGAGCATACAACTGGTCTCTATATTCTTGAGGTGTAGATTCTAACAAGAAATGATGAATGAACTCTTGTTGCTTTGAGAATATGTTAGTTGAGCCTGCTCGTTGAATGGTTGAGCCGTTTAGGTAATCAAAGACTCTTGTTAATACCATCTTTGAGTATTCATCTTCTGGGTTGTCTATAATACGATATGCATCCCTAACACTTCTGTATTTTGTATCTGTATGAATTGTATACTCTGGTGAGTGTTGCATGACAAAAGGTGTAAAGTCGAAACCACCAACAATACACTGTTCTCCATTATATTCAACAATACCTGTTCTATTATCTCTTGTTCCTTTTGCTGTGTTTAATAGGCAATACAAGATTCTTTCAGTCATTTTTTCGATACCCTGTACCGTAGTCTTTCTGACTTGAATTAAGTTCTCTCTTTGACTTAGACCGGTATGGTACTGTTCACGCTTAATATGTACGTGGTAGATATGAGTGTCGACCATAGCACTTGTACTTAAATTATTTACATAGTAGTTATAATCAAATGTTTCACTTGTAGGGTCAAAACGCTTAGCCTCTGCTCTTGTCAATAAACGAACAGAGTTGCCTGGAACCGGATATTTTTCATTTAACTCGTTAACCATACTGTTGATTTGAGATAATGCCTCATCAAAAGACATGTCTCCCTCAACTAGCATATGATGGAATAATAAGTTTCTATGACTTGTTCTATAGCCGATACCTTCTTCAATAAAACTATCATAAAGTCTTGTATATTCTAGTTGTGATAATCTTCTTGCTTTTAAACGGTTGTACTCCAATGAAGATGCTACCTTAGCAACTTTCATATCTGGTACGTTTGCCCATTGGTTAAGTTCGTTCATGTCGTAGTAGATACCAGATGTGTAACCCTCGGTTGTGATTTTACAATCTTCAATCTTGTCATAAATGTTACCAACAGCACGCATAGGCTGACCGATAGGCAAATCTCTCTGATAAGAGCCAGTTTCCTGCTCTTTACCACAATATCTATCATCATGTGTGAAGATACGAGAGAAAAAGCCTTGCATCTTCTCATGTTTTTCTAACGCTACTTGGTTTCTAAAATAAACCGGTGAAGTAAATAGATACTTTAAATGCACACCTGTTCCTGTTACTACAATAATCGTAGGCATAGGAATAACGCCGTTCTCGATATCAGTGCATAGGTTACATGCTCTTTCGTAGTCTACATTATCAATATCAACATCATATCCGATAAAACCTCGAATGTTCTCTTTTTTACATTCGATGATTTTGTCTGTATCTGCTTTTACAATATGTGTTGCCATCTTTTTCCCTTTAAAGAAAAAGTCAAACTCTGCCTCATTCATTGAGTACGCTTTGTTTGTATCAGCGAACAGCACCTCGTCATAATGGTTTTCTTTGGCAATTTTATTTGCCTTCTCGATAACAATAGACTTAGAGGTTGCGTAGATAGCGTTTGTTAAATATAAATGTTCTAATGAACTTTGGCTTAAATTATTTAATGTGAATGAATCTAAAATGTGTGCTTTGTTTAGGTACGCTTGGTCTCTGTGTAACTCAACCATACCTAACTGGTAACCACCACCGATAACTGAACCCTTACTCATGATTGAATTATCAAAAGGTTCGTGCATGATTTGTGATAACTCGTTAATGTCTGAAATTACAGTTACACCAGTTAATCTTGTAAACACTTCATTTACGAGGTTGTTATTGTTTTGAATACCCCAGGCAACAGAGGCACTTGTTAAATTGTTATTTTGATTTACTGACATTTAAACAATGCCTCCTTTTCTTACATTAATTATTATACAAGAAATACACTCATTTCTGCTAAATTTGAAATATTTTTGTCGTGTGTGGGAACGGTTTTAAGAGTGATTTTCACTAT